AAGATGGTCAAGATGGAGCAGCGGGTGCGGCAGGTGCGGCAGGACAAACGGGAGCTACGGGTTTAACGGGAGCGCAAGGAGTGCAGGGAGCGCAAGGAGCGCAAGGAGCGCAAGGAGCGCAAGGAGCAGCGGGTAATGATGGCTCAGATGGTCAAGATGGTCAAGATGGTCAAGATGGAGCAGCGGGTGCGGCAGGTGCGGCAGGACAAACGGGAGCTACGGGTTTAACGGGAGCGCAAGGAGTGCAGGGAGCGCAAGGAGCGCAAGGAGCGCAAGGAGCGCAAGGAGCGCAAGGAGCGGCGGGTAATGATGGCTCAGACGGGACAAGCATTACCGTAACAGTATCAGGTGGTCCTCCTAGCGGTGGAAATAATGGAGATGTTCACTTCAAGACGTAGGGTAATTTAAAATGCCTAACCCAAATTACGCGAACAATAATGGAACTTGGCAAAATGCAACCAACTGTTACGTAAAACACAACGGTAGTTGGGTTGAAGCTGATGAAGGCTGGAAAAAAATAAACGGAACTTGGACCAAGTTTTACGACAAGTGGGCGGGAACTACGACACTTCAATTTGCCAGCACAACATCTTCAGTAACCGAAGGAAATTCGGGTACATCAACTCACAGCGTAACCGTCAATAGGAGCGGCAACACAAGCGTTGGCACAGCCACAGTTAATTACGCAACAGCAAATTTGACAGCTACTGCTGGTTCTGATTATACTGCCGCAAGTGGGACTTTATCATTTGCCGCAAACGAAACTTCAAAGACTATATCTATAACTATTGCTGGAGATACGACGGTTGAAAGTAATGAGACTTTTAAAATTACCCTTTCAAACCCAACCCAAACCGAGGGTGACGCAGAATTGGGTAGCAATACCGTACATACCGTAACGATCACGAATGATGATTCTGGGGGTGGAACAACAACAACAACAACAACAACAACAACAACAACAACAACAACGACGACCACAACTGAAGAGCCCACGACAACAAGCACCACGACAACGAGCACGACGCCCGAAGAGAGCACAACAAGCAGCACAACAACCTCGACAACTGGGGGATGGTAAACTGAAATGTCCGACAAAAAACTAACAATAGGAATGCCAACCTATGACGATTACGATGGCGTATACTTTTCGATTCAAGCTATAAGGATGTATCATCCAGAGGTTGTAGATCATATTGAATTTTTAATTATTGATAACAACCCAGAATCAAAACATGGAGATGCTCTTAAGCATTTTTCAAACGCAAGCCCCGCTATAAAATATATTCCTTTTTCAAAACAGACTGGACCAGCGAACTCCAAGAATCGAGTGTTTAGAGAGGCGAAGACTCCTTATGTACTTTGCATGGACAGTCACGTTTTTTTTGAGGCGGGAGCTATTAAAAAGTTAATAGATTATTATGAAATAAATCCCGATACGAAAAATCTACTTCAAGGGCCACTTCTTTATGATGATATGAAGACTATTTCTACTCATTTTGACCCCGTGTGGAGAGGCCAGATGTACGGAACATGGGCCACCGACAAAAAAGGGTTAGACAAAAACGCGGAGCCTTTCGAAATAGAAATGACAGGATGCGGCGTTCTCTCGTGTAGAAAAAATGCGTGGGTTGGATTCAACGAAGAGTTCTATGGCTTTGGCGGAGAAGAAGGATACATACAAGAAAAATTTAGACAAGCAGGACACGTTACTTTATGTCTACCTTTCCTAAGGTGGGTTCACAGATTTGGGAGGCCAAGTGGAGTTAGCTATCCGTTGACTTTATTTAATAAAATTAAAAACTATTTCATAGGCCACACAGAATTAAACTTAGACTTAGAGCCAATTTATGAACATTTCTCTGAATGGCTAACTGAAAAACAGTTAAATGAATTGCTCGAAGAAACTAAACAGCAACGCCGAGAAGATCAATTACTAATGAAAAACCCGCAAGAATTAATTAGTGCAGGAAAATAAGTGTAATGAAGATTGATGATACGCACAACGAGCTCGAAGTTACTTATGGTAATGATGTTGACTTTTTTGTTAACTGCGGGCTGCGGCGTTTTTCAGAATTCCAAACCTCACTATACTAGTTGCGGTCCAAATGCTATTTTTTACGCTTTTCGTTGGCACAGTATAGAATCTTCAAGGTACAAAATTAGCAGGGAAATCTTAGAAGATCACAAGGCTTACAGCCTCCTTAGGGATGCTTTATCTATTTTTCACGCTGACCTTAAAGAAATCACTTTCCCAAAAGAGATAAAAAGCGAACTCAATAAGCACGGTATTAATGTCCGCCCTGTTCTTTTGGGAGAATTTATGGAGCTAAAAAAAGACGAAAATACAACAGCTATAATTTTAGTGCACACAAAGGGCAAGATTAACTATCATTGGTTTTTTTATCCAACTCAGTCTGATTCACCTTCCGATTACTTTGGTTCTCGTCTAAATACTTCTGTTGATAAGATTTATATTCTAACGAGGACGAACTAGGTCTTTCCCCCAAATAGCCATTTCCTTTTTAAAAAACCAGTTGCCGTAAATTTTTACATGCCTTTCCCATCGACGGGTTTTTTCAAAAGAAGGCTCCATGTAATCAGGTCTAGTATAATTAATCGCGTGATCAATAGCCCTAATCGCCTCTAGCTTATCTAAAGTGGGTACATTGGAATAAGTTATCTTTTTCTTAATTTTGTTTAGGGTTCGAGTTTCGAAATTGTAAAACGAAATCCTAGAAGGAGCACATCTCGGGGCAATACTATAACCTGTTATTGGGCCTAGTGGGAGAAGAGGATTTGAGCCAGCATAATAAGGGAGACTTGTCGGGGGAGCGCAAGATAAGCCTTTAACATATGGATAATGATGAAAATAAAGCTTCTTATCAACCTCCAATATTACCCCCTTAATATTTGGGTACATCCCTCTATCCCAATAAATTTTTCCGTCTACCGTAGTCTTATCTCTAAAAGAGAAAGATTCTGCATAAACATTATTGAAAATATGTGTAATAAAAATCAGGCATAAGGTTGATTTATTCATGGTTATCCTTTCTGAAAAGAGTGTAACGTGATTCTAAAAGGTGGTCAAGAAAAAAAGGCAAAAAAACAATAAAAAATTTAGAAAAACTTATTATTAAAGCAAAAATAGAAGGAAAAAATGAGCGAGAACAAAAAAGAGGATAATATCATTCAATTTTCCGCCAGATTGGCTGAGACGTTGAGCGGCAAGGTAGAAGAGCATAATAAAAGCTGCCCTCGAAACAAGGTTAGCACTTCTCAGGTTATAAAGGTTTACAAACACGCTATACAAACTTTCCCTCAGGAAGCTCTGGGAGAGATTGGCATCAACAAATGGTGTTTAGCTCGCGTTAACATGTACCTTCGTATGAAGTGTGGAGATATCGACGTCAAAAGCTTTGAACATAAGTCTAACGTTAAGAAAAGGATGTCCTCTTTGGTTTTTGAAAGGTCGGTTTCAAAAAGAATAAATACTTTTTTGGACATTACCGAAGATTGGGTTCCGAGTGAAAACGACTTTTCTAAAGCTCAAGAGGATATAGTAAACCGTAATCTTGATTACGAATTTAAAGCCGCAGAAGAGATTTATTTCGCAGAGCGAGACTCTTCAGAAGGTTTAGACTTCAATTACTCATAAAAAAATGGAAAACTTTAATTTTACGACGACTTTCAGTTCCTCGCTCAAACCTTTGGTTTCAGAAGAGCGGGACAGATATTTAGCTTTAGCTTCCTTAGAGAGAGTTGGGAGTTTCATACCAGATGTGGACGATAGCGATATCGATCTTCTTCCGATAGCCTTTAATGCTTGCGTGGTGAATCGAGCTAATAAAAATGGAGATATTTTAAATACAGAGACGGCAATTGCTGTTTATAAGAATTTCATCAATAAACCCATAAATATTGAACACAAAAGAGATAGCGTCGTTGGAGTTATCTTAACTGCTGGGTTTAGTGAGTTTGGTACAGACAAACCCCTTAAAGAAGAAGAGGTAAAAGACCTAAATTCTCCATTTAACATCACGTTAGGGGGCGTTTTCTGGAAAATTGTTAACCAAGACCTCGCTGAACATATCGAAGATTCTAGTGATCCTAGCTCAGAAAGCTACCTGAGTGTCTCCGCGAGTTGGGAATTAGGCTTTTCTGACTATAAAATCGTCAAAGTTAGCGGAGAAGGAAAAAATATGGAAGATGGAGAAGTTATCGCTGACGAAGCAAAAATAGAAGAACTCAAGGAAAATTTAAAGTCTTTCGGTGGAACGGGCAAGATAGACTACGATAGCGTTTATCGGCTTGTCACTGGAGAAGTGGTTCCCTTGGGAATCGGGCTCACTGAAAATCCGGCTGCGGATGTCAAAGGTGTAGCTACAAAAAAAGAAGATAAAGTCCTAGCTGATGAAAAAGCTGGCTACCCACCTGATTGTAACTCCGGCTATGAAGAGAAGGATGGGAAGTGCGTTAAAATTAAAAATAAAGAAAAAACTAATTATTTAATTGAAAAAAATAAAAGTTCACATAATAATGAATTAAATGTAATAAATCAGGAAAACCAAAACAATATTGTTAACAAAACTATCATGAAAATTACAAGCTTGAAAGACATAACGGACGAGTCACTGAAGACCATGGAAGCTTCAGTAGTCTCTGACTTTATTGAAAGCGAACTCAAGAAGCAATGCGAAGAATATGAGAAAGAGCAAGGCAAGCTTGAGGCCACTATCAAAGAGTCAAAAACAACCGCAGACACACTCTCCACTGAGAATGAGAACCTTAAGAAAGAGCTTGAGGGCATCAAAAGCGAAGTGGAGGAGATGAAGGCCGCACAAGCCGCTCAATTGGCTGAAGCCAGATTTAACGAGCGTATGGCGTCTCTTGATGAGGAATACGAGTTGGATGACGACACCCGTAAGGTTGTTGCCGAACAGCTAAAAGCTATGCCCGTTGAGGACGAAGACGAAACTTACGTGAAATGGCAAAAAACCTCTGAGATTCTTCTAAAGAGGCATTCAAAAAGTTTCATTGAAGAGCAAAGCAAAATTTCTGCTTCTGAGGAGTCTGCCAAAGAAACCAAAGAAGAATCCACTAAGCCTACTCAGGAAACTGAAGAAAGGGCAGAGGAAACTAAAGCTTCTACAGAAGCTGAAGTGGTAGTGGAAGAAGCAATCGAGAATGCGGAAGTGGAGAAGGAAGAGATTCCAAATACCACTGATGCATCTGAACCCACGTTGGCTGAAAAGTATCAGACAGCATTTAATTTGGATCAATTTGATATCAAATACTAATTAACAACTATATATAGGAAAATATTATGGCTATTACACTAAAACCATTTAGACAATACGATGAGCATGATGTAATCAATATGTTCACTTACGACGTTGACGCTACTGTTACCAGTGGTGTTCAAGCGTCAGCGGGAACTATCGTAGGTCTTACCAGCGGTGGCTGGAAGGCTGGCGAAGATATTCATGACCTCACTGCAACTCAGCCTAACGCGGCTGTAAACAACAACGGCTACGGCAATACTTTGTCTTTGCGCTACAATCTGCTTGCAGAGGTAGTTGCATTTGCGGGTACAACGGATGACGGCCTTACGGTCCCTCAACCCTTGGGTATGCTGTTGCATGACGTAAGAACTCTTGATGAGAACGGCGAAGACCTCAGGTATAATCCCCGTAAGGCGGACGAAATGCAGGTCGTTGTTCCTGGTCAGGCTGTTCCAATTGTAACAAGAGGAATATTCCTTTTGGGTGCCACAGGCTCTGAAGCGTCCGACTTAGACGACGCAACCGCTGGCGAGAGACTTACTGCTACGGCTGGCGGTCTTATAAGCGTTGCGGGTGACGCTAACGACTATGTTATCGGCAAAGCTTTGGGAGATTGGGACGCTACAACTAGCACCGTCTTGGTCATGCTCGACATCTAATCACTAAAATAAGGAAATAATTACTATGAAATTAACATTAAAGAACACACCAGAGCAGATCGAGTTGATCAAAGCTATGGGTTCTAAGAATGCTACGGCAGCCAGAGAAGCCTCTGAAGCTTTTGCCGCTTTTCTTGGCCCTGTAATCCAGCAAGTTCTTATGACTGCCGGAACCGCTTCAGCTATTTATACTGATGCGGAATTTGACGAGGACGATAGCCCCAGCTATCCGCTCGACCTGTATTATAACGAAAACGAAGGCTACATTACTGTATGGTCACAGCACTTAGCTGGTGGCTTGCCGACCTCACAAGTTGAGGGCGTAGCTGAGATGAAAATCGCCACGTACCGTTTGGATGCTGCCGTTAGTTGGCTGAAGAGATATGCTCGCAGGAGCAGACTTGACGTCGTTAGCAAGGCTATCGAAAGAATGGCCAATGAAGTATTGATTAAGCAAGAGCGCAACGCTTGGGCTGTCATTCTTCGCGCATTGGCCGAGGGTTCCACCGCAACTAGACACGGCGGAACTTTGGAGCATATCGTTGGCTCGGCTACAAAAGGCAAATTCGAACTGGAAGACATGAGCACGCTCATGACCCGCCTAAAAAGGATTAACGAATCCTATTCAGGTCATACTCCCGTTTCGGTTTACAGCACTGGTCTAACTGACCTGTATGTTAGCCCCGAAGTCAAAGGTTTGATTCGCTCGTTCGCATGGAACCCAATGTACACTGACAGTACCACGACTCAGGCTCTTCCCGACAATGTTCGCGAAGAGGTTTATCGCGCTGCTGGTATGCAGAACATTTTCGGTGTAAACATCAACGAAATGATCGAGCTCGGTCACGGGCAGAAGTATAACACGCTGTTTAACAGTTATGCTGACGCAAATACTCCGGGCCACGGAAACGCACTTAACGGAGCAACCGCTGGAACCGTTTGGTCTACTCACGCAGACATCAATAACGAAATCCTTGTTGGTCTCGACAATAGTCGCGGAGCATTCATTCGTCCGGTAGCTAGAGAGCACGAAAGTGGAGGCACCTTCTCCGCTCTACCTGATGAGCAGTTCAATGCTTACGGTTCTCGCGTAGAGAAGGTCGGCTTTTACGGATTCCTCGAAGAGGGACGTATTTGTATCGATTCTCGCGCTGCCGCTGGTATCGTTGTTTAAATCGACTAAAATTCACGATCCCCACCGTTTGGTGGGGATTTTTTTTGTTTTTTATTTCTTTTTTTTTGACTTTTAGTGTAACGAAGGCTAGATTAAACTTATAATAGATTGGGAAAAAATTATGGCAGCTAAAAAGAAAACTACAGCGAAAACCAAAAAAAAGCTCTCAAACATGGATCAAACTCATGGTAAGGTAGATACGTTTGAACCTAGTACGTTAGAGCAAATTTGGGGAGATGACGGCCTTGGTAAATACAGCACTCTTTCAGAGAGCTCTTATATCGAGCAGTTAAACGGAATGGCTAAAGTCGATATGCAAGCTCACGCAACGAAGGTTGGCCTTATTCCAACTGATAATGTGGAGCTAATGAAGACAAGATTGATTAAAGAGTTCAAAAAACATGTCAGCATTTATAGAAGACCCTCTCATGCTCCCAAAAATATAAAGGTGGACAAAGAAGTTAAAGATATTTTAGGCGAGGGAAAATAGTTTAAAAACCTGCTAGTTAGTGTAATAATATGCATGGCTAGTAGCAATATTCAGGAATATAATTTCACCGTATATCAAGGCTCCAGCTTCAGCAAAACGTTCTCTTTGACTGACAGCAATGGTTCAGCTATAGATTTAACGGGATATGGGGTACGGGGCGTCGTAAAACATCGTTACAGCGACACTTCGAGCATTCTTTCTTTAAGTCCCACTATCGCAAATCCATCTACCGATGGAAATGTGAACGTAAACATTGCAGCGAACCTAACAACAGGTTTAGCTGTTGGACAAATGGTATACGATATAGAAAAATATCTGCTTTCTGATGTAAATTCGGTTTCTAAAGTAGTAAAGGGGTATTTTAATGTTTCTCCAGAAGTAACAAACTAAAACAAGTGTAATAAAAAAATATGAAAGTCGTTGATGTAGCAGATGAAATTTACAGGGAGTTGGGGTTACCAACCGATTTAAGCGTGTCGGCTATTGCTTTTTGGGTAAGAACCAATATCGGAGAGTTGAACAACCTACTTTTTACCACTTACGCAATCAACAGTACCTCCTTTGAGTTGGTTGACGATTGTGACGCGGAGATTACCGCTGAAGCCGTAGCGATACTGAAGAAAATGTATTCCATTCATTATTACGATCTACAAATCAAAAAAAATATAGTAATTCTGTCAACGGATACAATTTTAGAGGTCGAAGACCAAGGGTCTAAAGTGAAAAAAGTAAACAAAAACGAAGTTAACAAGAATCTAGGAACCCTGAGAAAACAAGAAATAGATGTAATGAAAAATTTAGTCACCGCTTATAGGCTAAAGGGGGCGCAACCTCGTCAAGTCGCGGGAGACGATACTATTGCTGGGGAATATTCTTCTCCTGACACCACAAGAGTAACTGATATTTAAGTATGGCGAGTCTAATATCACAGACAGAGAAGAACGCTCTAACGGGTATGTTCAATGATATTTTTGACACTTTTAAGAGAGAGATAATTGTATATAAAGAACCCAAGAAGATTATTCAAGAAATAAACCTCGATGGAGTATTTGGTTATGGGGAGTACTCTCAGGCAGCAAATTACGAATACGTTCCCGTTACCGGGATACACCCTGCTGTCATAAGGTATTCAAATGATGCAGAATACAAAGACGTTGACCAATTCACCTCCAATCTTCCCTTCGGGCACGCAACGATAAAAGTTAAAGAGGAAGCTAGAGATTTTATTAAGAACGGCAAAACAGAAAAGATAACCTTTGATGATAAGACTTTTGAATTAGCAAGTGCGGATAAAGTACAGAGATTCTTAGATAGCGAATATTATATATTCCTAGTAAAGGCTACAGACTAATGGCAAATCGAGCGATAATTAACATGAATTCCATAGGAAAAAAAGTTATGGAAACTCAAGCCTTTCGAAAGAAGGCGGAAGAGTATGTTAGAGCTCAATTCGAAAAAAAGAAAAATGGAGTCATTAGTGAATTTCAACAAAGCCCAGTAACTAGGGAAATACTAGGGGGAGCTAACTCATCGAACGTTTCGATGACCTTGGGAGGATATGGTAACTTGTATTCTTATATTGGGTTTTATTCTGGCGAAAATCCGCTTGATACTATTCACGATTACCTGAAAAACTTCAAATTTTACGGAAGGATGACTAAAAAATCGAGTAGAGGAACGCAAATGTTCGTTTCGTTTGTTGTAAAATGGTACGACATAAAAGAAATAGAAGCTTTAAGTCCAATGCCTTGGGAATCAGGAAATAGCTGGGTAAGAGGAATAGAAATGGGGATTTCTGGATTCAGTTATTACATGCATGGCAATTTTGCAAACACTCGATCAGGAAAAGGCAGACAATCCAAAAACAAGGTAGGGCTTGCTCCGTCATTTACCCCAACACGCTACTTGCCAACAATAATAAAAAAAGCAGAAAGGGCTAGGCGATAGATGAAAGCTCATTACGAAAACAATGTGATGAGCAGCCTCATGTTGCTTGTAGACCACTATATGCTCTTAAAGGGCGAAGCTTACACTAATCATAGTGGTGTATTTTACCCAGTAGATAACCTTTACAATGGTTATTATACCTACGCCGCCCCCTTTAAACAGTTCGTGTCTGACGACAGCATCACCAATGCAAGGGTAATGAAATATGTTTATGTTGATCCCCCCTCAAATCAACTAGAACCAGGCCGCTCTGATAACGACCTACATGGGATCAACCACTATAATGGGCAAGTTTATTTTACTACGAATCAAGGGTCTAGCCTAGTTAGCGGAAACTATGCCGTGAAAGATTTTAACGTTTATCTTACTAATGACCCAGAGCAAAAGTTGCTTTTTGAAACAAAACCTCAAGTTAACCCAAAATTCCCGCAGCAATTGTCCGGTTTAGCTCCCGATACTCAAACGTATCCGGCCATTTTCCTTAAGAATATGGGCGGAGTTAACGAGCCTTTTGCTTTCGGTGGTTTAGATAATACGATAACAAGGGCTAGATTGGTCGTCTTGGCAGACTCGTCTTTCAAATTGGACGCTACATGCGGAATACTTAAAGATTTAAGAATGAAAACGGTTTCAATCATTGAGGATTTGCCTTTTGACGCTATGGGGTCATATACTGGGATATCTACTCTGGATATAGGAAATTACAATTATACAGCACTTGCCACAGGAAATGGGCCACTGGTAACGGATGTTAGGGTTTCTAAAATGACTTCGTTATGGAGGGAATTTGAGAATTTGAACCCAAATGTCTTCTCTGCCTTTGTCGATTTCGACCTTTCTACCCTTAGGTCTCATTCTTAAAAAATCTTTTCACAATTTCCCAAAACAACTGTATATATTAGCAGAAGTTTTCGAATAAAACTTAAATAACAACAACAACCAATTAGAAACAATTAACATAAGGAAAAAATTATGGCTGTATCAATTAACAGAGTACTATACGCACAGCAAACTGTGATAATTAAAGCGAAAGGCGGAAACCCCGCCCAAGTATCTTACATTCTACCTAGTCAAAGCGCAACCGCTGACGAGACCATCCCTCAAGAGGACGTTCTGGTCCTTGGTAAACTGGGTGGTGCGGGCAGACTGCAAAAAGACGTAGCATCTTGCAAATGTTCGGTTAAAGCTTACATTCTAGATTCAAGTAAACCTGGAGGTGGCTTTACCATTGGTAATCCATCGGCGGGCTTTCTCGGCGTAAATGACGCCGTGATGGAAGAAATGTTGCGAGACATTCGTCTCGACGCTATCGCTGGTAAACCAGTAAATGTAAACCTTCACTACAATAGCACCGAATCGGGTGGTTTTGAGTTCGAAGGAGCTTGCTCGAATATCGGAATTGACGTAAGCAAGGGTAACTTCCCGATGCTTGACTTGTCTTTTGACGGCGTAGGTCAGATCAACAACATGTCAGTTGACAATACTGGCATTACCGCTAGTGATGACAACGCTAAGGCGGACTACATCGACACAGCGGTTCCGTTGACTTCGGAAGACATCACGATGACTAGTGACGCTCACGAAAAGGATACGGTATCCTCCCTGAAGTTCTCACTCGACATGCCAACTGAGACGTTGAGCAGATTGGGTGGTAAAATCGAAGGTAAGACCTCTGAAGTTAATAGTGACAATGTAACGTTCTCCAAGCCTCCGTTCAAGTCTTCGCTGACTGTCGAAGGTCAAGCTCTTACTGAGCTTTCTAAGGATGCCAAGGTTGACGCTACCGCGAACGTTTTAAACGGATTCGATGTTGGTGTGCTCGACGTAACCCTAATTGGTTCCGCTCTCTCTTCGAGAAGCGTAAACCAAGCAGTTGGTGATATCGGCGCGACATACAATATCGCTGTAGAAGGAACGGACGCTAAGTTCGAGACCCAGGTTCCTGACATCGCATAATCTAAACAATAAACCCTGCCCCCTCCTTGAGGGGGGGCAGATTAAAAATTTTATCCATTGGTTAAAGGTTGTTAGCAAAGGTTTAAGGATAAACTCTCAAAATCCCACATTTTTTGTGGGATTTTTTTTCTATTTCTCTATAAAACGGTGTAATTACCATTAGGTAAAAGGATTAGTTATGGACCGGAATAAGGATAGCGATCAAGCGTCTGAAGTAGTGGATTACTTCGTTCGAAAACACGTAACTCGCGTCTTCAAATCTTTTCTTGAAATCAACGACGAAATCAAAAGCGAGCATGACGTGATGCTTGATAAGGTCGAAGAAAAAACCTCAAAAGAATTTGCTCAAAATATTAATTATTTTACCCCAGACAAATCCGAATACTTTAGAAAGAAAATTTTAGACCACGGAAATGAATGCATTAGGGAAATCGTTTGTTTTATGGACATTTTTAACCTAAAGGTAAATGAAGAAAAATTAGAGAATTTGCTAAGTTCTAAGAAAATACTTAGAAGAGATTACGGCGGATTGACGATCACCAAAAAAACAAGTAACAAGGACTAAACATGAAAAAATGGCTATGCGACTTTACAGTTGATAAACCTCTAGAGGTTAAAAAAACCGAGAAGGGTAAGGACGACAACGGAAACGAGGTTGACATTACCAGAACACTCAATAAGAAAGAAGCTGTCACTTTCAAGCTTCAGAAACCGACCAGAAAACAATTCGAAGAAGGCGAGCTTTATTATGCGGTTAAGCTTTCTGAAGGAATTCGAGCGGGATTACTTACTACCGCTCAAGTAGCCAAACGTTACGAAAACGATGGCGGCGTATACACCGAATACGAAAAGAAAAGATTAAGAGAGCTAAGGAATGACGTTACAGAGCTTCAAGGCGAATATTTTGCCATGGCAAAAGACGCGGAAGGTGAAGAGGAAGAAAAAATCAACAAAAGAAAAATAGAAATCCTTACTCAAATTAACGAATCCAGAAGCGAAATTTCTGAAATCGAAAATACCCATCAGTACATTTACGATCAAACGGCAGAAGTAAAAGCTAGAAATAAAACCATCCTTTGGTGGGTTCTGGCTTTAGCTCACGAGCAAAAAAAATCAAATGGAAAGTTTACGCCTGTATTCGCTGGGGATTCCACGGACGAAAGACTTGATCTTTATGACAAAATGGAGGAAAAGGGCGATGAATTTTCAGCAGAATTTTTAAAAAAGTTGGCGTATTATGTTAGTTATTGGTACGTAAGCAAAAACGTTGAAAAGGACGACTTTAAAACTGTTGAGTCTTTATATAATCAGAGTAGCGACTACGTAGTACTTGAAGATAAAGACGAAGATGAGGCTGAAGCGAAAGCGGAACCTGAAGCGAAAGCGGAACCTGAAGCGGAGGCGGAACCTGAAGCGGAGGTAGAAGCGGAGGCGGAGGTCGAAGCAGAAACTCAGCCTTAAAACCCCTAATGAAGGGTGAAATATCTTACGGAATCGGAAGCGTTAGCTTTAGATAAAGAAACGCCCATATTAGAACAATATGACTCCCTGCGAATTATCTATGGAGATATTTTGCGGGGTTTCTCTTTTTACGAGCCAGAAAAAATATACATCAAACATTTTGATGATTTAGATAATATTAGCATCGTTAGGTTAAGACAATCAATAACAGACAAAATCAAAAAAAAAGGTGTTCCCACAGAAAAAGAAAGACTAAAGATAATAAGAGCCGATGGCGAATGGACCAAATTAGACGAGGACAACGTAGAAGCCCTAGAGACTAATATTTCAGTTAACCAAAAAGAATTAGCTAAAGCTTTTGTCCCAAGTCAAAAAACCACACTTCAAAACGCTATTCTTGATTGGCAAATTCAACTACAGCAAATATTAGACAATAAAGAGGGGCTACTTGGCCCCACGGCAGAAAGTAGAGCATTAAAAATTACAAATAATTATTATGTTTATTACGCTTTTTACAAAGACCACGAATGTAAGGAGAAATTTTGGACAAAGGAAGAGTTTGAGGAGCTAGATGAAAAAGACTTAACTCGTTACATAGGTGTATATAATGAGGCGTTAATGTGCTTTACGGAAAGAAACTTGAGAAAACTTTCGTGCCTTCCTTTTGTCTTGAATGGAGCAAGTTACTGTAAGGATCAAGGAATGTTCTTTTTTGGGAAGCCTATTACCGAATTTACAACCTATCAATTAACTCTTTTTTCAAAAGCAATGAGGAACACCTTCGTCCTAAGAGAAACGAAAAATGGAGACCCACCCAAGATATCAATGGGGCTCTCTGCCCAAGCCCTTCTTGACTGGTACGATACGGAATATTCACTTGTTATGATGCCTGGAGGTGGCACACAAGGAGCTTCTTCACAGACCACAGAGGATAAAAGGGGCTCAACAACAAGGGCAGTTTTTAATTAGTTTTCCTAGAGAAATAACAAAATAATCAGCCAGTTCTTGTGTAATTAAAAGCAAGGTATATGGCTGATATTCTTTTACAAGTAGGTGGCGATGCTAGACCACTAGAGCAGGTTATTAACCGTGCGGTTAACCAAAGAAGGGACATTGGGAAACTTAACACGAGGAACTTTGAGCAACCGCTCGGTAGGATAACTGGTAAATCCTCTGAATTCGCTAAATCCCTCGAAGCATCCAACGCTCGCGTTATAGCGTTCGGTGCTTCTGCGGGAATGATCTTTGGTGTCCAAAGCGCATTCAGGAAGCTGGTTGAAGAAACTATAAATGTTGAACACGCCCTTACAGAGATCAACGTTCTTCTTGGCTTAAACTCTCAAGGTCTAGCTAAATTTTCTAATAAACTGTTCGAAGCTTCGGCTGCGGCAAATACCGCTTTTGGCGTAGCAGCAGAAGCAGCGGCGGAGTTCTCAAGACAAGGTCTAAGCGCGGGAGAAACGCTTCGAAGAACTAGTGATGCAATGGTCTTAACGAAGCTGTCGGGGCTTGACTTGACCGCTTCAGTAGTAGCTTTAACGGCAGCAATCAACTCTTTCAGAAGTGAAGCGTTAACTACTACAGATGTTGTAGATAGAATGGCTGCTGTTGATGCGGCGTTTGCCGTAAGCTCCAAAGACTTAGCCGAAGCTATTAGGCGCGTGGCTAGTTCAGCCGAATCAGCTAACGTTTCGCTCAACGAAACAATCGCTGTTGTTACTGCTGCTCAACAAATTACAGCTAGAGGTGGAGCTAAAATTGGTAACGCATTTAAGACTATTTTCACGAGACTTCAAAGACCTAAAACACTTGAAGCTCTCGAACAACTAGGCGTAAAGACAAAAGATGCTCAAGGCAAGGCTCTACCTTTGATGGAGGTAATGAAAAATTTAGCAAAGGTATTTGACAATTTAACTGCTGCTCAAAAATCCTACATCACTGAGCAAATTGGTAGCGTTTACCAAATCAACATTTTAAAGGCGACCTTGAGTGATTTGGGTAGTGGGTTAAGCTTGTTTGACAGGGCTCTTGAAACGGCGGGGAATTCTTCTGGGAACGCTAAAAGAAGAATGGAAGAACTGAATAATACTCTGCAAGGCAAATTAATCGGAACGTTAAATGAAGCTAGTCGGGCGGCAGCAGGAATAGGCAATATAGTTATCGCTCCCGTTCTTAAAGGCGGACTTGACGTAGTAAGTGGGACTTTAGGTGGCATAGCTGACGTAACAACTCCAGATAGTGAAAAAGGTGAAAAAGAAGGCACCCTGCTTGGGGAACGTTTCGGGTCTGCAATTACTTCGGGACTTGGGGCTGTACTTGCTGGACCCGCCTTGCAAGGGATGATCGCTTTAGGCGTAGGGCTAGTCAGAAACTTAGTACAATTTGCTTCAGGTGCCTTGTCTCAGCTTTCTAGCCAAAATCAATCAGCGTCAGATTTCAAAGACATACAAGAGGCTATCACTGGTCAATTAGCAGAAAATCCAGAGTTATTAAGGGACATATTGAATGGCTCTGTTTCTATCCAAACAGCCCACGACAGGATTTTAACCAGAATTAGAGACGAAAACGCACTCTATCGTGAGCAAGAAAAAATAGCTGGACGTATAGCGGTCAAATTAGCTGCGGGTGGAGTTACTGTAAAAAAAAATGAAGATGACGCCACAATGGCTGGAGTTATGCCTTTCGCCTCAGGTTTCATTCCTAGTTCTGGCATGGGCTTCGCCCCTAATTTTTCTGAAGCTCCCAATACCTTTTCTAAGGGGCACGTTCCCAACTTTGCCATTGTAAACACTGCGGAAACTTTTATTCATAAAGGAGGGAAAACTGGCATATTAAATCCTCCTCAAATGGCCGCGCTTGATACGGGAAAAGCTCAAGCTCAAGGATTTTCCTTTAGTAAAGTCGCCGCTGGAGGTCACGTACCCAATTTTAGCGTATCCTCTGGAATAGCGTCTGTAGAGCAAAGGGGAGCGGCATTGGCAGGTTACTCTTCGGGGCGAGTAGTCCACACTGATAAAATAACTTCGGGACCAGGACAAAACATAGGAACATTCATTAGTAAAATTAACAACTCCGCAGGTGGATTTATCCCCAACTTCGAAGACGAAAAAGAAAGAAGGAAGACAAAAAGGTGGGCTCGTATTAAACCGAAAGATGAGTCAGACAAACCTTTCCCCGCTAAACATTTTCACAAAGAAAAAACAGAAGCTTTGGCACGCGAGGCTGGACAACAGCCAACGGAGCTTCGTCCAGGAGCACTTTATTACGACGTAAGTAAGGGTGAAGTTGTCACAGCAATACGAAAAGAAGATGGAACATTTGTAGTTCGTGGATACGAAGGGGAATATGAGCCAAATATGGCTGACATTTTCACCTTGGACATGAAAAAGAAAACGGATCAAGTTTCTGAATTTCTTGGCCACAGAGAAACGGAAGGTTTTGCGGAAGGATTCGTTCCCAGTTTTGCAAGTATACATCTCAAAACGACTGATGATAAAACTTTCTCTTCCAAAGACCTAAAGGAGAGTGAAGACGAAACAGAAGAAGAGGCTGAAGCTAGAGAAGCACTAGTTGAGTCAATGGCTCACCCAGGGACCGAAAGACCCCTAAAACATAATTCAATTTATTACGATACCGAACTGGGAGAGCCGGTAAGAGCAATAGAGACGAGCGAAGGTTCAATGGTGTTAAAATACATAAAGAAGGGGAAAGAAGATGAAGCGGACGAAGCTATAGCCTATGAACCAGAATTTGACGAAGAAAATCAGGTTTATCCAAATCTTGGAATTATAGATTTTAATGTCAAAGCTAAAAAATTAAAAAAAGCATTCAAAAGAGGGTTGATGGACAAAGCTCTACTCGGGGCTGAAGGGTTTGTTCCCAACTTCAACATTGAACAGGGGTATCCCGATTTTAATTTCAATATAAAAGGAATGGCAAATCAAGGTGGCATACCAAACTTTGCAGAAGAAATTAAGAGAGAATTCAAAGATAGATTAAAAGATGAAAAAGCTTTTGCTGAAGAGTTTTTTGTAGGTGCCGCTGGTTCACTACAGTCTGCTGCGGCTAAAGCTCAAGGAAGAACAAAAGTTGATATATCGGGAACGGGTACGTTAGAAGACCCCAAGCGGGTAGACGTTAGCGTTTTAGGAACTAGGGCTAAAGCGTCTAAAGCTGGTTTAGGGCCGGAAAACCTTGGTAAGAGTGTAGGCTCTCTTTCCTACTTGGAAAAAATATCATCACATCAAAACGAGGAAGGCGAAAGCTTTAGTAAAAGAGAATATGAAATTTTAGACGTTAAGTCTGACGAAACGCTACAAACGGGGATATCCGAAAGAATCAATGAAGACATGGTGGTTGAATTCGTTAAGGGGATATCTGGTTTCAATTCCGCAAAAGGCGATTGGATAACGGTTAAATCCAGTTTTGGAATGGAAGAATCTGGCGAACCAAAACTTAAATTTGATAAACAATTTGTAGGAATAGGCAGAGGCCAAATAGCTTACCGCGAATTAGATGAAAAAGGAAACGCTATTCCCATCTATGAAGTAAGATATAACGCTGCCAATGACCCCGCATATCAACCTTGGCACGGACGCAGCTTACCAATAAAAGGCGAAGGCCAACCACACCAAGGAACAAAAGAAGAAGCGCAAAGGTATATAGAGCTTTATGGAAACGATCACCCCATAGAGACAGTAGAGATAACAGACTATGTTATGAAGCAGTATATGCCTCGCGAATTCCAAAACGTTGACAAAATAACAGGAGAATTAAATCAGTCTCAAGCGCAAGACCCTATAAAATACGAAACAAGGCACGAGTTTCTTACTGCCGTCAGCGAACTTGGAATTAACCCTTTGGAAACCGCCATTAAGGATTACGACAATAAAAAAATCGAAGATAACATAAGCTTTGTAAGGAGATTGGGTAAAACAGACCAAGGAATTTTAGAAGAAAACGTATATAGACATGGAGGTCAAGATTTTGCGGATTTATATAATACCTCTGTGGGAGCGGAAAAAGAATACCTACTTGCAGCAATGCAGTTTTATATGCAGCAAATACAAATGGCTGGAGCAACTAACTTAGGGTTAGTTTCAAATAGGGAGGGTACCGCTTTCCCAAATCTTGATCCAAGCAAAGCTACTTTCGCGCATCATCCTAACCCACTCTCTAAAGAGCTTGGGAAACTAACTGATAACATTTTAATTTCGTCAGCAGAAGACGTATCAAATTTAAAAAATCTAATTGTATCAAATCCAAACCTGCGAGAATCACTTAAGTCATACTCTGAACTTGTTGAAAATGTAGGCTCGCAAAGAAGCGGTATAAAAGTCGCCAAAGACAATCTAAGGGAAGCGAAAAAAGCGAAAAGGCCGCCCGAAGAACAGCAAAGATTAGAAAGCGAAGTGCAGGTAGAGCAAGGCAAACTAACACCTTTACTTGAAGAGCTAGAAAGCGAAACCGAAATTATCGCTAGAAATTATCCAGAATTAAGTAGGGTGGGTAGGCACGTATTAGACTATGAAACCTACATGTCCACGATACCAACAGGAAATATTCCGGTAGCGTCACCAAAAGCCGCTAAAGTATTGCAGGGTATAGCAGAAAGAGCCAAAGCAAAAAGAGAAGGGAGTCATGATCCAGACAAGGAGGGTCTAGTAAGCCTCTCGGAGGGTCTTGTCCCTAATTTCCGAGATATTTTTTATGGCCCAACGGGAGATAAAATGCTCCGTCGTTCAATGCGAAAAGGTCCACGAAGCCCATACGAAAAACGAGCGGAAGCCACAGAAGAAGACATAAGAAAACACGAACGCGCTCATTATGATGCGGCTGGAGAATTCGCAAAAGAAGAACCTCACTTAATACTTCACGCTACAAGCGGAAGAGTACTAATTGATTCTGACCCAGAAGAAGACCCACAAGAAAACAAACGAAAAATGAGCATACTTCACGAGGCCGCTTTGGCCCCGCGAGCTCCTTCCGCACAAGATAAAAAAATTGCCACATATGCCCAACGGCACATAGAAAAAGCAGACCAGCAGCTTGAATCAAAAGAAAAAACTGATCTCGCCCCAGAAGAAAAACAGGAAGAGACAAAAAGGGACGAAAGATCATCCTTCGATTTTTTTGAAAGTTCTGCTCCAAAATTTCACACAGGAGGAATTGTTCCAAGTTTCGGCAAAGAACAGCCAGCTATGCTTCTTGGAGGTGAGGGAGTCGTAAATCTAAAAGGCATGAAAGCGTTAGGCCCGAAAGGACTTAACCAATTAAATAAGGGGTACGTTCCAAATTTCTCAGACTCAAGTGGGTTACCGTCAATTGAAGACATAACTAAACTTAATGAAGAACTTAAGGGAAAAGAGTCAGAAACAGCAAGCGATATTAAAGAGTGGGCAAAAACTGACCCTCAAAGTGTACCCGTGGGAATAGCTCAAGGGTTAACGAGGGCGGTTAACATAGACCGACTTCTTGCAATAGCTTTATCGGATATGTCCGCCTACAAAGGGATCGCGTTAAGAGAAATGCTCCAAAACGCAGTAGCCCACGGACAAACAGAAGACCGAAGTGGAGTTCATTATAATCAGCCATTGTACCATGATGGCGCATTTACTATATCTGACCTTGGCGAGGGCATGACTCCTAGAGCAGTATTTGAAACTTTCTTGCCTATGGCCCAAACAGGGATGGAAGACATAGAAAGGGATGAGGGTGCTTTAGCTGGTTTGGGGATGGGGAAATCTTCTATCTTTTTAGCTGGAAAAGAATTCTTTTTGGATACCGTTGCTAATGTTAAAGGTAATAGGATAAGAACCAAGATGATTGGTAACGCGAAGGGTTGGAAAGAGTTTGTTACAAAGCCGTTTACTCCACCACCAGAAGACCTTTTCGACCAACCTCAAGGAGAACTAGCGACTTCTCCAATGAGTAAGGATTTGAGGATGCAATGGAAAACAATTGGGACGGTAAAAGATTTTGAAGAGCTAACCGAAGGTGGCTCTTGGTTGCCGCAAGAAAGACCCGAATTATTAGAAGAGATCGAAAAGTTAGAAGAGAGCCTCAAAGAAAGAAGGAAAAAAGGGTACAGTCTTGCAGCAAAGAATGCTAATGCTTTTTTTGGGCACAAATTATTCGATGAAGAATCAGGTTTGGAATATAATAATACTCGTGAGTTAACGATAGAAGGAGCGCGAAAAACAAGAAAAATAGTCGAAACCGAGCAAAGCGAAGAAGCCATAAGGTCAGCGACAGAAGAAGAAAAAAAAGAGAAGCCGGGTCTTTATGCTAAACTAAAAAAATTTCTTGAAGGTGAGTTCTCTTCGGATTCTGATGACGAAGCTTCGGTGTTTGTTGGCACTAGTGAAGTTGGAGGAAAAAGATTTAAACGCGGTCCAAGCTGGGGCGACGAGGATAAAAGCGCAACACACATTGCTGTTGATTTAGATGATTTCATTGATGAAGAGAACGAAGATATAACAAGACACGATTATCTTACGCGCCCCATTAGAGAGCTTATCGACAAACACGAATTCAAAACCGTAGAGGGAACGCCATCACACGCCTATAAAAACCCTTTAGATATTGGGTATCGGCCAGGGTATCGATTTAAAGAAGGAGAAGAGCTCGAATCCACAACTGCCATGCAGGACTTGTTCGAAGAAGAAGATAAGGAATACGAAAAAAGATTAGTTGGGACAACTATGATAGTGGACCCAACTAAAGAAGCGATGTCAGTTTCCGGTGTCGAAGAAGCAGAGCAAACAATAAAGAACATGGCTCGCGCTAGAAGCCATAGAATAGCAGAAATACCACTGTTAATGACTGAAGATTCTGATTTCATTGGGGCAGCTTTAACATTTCGAACACAAAATCCAGAAGTTTTATCAAAAAAACATCTAGAAAGTCATTGGAACGAACCTATAATTGCCGAACCAGCCAACGCTAAAATTCACGAAACGATAGAGTTGCCGAAACCTCCCAAAACGGCTACGGGCAAGCTACATATTCTCTTTGATGACTCTGTTCCCCCAATCAAAACAGGTTGGGGTAAAGCAGATATCCCAATTCTTTCAGAAGGGCAACGTTATTCTTCCTTGCAAATGGCAATGGATTACGTACCGAAAGACTTAATGTTTAGCGTTTCAAGTCGTGCTGCGGTGGGAACGGAAGATTACCCTTGGGATAAAGATAGACGAAGACTAAAAGGAGCATTTGGCGAAGCTGCCGCAGAACGAATGAAAGACATAGCGTCGGATTTAAAAACGATACAAGAAGAAAAAACAAGAGGCACGCCAGAAGCCTCATTAGGCATACCCCAAACAAGGATGGGAGAAATCGTTGAAGGGCAAAAAAGTCTAGTTGTCAAAGACGTAAACCTTCTGTCGGAAACAGAAGAAGGAGAAGCCTTACTAAAGGGGGCTTCCGAACACCCAGGAATGATAAAGCTTGCAGGAGCCATGCAAAAGACTTTTGACTTTGTCGCAAAATCTGCCACTGAAGAGCTTGATCAAGCTTATAGGGGCGTCAAATTCCGAGGTCTTACTTTAGGTGCCGCCTGGCAGGGGGTAAATGTAGGTTCAGATAAGGACCGCCTAATGGCAAGTAAGGAGTACGCGGCAGCTTCCAAAGAAGATTTAGACTTAAAGCTAGGAACCGAAGTATTACTTGACCCTATATCAATAATGCAGTCAACGAAAACAAGTCTTAGGAATCAAACACGCGGTGAACCTGACTTGGAAGGTCTTGAGGAGGATGAACGTCTTCCACTAATTAGAAAAAGGCTTTATCAGAGTATTATTTCGACCATCACTCACGAAATCGCTCACCAAAGGAGCAAAACTGAATCAGAAGGGCACGCAAGAGAAGTTGAAATGCTGCTCGCCTCAACCCTTACGTCTCCCGACAAAGTGGAAGAACTAGCTTCTGTAACTGGGGGTATCATGGGAGCTTTGGATGATGATTTTTTGATTTACTTAATGGGCTTATCTGAATCAACAATGAAGCTAACGGACGAATCCGTAAGAGTGAAAGCTAAAGATTTTCAAGCCGCCTACACCTCCAAGAGTTTTGGTTTTGTTCCTAATTTTGTCGATTCTGAGAATCGATGGGAAGGAAGTGGGACACAACGGAGCCATAGAGCGTGGAACGATGCAGAGACCGCAAAAAGAGAAGCTGTTGGAAAGCTGTGGGGCAGCACTAAGTCGGTAGGTGCAAAAGGAATAAAAAAAGCTCTTCAACTTTTGGGTCTTGACAAGAAAAAAGAAGAGCCAGAAGAATACAAAATAACAAATGAAGGCTTCATTCCTAAATTCCACTCTGGAGGCGTAGTTCCCAACTTTAATGAAGAACAACCAGCCATGCTCCTCGGGGGAGAAGGTGTGGTAAACCAAGCGGGTATGAAAGCGTTAGGCTCGAAAGGGCTCGAAGAACTAAACAGAGGTTTCGTTCCAAACTTCGTGACAAACCAACCTTTCGGTGGGGTTATGTCGAAAGCTGACTTTGGAATAAAAGCTCAATGGTTAGCTCCGACGCAAGCAGAATCAAGAGAGACCTCTGGGTTAGCAACTAAAGATTTCAGAGAGATTCCCTTTGGGATAAAAGCGTTCGAAGGCGACCTTAATAGCAAAGATCATCCAGACATAAGCTGGTCAAAATATCAAAAACGTGGTGGTTCGATTACGGGAGCTCCAACTTGGGGAATCATAAACGGCGTGTTCAATGAAGTTAGCGGACGAGGACCAGCAAAAACTTATTCTGAGCTTTTCAGATTAGAAAAAAGCGATTTAGATAAATCACAAATTGAGGACGTAAAAGAGAATGCAGATTGGTACTGGCAAGAGCTCAACAAGTCTCGACTTAATATATTAGACGCTTTCGCTGATTGGGATAGACACCCCTCAGTTTGGGATTGGTCAAGCACTGACCAAGACGGACAACCTAAAGTTGCCGAAGAAATACAATCAAAACAAAGAGAGACTTCAGCTATCGCCAATGATAAGGAAGCGTTGGTTACGTTAGAAGAAACTTTATACAGACCAGATTCTAGCCAAGAAGAAAGGGACGCTGCTAAATTACTTCTTGCTGGAGAAACTAGCATTGATCCTACATTTAAAAACCACCCTAATTATAGATTAAAATTTGAACGAGTCCATAACGCTATGCTTATGATGGAAAAAAGCCTAGTGCAAGATGACAGCTTACGACAACAAATTATTAATCGCACAATTAAAGACGAAGACCTTCCAGATGATGGGTCAACCAGCGGCTTTAATATGCATCTTCCAATTGTTGACCTTTTGAAAAAAGGGCCATTTGGAAAGGTTTACGACAAGACATTTACGAGGATTGAATCTTACGTAGAGCCTGAAAAAAAAGCAAATCTAGCCGCTCAAGCTTTAAGCGATATTGCCCTGGTAAGCCTTTCCACTAAGGAAGACGTCGAGGAACAAGGGGGAACAGTTGATCCCACGACAGGGCTTGAGCGTACGGTAGCAAGAAATAGAGAGTATGTTCATTTTGGTATCAGGCAAGAATTAATTGATGCCGCAAGGAGGAGCGGCGTGATACCCGAAGATTCCACCTTCGCTCAAGAAATAGACAAGAGGATTATAGAAGCGGATCAAAAGGCGCGAGAACATGTCGATGATTTTATTTTAAATGTAATTCTTAGTGGTCAAGGCGAAGAAACAATAGATAGCCACAAAGCCGCAGCAGCAGCCCGAAGAGCAGCGACCCCAATAGAATCAAAACCCATGGGTCCAGAAAGAGGTTTGCGTGTAGAACAGGCAATAAGCGACATCTTTCTACAGGTACCAGAAGGTGGCGAAAAAATTCCATTCGATACAATGGGCGGAGGACGCTATCAGGATATCTCTGGTCACGTATCAGAAGAGGGAGCAGTAATAGAAGCTAACCCACTTATGGAATGGGCTTTTGTGCAAGGTAAGGAATTAGCGAGAGCGATAAGGATTACGGGAGCAGACGTAAAAACTTACGGAATGAGAACGAAAGAAACGACAAAAGCAAGCGTGCAAGAAAAAGTAAGAAAAGAAGCGGAGAAGTTAGCAACAGAAAGAGAAGGCTTTGACACTGAAACATTTCTTTATCGTTTTTGGGAAGGTTTAGATGAGGGTACATTAGAGGTTAAAGAAGAGGGTTTCGCAAAAGGATTTACCCCGAATTTCGTAGAGTCGAGAACTGATAAAGAGGGCTATGTCCCTGGAGACTTCTTTAGGGCAATGGGCAAACGCAGCATGGAAGGAAAACAAAACGAAGACGGCTCTTACACGGAAGCTATGAACGAAGATAGGGTTTCCGAAGCAAAGTTTAAAATAAAAGAGGCTACCGGAACAGATATGGGTAGCGAAGAGGAGAAGAGGTACAAAGAATGGTTAAGCCTAACGGACGAAGAGCGCAAAGAGCAAGGTAAAGAAAAATTTTCCCTCGGTCTTGCAAAGCGGGACAGAGTAAAGAAAGACTGGGGCGAAATGCTTCACGAGGATTTCGAAGAAGCAGAGTACCCTCGTTATCGTAAATTTCGTGGGGTTCTCCCGAACCCCCTTCCCCCCCCGGACGCCCATGGGAACAGTATTTTTACAGTACCTACAAATCCTGGTAAGCCAGAAACTATGAAGCGTTTAGGTTTTAAGTACGTTGATCGTGACTTTTCTCAAATTGGAGAAATTCATTCTGAAACGTGGAAGGGGTGGGATAATGATGAAGTGGGTGCCATGGAAGGGATGAGTCTTTTCTTCGATGAAATATTTTACAGTCCAGACGTGGGCATACAAGCTAAACTTAGAGAGGCTGGATACTCTGAAGAATCAGACGAAGCAAATAAAGAGTCAATATGGAAATCCCTCAATGCACAAGTAGAACTGTCAAGTTGGTCAGGTCCAATTAGCGAGGGTGTCTTAGGTGAAATATCAGGCGACTACAAAGGCCCAATACGAGCGGTTTTTGATTATGAAACTGGTGGAACGTGGATTATGCCCCATAAAAGTGACAAAATTCTACAGGCCAAGAAGCCAAACTTTACGGAACAATCAGCGTTAATCAACCGTACGCAACAATTCCACGGCTATGGTAGCGATGAAGCCCTAAAGCAAACCGATCTTATTTTTGAACATGGCGAAAACGAGACTACAGGGAGAATATCATCGCTCCGTGGAGCAGAAGGTCTTAAAGCTACGTTCGATACCGCTCGGCAGTTTGGAGAACAAGAAGCCATTAAGTCTTTGGCTCATTCTGCTTTTCAAAAACAAAACCCCCACTTGAAGGAAGAAGATCGCGATAAAGAAATAGAAAACATAGACTACGGTTGGATCGGCTATGTTGCAAGCCCCAATATTGTATCTTCAGAGCCCATAGATACTATTGAAAATTTAGAATTTGCTCGGCAAAGTTTAGCAAACTTAAGAGATGGCGAGATGCATTTTTTCAACGCTAACTCAGCAATGGGGGAAATACTCGAAAACGAAGAGGAGAAAGGGACTAGTGAGCAAATAAGAAAAAGACTGCAACAATTAACCGTAGCGAGCTTGCCTAATATCGTAATCAATCAACGAGCGAAACTAAGAGAACATATCGCAGATTTTACCGATGATAAACTTTCTGCTTTGGTTGGCCACTTTACTGAAGGCGAAGTTTTTGATTTGGACGTTCTTGAAGGAATGCATAAACAAGAAGCTCACAAACCATTTGACTCTTATGAGAGTGCTTTTGAATGGATTAAGACGTATTATAACGATAACTCTCCTTTCCAATTTCCCGATTTTAAAACTGAAGAAGTTCGCCCTCATCAACTAATATTTGAAGACGATCTCCCAAAAGGTAGGTCTTTTCATCTCCCAGTGAAGTTTAAATCTTCCTTGCCCCCGTTAGGAAATTTTGACGAAGAGCTTTTTACTACGACTTACGGTTTGGCGACGAGTGACAAATCCATAAGAATTGAAAGCACCGATGAATCTCCAACATGGGCTAGACTGCTTGGTTTCGGCAAACAACACTATTCGCGAATTTTTAGTCGCGCATTCGAAGAGGGGTATAAAAATGTCACAAGCGACAGGTCCGTTAGTGCCGCCGCCAAAGGAACTTATAGGTCTATTCATAAAGACGAAAATCAACCATTTACTGTGGACTTTGGCAAAGGCGGCGGCAGCTTTGAGGTTACTGAAGTATTAGAAAATGAGCAGGACTATATTAATGTGGCAGAAGGTTCTATTCCAAACTTCGGAGATGACCCAGACAACAAAGACTTTGGGCCTTTAAGTGAAGATGAAAAGAGGTATTTCGGCAAAACCCTTTCTGACTTTAGAAAGGTGCACGGGATGGGTCTTGGAGACCTTCTTGAGTTACCCGAGGAAGAACAACAGAAAATTTTAGATAGCGTAAAACCTCAGACTCAAACTGAGTTTCCGTTCACGGATATTCCAAAATATCATTCTGGTGGCCTCGTTCCCAACTTCAATAAAGAGCAGCTTGCCGTACTTAAAGGTGGAGAAGGCGTAGTAAATCAAAAGGGAATGGAAAAGCTAGGCACAAAGGGACTTAACAATCTAAATAAAGGGTTTATTCCTAATTTTGCCCACGAATTCCCAAAGGGAGAAATATTTGAGCGAAAAGATTGGTCAAATAAGGCGAAATTTTTGGAGAAAGCGGGAACCACCCCATTTCATAGGGGGAGCGGGAGAACCGCATTTAGAAGCTCAGTCAGGGAATACTTGGAATATTTAAATACGGGAGAAGTTACCAGTCAAAGTGGAGAAAGCGGACCATCAACAATTGGTGGTTCAAGAATGTTTGCACAGCATGGTGGAACCCCCGGTGATGAAGACGATGATGATAGGCAAATGCTTGAGGAGTACGCTGAAGGTGGGGCTCCCTTTGGAAGACCCGACAGTTACATAAAAGAATTTGAAGACGATAGAGGCTACATAATTGATGGGCAATATGCGGGAGCCACCATCATTGATGATGCTATATCGCAGCATTATGAAGAACTAACGGGGTTTCAAAACCCCGCGCTCGTTGCGAAAGATGAAGACGGTTCTGGTCCAGCGACAACGGCTGCTCATGGTAGTGAAATACATTCATACGGAGCTACCGGAGTGTATGACGAAGAAGCGGATGAGATTACTGGCAACCCAATAGCCTTCAATCAATTTAGCCCTGATTCAAAAATAGAATCCTTAAGAACTGGCAAGACATACAATCTACAAAAATTTCTTAAAAAATACGCCTATAAGGTTGCGAAAGCAGAAGGGTATAAAGAGACAGGTCTTGCGAGAGGTTTTGTCCCAAATTTCGAGGATGATAGATGGAAAGATATGCTTAACCCTCTTAGAACTAGGACTCCTTCACCTGACGATTCAGCATATAAAGCACCTTGGCCATACTTTGAAAACTTAGAAACGGGGCCACTAAAAGGAGTAGTTGAGGACGTAAGAAGAGCAAAAAATGGATACTTAATAGGCTACGATTTCAACAATGAATATAAAGAAATATTAAATAAATATTTCTTAGCAAAGTATGGCCAACTAAATCCTTTATCTGATTTAAGTACTGAATATTGGACAAGAGACGACAGGGGGGGAGAAATATATGAAGATTTAGCGGATGATTTTGATTTCAGACTCAAAAACCTTGGAGACAGGAAAGAGACATTAAAGAGCCGCGCCGTTAGGCCCGTGCACGAAGGCGGTTTAGATCGCATTAATAAATACCCGACTATTCCAGAAGATTTAGATGAGTTCTATGGAAGAATGTTAGGAATACAGGAAGAATTTCCACATCTTGGTGCTCCAGAACATCCCACCTTAAATATGCCTACGGTTTCCATGGATGTATTAGGTGGCGCACACAATACGTTAATTGGAGCTATAGATATGCCAGACCCGAACCGATTGGGGGCGGGAGAAAAAGAGTATGACGAACTTAAAAAAGGCTGGGAAGAACAAAAAGAAAAATATCTTCGAGAAGTATTAAGTAGCACTGGTAAATTAAGAGGTATCTCTTCAGAGATGGAGACGTACGCTGGTAGCGTTGACATCACTGATTTGGATCAAGTTCAAGCTGACCAAAAAAGATGGGAAGATACTGATGGCGGTAAGATGAAACTTACTCAGGGTGCGAGCGGCTTCTCTTTAGGCAATGAGCCTTCTCCGATGGCAATGTTTAGGAACGCCGCACCTCGCCCGAAAGAGATGTCGCATTTAGCTACGTTAGAAAGATCATTAGGAGGAGAAGTTACAGCGGGGGGATTTGTCCCAAGCTTTGAGGAAGAAAAAATTTCTCCCGAACAGTTGGGAGAAATGAAAGAGACGGCAAAGAAGGTTCGAGACGATGACGCGCCTTATTTTACTGATCCAAAAGTCAGGAGCAAAGTCAATCGTATTTTAGCTTGGTGGATGGGTGGTAACGCTTTAATAATGGGAGCAATGGAAGCCGACCCAGATATGGCTGGGTTAGTTCATCTCATTAAGTCTCTTGCCGAATCGGCTGGTTCGCTTGTTGGTTTTCCTGATGGGCATATTCCAAACTTCAATTGGGAAGAAGGCTACGCAACAGATAAGGGTATTCCGAATTTTGGTGGCCCACAAACACTAAAGACAGAAATCAGCAACGCTCGAAACTCCATCCAGCCCGCTTGGATAATTCAAAAACTAAACGAAGAATTTAAAGATAAGCCGAAGCTCTCTTCTGATGTAGGTCAAATCAGTAATTCAATGCACCAAATAGTTAGTGATGAAGATTATTTTGAAGCCTTTGAAAAGTGCGCCGCAGAATTTGCAAAGCTATGGAACGATGACGAAGAGCAAGCCAAATTACTTAATGATTTTTCGGGACACATTTCTCTTATAGATGACGAAAAGGCAAAGCGATTTGGATCAATGGGTCTTATCCCGAACTTTGACCTTACCGTGAAGCAAGCAAAAGAAATTGACAGACAAACAGGGGTCAAAAAACAGAAATCTCTCAATGAAACAATGAGTAATGTCGGGCTTACTCCCTTAGACAAAATAAAAGAAATCGTATCAGCGGAAGAATCCCTAAACGAGGTGTTGGACGCAGAAGCAGGATACTACGGCAAAGGCGTCAACCCTGACGGTAGCAGCATATTACCTACATTTGAAGAACTGGAAGAGTCTAATATTGATCCTGAAGATTTAGGTGATTACACAGGCTTCGTCCCAAGTTTCGAAGAAGAGGTTCAGTATCAGTCGGGAGTTCCAGCAGGGCGAATTCAAGGAGAAGGTCCGAAGTATGACGTAGTTCCTCCAGTGGGACACACTGAGGTATCTCAAACGTCAACGTTTATGGATCAGGCTAATCAATCTTGGCGTGCGGAGGTGGTTCCTAATCTCACTGGTGACGCAATTCTTTCTAACAACGTGTTCTATCAGGAGCCCCGAGAAGGGAAAGAGTTCAAACAAAAAGGCTCACGTAAACGAAAGATGTTACGGACCGAAAGAGGAGACCGGACAAAACGTTGGAAATCGAAAGCGGGAGGCAAAAATCTCCTTAGAGCAGCCTTAAGAGGTAGCGTTGTTGAGGGCGGGCTGAACATAGATAATCCGCAGTTCTACACTCATGACGCAAAAGGCGCAACAGAGGGTAGAGACCCCCTCGAAAAAATAGCTGAAGGCGTCACGACACACGGACCAGGAGCCCTTGGTGCTACGGCGGCTGGTCTTACCTCACAATACTCAGAAGAAATAGCTAGAGTTGTTCAAGGAATTGCGGACATTCCTTTTTCGGAAGGCTTCGTTCCGAATTTTGATGATTCTAACAAAACTCCCCTAGAGGAAATCCTTGAGGAAGAAGACCCAAGCACTGGTAAATTAGCCAAGGACGTCTTGACATACGGACCGGGTGGTATTGGCGTTGCAGCGGCTGGTCTTACCTCAATGTACCCAGAAAAAATAGCCGAATTCCTTGACGCCCTTAGTCAACTTCCCCTTTCAGAAGGCTTCGTTCCGAACTTTGGCGATCCTTCGCCTTCAAAAGGCAAAACTCCCCTAGAAGAAATCCTTAAGGAAGAAGACCCAAGCACTGGTAAATTAGCCAAGGACGTCTTGACATACGGACCGGGTGGTATTGGCGTTGCAGCGGCTGGTCTTACCTCAATGTACCCAGAAAAAATAGCCGAATTCCTTGACGCCCTTAGTCAACTTCCTCTTTCAGAAGGTTTTGTTCCGAACTTTGCTCTCAAAAAATTTGACTGGGAAAATCCCGAACACGAACTCAATCAAGTTTACCTTGAAAAGTTATTGGACGCTGGGATTACGCATATAGCTCCCGATTCTCGCGATGCAGACAATATCAACGTGGAGATGGCCGAACAGCAATTGGATCAAGCTAAAAAAGCACTGGAACAAAGAGTGATCGATGAGGAAGCTGACCTCGTTCAATCTCAAGATACACCCAAGCTAGAAGAGGTTGCGGTTTCCATGGCAGAGGAAGATTTACGGGTAGCAATAGCAAGAAGAGATATGAAACCCGAAGTAGTCGGTGAGACCGACAAAGTTGAATTTGTAAATACATTTTTAGAAGACCCCCTACCTGTCATTCCTGGTGATGTTAGTTTGCCCGCCTTACAAGCGAAGTCTATTAACGAATTTGGGCTGACTTTGAAAGAGATCGGTCAGATGTCGGATGAAGACATAGAGAAGCACAAAAACAAAGGTCTGCTTTCGGACGAGGCAATGAAGGTCGCTAAGTCTCTTCAACAACAACATCCTAATCAAGATAAATGGAGCAAGGCGTGGGGGGCAAGCGAGCAAAATCCAGAAAATCAAGCCAAAGGCTTCATCCCAAGTTTTAGCCAGCCACAAACAAGCCAGCTTTCACTCAGCGAAAAGGTTAATAAAGCAATTGACAGTATTCTTGAGGCACTTAGGGGTGAGCTTCCTGAAGAAAGAGAAATAGAACCAATTTCGGAAGAAGCGTTGGAAGGGTTACAAGAAGAATTTGGCATCACAGAAAACAAAAAGCTAAAGAAAGAACAATTAGAACTTCCATTTGAAAGCGGGGGCTTTATTCCAAGCTTTGTGCAGACATTTAACCCTTTCGAAGAGCACAGAGATGAAGACACAGCCCAAATGCTTAGACGAAAAAGAATAATTGTATTGGAGCAACTAATGGAAGACCCAGATAGTACTCCCGAACAGGTTAAAGCTGCACATGGACACTTACGCGAAATAAACAAGGAAAACATTAAAAGGCATTACGCTTCAGCGGCTACTGGTTTCATTCCAAATTTTGCATACGGAGACGAGTACGAAATTAGCGAGGGTGCTCACAGGGATAGAAAGATGGAAATCGCAGAGGCAATGAACCTTGATTTATCTAAAGCCGCAAGCGAAGGCTATCTTGGCAGAAATACAGGCAAGCCTTTAATTGACGGTAGATACTTACACGCCGCCCTCTATTCCGCTGGTTATCAGGTGGGAACACCCCTTTACGAAGAGGTAAACAAAAAATTAGGAATAGGAGCAGCTTCAGGCTTCGTTCCGAACTTTAGCATCTTCAAATCGGCTGGAGAGATGTTGTATGGCACGAACCTCTACAAAAATCGCAAAAAAACACTAGAGGATATAAAGAAAGAGAGAGGCTTGTCGAGAGACACTGGTCCAAAAGGTGAACAATCCGAACATGACGAATATCACGCACTTAAAGAGGGTTTATTTCCTGCCGCTCACAGAAAAATCGGAGAAACGGGAGAAAAGATAGCTCTAGGAATAGGTTCTGTTATTGAGGCTCCGGGAAAATACTTAGAAGGAAGACGAAAAAGGAAAGCGGCAGAAGAAGAAAAGGAAACGAAGAGACGCGAAAGAAGTGAAGAAATCGAGCAACACAATTTAACTCTAGACTGGCTCGAAGCTAAAGACCTTGACGCCGAAGGTAAACGACAAAAAATTGAAGCATTAGACAAACAAGACCTGCTTAGAGGTTGGGGAGAAGCTGAAGAAGCTCACGCCGAAAGCAAACGAAACAAAAAATTCGAAACGGTAGCAGAGACAACGCCTCTACCACAGGACATGTTGTATAGCAAAGGTCACGTTCCGAACTTTGGTATCTTCGAATCGGCTGGAGAGATATTGTATGGCACGAACCTCTACGAAAATCGCAAAAAAGCACTAGAGGATATAAAGAAAGAGAGAGGCTTGTCGAGAGACACTGGTCCAAAAGGTGAACAATCCGAACATGACGAATATCACGCACTTAAAGAGGGTTTATTTCCTGCCGCTCACAGAAAAATCGGAGAAACGGGAGAAAAGATAGCTCTAGGAATAGGTTCTGTTATTGAGGCTCCGGGAAAATACTTAGAAGGAAGACGAAAAAGGAAAGCGGCAGAAGAAGAAAAGGAAACGAAGAGACGCGAAAGAAGTGAAGAAATCGAGCAACACAATTTAACTCTAGACTGGCTCGAAGCTAAAGACCTTGACGCCGAAGGTAAACGACAAAAAATTGAAGCATTAGACAAACAAGACCTGCTTAGAGGTTGGGGAGAAGCTGAAGAAGCTCACGCCGAAAGCAAACGAAACAAAAAATTCGAAACGGTAGCAGAGACAACGCCTCTACCACAGGACATGTTGTATAGCAAAGGTCACGTTCCGAACTTCAACTGGGAAAAAGGATACGACACAAGCAAAGACGTTCCAAACTTTAGTATTCTCGGCCTTGATTTGGGGTCGTCTACCGATCCAGACGTAATTCAAGACTGGTGGGATAAAAGCAACGAATCTACAGAAGGCGAAGAAGGCGTCGCTAAATGGATTAACGAACTCCTCGGAGGCGAAGACAAAGCTACTGGTTTCGTTCCGAACTTCAGAAGAAGGAAGCAGGAACCAACTGGAATTGAAAAGTTCTTTGACGTAAAGGAAAGCCCGACTCTGGAGCTTCTTGGGGAAGGCGTGAAGGGGGCCGCGATGATGTTCGCTCTCCCTGTCGCCGCTGGATTGGAGTATAGCAAAGACGACTTTGAGGAGTTAACGAAACTCGCGGGCTCTGGAGTGGGGGCAGTTGGGGAGTACGTAAAAGAAAAGTTTAAGGCTGACGGTCACGTTCCGAACTTCAACTGGAAAAAAGGGTACGATACAAGCAAAGACGTTCCAAACTTTAGAATTTTAGGCTTTGATTTGGGATCAACCGAAGGGAAAGAAGGCCCATTTGAAAAAACCACAGAAGAAGATAAAGCCGTTGCTGAATGGCTTGACGAAAAAATCAAAGCGGTTCAAGACCTTTTCAAAGGCGAAGACAAAGCTGCTGGTTTCGTTCCGAACTTTGATTCAGAAACCCCAGTACATCCTCCTATGAGTGAGGAAGGTATTACTGCCAGTAATAAAATAGACATGCGAAGCACAGCGGTGTTTGGCGAGACAAGAAAAAAGCTTCAGGTGCTCATAGAAGAGTCCAATCTAGATACGCGAGTAAAGGCACTCACAAGTGTCCGAGAACAACTCCAAACCCATATTCAGTTCCTTTCTCCGTTTGTCGAAGAAACAAAAGCTGACGGTTTCATTCCAAACTTCCTCCATCCAGAGGCAAAGATGGCCTCTCAATTATATGGCCAAAATATTACAAATGAAGATGTCCGATTTGGCAGGGGTAGCTTAGGCGGAACAATTCAAGACTTTGCCTACAACACAAAAGAAGAGATCATTACAAAACAACAATTTAAAAATGCTGGATTTGTGCCTGATTCAGATTTTGCGATTATGCCACCCCGAGGCACGCCAGTAGGAAACAAGGCATGGCAAACGCTGGAGCAGCGGATGTCCGCTAGTCTTAAATTTGATGGCCATATTCCTGAGTTTGTAAAATTCCAAGGACACATTCCTGAGTTTGTAAAATTCAAGGGGGGTATTCCCAACTTCGCGACTGAAGAAGCTAAAGCTCTAGAGGACGAACGTACGATCAGTGTTCAAGAACAAATTGATCGAGAAAATAAAAACATTGTTAGTTCGGGTGCGCCTGATTTTGAATTGTTTAAACAGGTTAACCCAAACTGGATGAGAGAGGATAGCGACGCAGCTAAACAGTTACTTGAATTGTCATGGGCGCATACGCAAAGGCAAAAAGTCATAGAAGAGTACGAAGAGGTGCTTGCGGACGGGACTGAAATGATGACTCCTCAGGAGTATCTCGCAATCGTAAACAAATATCCCGAAATCTACTCAGGAGTAAGTCAGCCAACAGTAGTACAGCCTCCAATGGGAACCACTGAGAAAACGGAGGAGGCAATCCAAGCCGCTGCGGATATTGTCACGACGACAGAACAGGCCGAACAAGCAGAGAATGTACTCCTACCGCCACCTGAATACCCACCAGGCGCAGTACCCAAAGGAGAAGACGTAAAAGTAACAGACATCGCCAAACACCAGAAAGAAGTTGACCTGAAACAGATAAGTGAAAAAGGGCCAATCGGAGATTTAACTCCAGAAGTCCAAAACCTTCAACAGGGTGATCCGTTTCACGATAACGCTGGAATCGTAGCGTGGACTCAATATAGAGATGGAAGAGATACGTTATGGAGGCACGACGTTACTTTAGGCGGAGACGGCATTACGAAGGCGGGTGATGAAATACTTGATGAAGGAAATTTTGATGAAGCAATTCTTGGTGAAAATATCGATTTCCAAAATAAACACATTGACGAAAGCTGGCACTCAGACGGATCGAGAGATCGACTGCCAGACCCAGGAAGCAATTTAGAAAATATTTTTACCTTCAGGGATGCTGGAATGCTTGAGGCTCAAAAGCAGGACCAAGGCAAGCTAGAATTAACCGAAGAGCAATGGAACGATCAAGCGTTAAAGTTTTTAGCTGATAGATATGGAATAGAATATAACGACGTAAAATTTGAAACTGAGAATGAAAACTGGTCTGAGACTTTTAAAAATATGCAAGACCAGATAATGCAAGATGACTTTAGTGAAGTTGAAAACCTAGATCAATTAGCCGCCTTAGGCGTTGTAAGCAACCAGCGTACCAAATTAGTAAATAGACCTTCGGTGAGAGAAGCCTTTGAAACTCCTGGTGGTGGTTTTGCTGGCGGGGAATCATTTCCCCCCACCGATGCGATAAAATTCGTCGAAAGAGTACAAGAAGCTGATAAAAATTTTGTCCCGCTTGAAACAACGCCGCAAACATTGCCAATTGAAGTTCCTCCCGCGACAAGAGAGAAAGTAGAAAAGATTGCTGCTGACGTTGTTGATCCTGATGCGGTGCCACCCGCACCGACGACTAAGGACAGATCAATGGACAAAGCTGGCGTACCACCCGCTGACCTCACGCCAGCACCATTTGGAAAAATTCAAGGAAAATCAAAATGGTACAAGTTACCGAAACCAATTGGTGGCATATCTCAAATCCAAACGTTCCAAGACGAAGCTAATAGATTTTGGCGCGTAGGATTAGTTGAGGGCACTGGTTCCAACCTAGAAAACCCAGCGTCTCCCCTTATCGAGCCTGAACTTCACAGCCACGCATTTTATCAAGTGAGGGGAGACGCTGGGGCTACAGAAATAAAAGATACGGTAAAGAAACCGGTAAAATCCGACAGGGGAAGCAGGATAGACAGGTGGAAAGAGGATGGTCCAGTTAGTTTGCTTGATAAGGCTCTAATGGGCACTAGATGGCCAGACGCCGCCAAGGAGGGCAAAGCACTAAATAATCCTAGCTATTGGGATTACGACGATGCCGCATCACGCAAATACTTGAAAGATGAAGAAACACCAGCGGTATTAAGGGATCGACCCAAAACAAAACCACCCGCAGACGAGGGACCGCAACCACCCGTCATACCTACAGAAATTCCAGCCTCAGGGCTCCTGAGAGAAAACTGGATGCCAATAAATGATGAAACTGCGGCTAAGTTCGGCTATACCGAGCAAATGCGTTGGCTCAAGGGTGAAGAGGCTGGGGTGTACAAGAATGAACGTTGGCAGCATGTGCTTGTCGATCGGGGTGACAAACTTGGTGTACTCGATAGAGCACTGTATTTCCCCGCTGGGGAAACCGCATCCCATATGATCGGTAACTCAAGTGACCTACCTAAACAATTATTCGACATCGTTAGGGGTAAGCGCGAAGAAGAAAAGGCAGAAGAAGTTACCGAAAAAGTTGCCGAAGAAGTTGGCGAAACAGTGCCACCACCAGAGTCAATAGTTCCACCGCTAGACCCAGATGCTCCGGTTGGAAATTTAAAAGAGGATAAGTTTGTATCTTACTCTGGATCGTTTCCCGAAAAACTCGGTATTAAAGCCGCAATGACCTACCAAGATGAGGAAGAAAACAAATTTGCATTTCAATTTCAGTATAATGAAGCTGATGAAGATAACCCACTGACAATCCTAGATAACGCCGATAGACTAGCAAAAGGCGGTGCGGCTTGGAAAGAAGACGGTCCAAGAGATACTGTTTTTGAGGGCTTTAATTTAAAATTACAATACACAGATGGCTCCATAAAGGAGGGGGCTGATACAGGAGTTGGCCCACTAGAGAAGGATGAAGAACCAACATCAGCAGGATTACCAATAGACGAACCTCCCAAAACGGAGGGTATGGTCATTACGTCAAAATTAATTCCTGTATCAGCCCCCTCCATTCCAGCAGACGGTTTGGTATTCGCGGATAAAGTGAAGGATACTGATCGAGCAAGACTTCGTTTTCTTCAACGATTACAATCAGAAAAAACAGACACCGAAAAGAGAAAAGAAGTTACAGAGCTCCTTCTTCGGGAGACTTATGGCGACATATCAATCGAAGAGTCAACAGAAGAAGCGAGAAAACCAGAAGGACTTTTCCATAACACAAAGCTCTTCGAAAATGAAAAAATAAAAGATTCAGTTGTTGACGAACACTTTAGGGATAGCGCAGTACAGTCAGCAAACATCAAGCTTATGGGTCAAGCTGAGAGCACAAGGCAAAAAGCAAGGGCTGGCTTTAGTGAATGGCCCGAATTATACGAAAGTCATCTCGAAGTTAGCGGAGCTCCCGCAAATAAAATGGTAAAAGCGGGAATTGAAAACTTTGATAAAATAGTGACAAACGTTGCAAACCTACGCACAACAACAGAAGCAGCCCTAGATGAGGCTGGTTTTGAATCGGTGGATGAAGCTCTCAAAAAAGCTCAAGAAGTGACGGGTGAAATAGGAATGAAAGCTCCATTTGAGACCGTAAGCGTCGAAGGAGTAAAACGTAAAATTGATTCCGGTATTGCATACGAAATAGCTGAACGTTGGCGCAAAATAGGTTTTGAAAGAATATCGGGACAAAGCAGCCTTATTTCGGGGGAAGATAAGTATGAGGAAGGTATTGAGAGAGCCAAGACTGAAGGGAAAGATCAAGGGCATAGATTTAAGATGGAGAAAGGCGCAGAAACGATGGCGGAAACGCTGGGAGGTTCTGAAGCGAAAGATTTACCAGAGGTACTCCCCGAGTCAGACGGTCCAGATTTAACTGTTCCCTCAAAGGACGCAGCAGCGAGAGGTTTCATTCCGAACTTTGCAAAGACCTTTTCTTCTGGTCAAGCCTTGTCCGCTTCCAGAGACATCCCTGGTGCATCAGCAGCAATAAAAAGAGAAACTTCCGCTCTAGCGTCAAGAGGGGTTCCTAATCCATCAAGCAAGATTCAATTGCACACGATGGCAAAAGGAAGCGTTCCTAACTTCGGGGCTTTTGTTACCAACACTATAGATGAAGGTTTTCACTCTTCTCCAACGTCAGCTTTGGGAGGCATAAAGAGTGTGCATGGCGCAAGCATGACCCCCTCAAGTTCTTCGTTTTGGAAGCAGGGAATGGCTCAAGGTTATACTCCTAATTTTACTGGAGGTATCGGCTCTAAGTCTGGCAAAGATGTTCCGAATTTCGCTAGTGGCAACCTTATGGAAATGCAAGCGCAATTTTCCATTGTCCTCGGGCTCATGCAGAGCATGGACATGACAAAGGACAAGTTTGACAGTCTAGACAAAGATATCGCTCTCGCTTCCCAAGGAATGAAGTTCTTGGCTGAATCTGAAGATAAAAACAAAAACATAATGACTAAAGCCGCTAAGGAGTTTAGCGAAAATATAATTAAGTCAGGAACTTTTGATGAAGGGGAATTAAAAAATATAGATGAAATAGCTGCATCTAAGCAAGGGCAACAAGTAATGGATACTAAAGCTTTTGAGACGGCACTAGCAGATAAATTACAAGCAGAGACAGTAGCTGACGAAGCTAGTCTTGCAGCCGCCAAAAAAGAACAGTCAGATGCAGAAGAAGCGGGCGATACCAAGAAAGAAGAAGCCGCTAAAGAAAAAGTTAAAACTATTGAAGCTGGCCCAAAAATATCCAGATCAGAAGCTGAAAAGCGAGCCAAAGACAAGGACGAGAAAAAATCATTTCTTGCAAAGCAAATTCAAGCGAAGTCAAAGACCGAAGAAACAAGAGAAAGCCTTCAAGCCGCCAAGAGCGAAATGGCAACCAGAGTCTCAAAAGCAGCAGAGTTAGAAAAAGAGAAGAAGATAATAGAGGTCGTCATTTCAGGAGAAAGGGGTGAACTTTCAGAAGAGGAATTTGCGAAAAAACAAGAAGAAGCCGCAACCTTTATGAAGGATTCAGGAAAGGGCAATCTAACTGAAACTCTCGAAGCCAAAAAAGAAGAGATAAGCGGAAAACTAGAGGCGACGGGTGGCGATGCAGAGACAGCAGAAGGAATGTCGTTCGAAGACCTACAAGCACAAGTGGCAGAGTTAACCTCTGAACTTGCGGAAAACTCAAAAGCAAGCAAAGCCCTTACTGACGCTTCTCTAGAAGCTAAAACTAAAGAAATAGATGGAGAAAAAGGCGAAAGAAAACTACAAAACGCAATTGAATCTTTAGAGAAGGCAGTCTCAGACCAAAAGAAACAAGTCGAAGAACAAGAAGGGATCGGCAATATAGAGGGAGCGCAAGCGGCCCAAGAACAACTAGAACAAATAGAGGAAACGCGAGACAGATACAAAGCTGGAATGGAAAAAGGGCAGTCTTTCGATCAAGTTAAAGAGGGTGAAAAAGCAAGAATTGAATCAGCAATCGAAGAGAAAAAGGAATTACAGGCAGAGAAGGATCGATCTGGACGGATGTATCAAGCGTCAGCGAAATTTGGAGGATTCGCGCAAGGTGGAATTGGGTTAGCTTTTGGAGAGGAACAGAGCAATGCCAGACAAGCTTTAGAGGGGGTCACCACTGGCGCAACTATGGCTATGCAAGCAATGGCTGCGATGCCTGGTCCCGCTGGCATGGCAGCCGCAGCAATGATCGGCATCGGTTCTGTTGGTGCTGCCGCTATAGACGGTTTCATGGGGGTTGTGGATATGCGGAAGATAGCCGAAATAAATAAAGCAAAATTCCAAGAACTTTCCTCTGCTTTAACAGAATATTCTCAGACACTTGGCCAACTTACTGACGCTTACGGAGACCCGACTGTTACCACTAGAACCATTGACGCTTTAAACAAGAAGTTAATGGATACTTTAAACGCTATACCTGACACCGAAGAAGGACGAGAGATTAAGTCTGAATTGGCGGCTACCGCTGACCCACAGCAGAGACAACAACTGATTGCTCAAGCTCAAGACACAATATCAAGGAAACAAAACGTAACAGAATCAACCATGTCTATGGCTGAAGCTAATCTCAAAGCTCTTAAAGGCAGGTGGGGAATGTCTCTCTTCGGGGGCGGAGGAATCTCAGAAGGAGGTAGTGGATTGTTCTCAAAACGTATGGTTGTCGGATATCAAACAGACGCTCAAGAATTAGAAACGAAGGAGAACTTTAGAACCGCAGTTAGAGACTTCACCACTAACTTGGAGCCTGAACAGCTAGATAAAATGACCAGTGAGTTTGATGGCTTGAACATGGCCACCTTATCGACAGCTTCTGGGGCAGAAGCTGCGGTATCTGCGTTACAAAGACAAGGCGTAATGACCAAAGAGTTTGCAGAGCAACTTAAGAAGGGCGGAGAAGACATGAAGGTCTTCATGATGAAACTTAAGGAAGCGTCCGACAAGAGGAAAAGAGATAAGGAGCTAATGGACGTATTAACGCATTCTAGAGAAAAAAATCTTGATGTAATGCAGCGGCTCAAAACTGCTACCCAAGCAGCAAACTCAGCCATACAAGACATGGTGGGAAGCCTAGGTGAATTGCAGAAAGCCCGCGTAGAAAGGAAGATTTTCGCGCAGCAAAGAGGCATCGATAAAGCTGCCGCATTTGGCATCGCGGGCGGCCAAGGAATAACAATTGGAAGAGAAACCCCTCGAATTGCGGGAGGTATGCACGCAGCAGCGATGGGCACAGGTGTGGCTGGCCGAACAGCGCGTGGTGTTTTCCAACCCATTCTTGGTGGACCGATACCGGGTGGTCCAAGGCAAGGTCAACCAATAATGGGTGCTGGTGGCCAAGTAACCAACGTGCCTGGGGAAGCCCGAACCGTAATGAGTGGCAGATTAATGGGAGACGTTGGAAGGGAAGCCTTCAGGGCCGAGGTCCAAACCGCAGCGTTAACGACTGGCGAAGGCACCATACAGGCCGCCGAGGGTTCAGCCAAGATGAATGAAATTTTGGAAAAGGCTGGTGTAGATATGGCTGGCGCAAGAGCGGAGGCTCAAGGGCAATTCGCCAACTTCATAACGCAAGGCTTGTTAGGCGCAGCAGAATCCACAAGGACTGGGACAAGGGGAGGCGTTGTTGCTAATGAAGCTGTAATGAAAGCCAAAAAAATTGCAATGGATACCACTGGACGAATCCAAAAACAAGCAGCAGCCGAAGGTTGGGGTCCAAGAGAGATGAATAAGGCTATGAGTGACGCTTTTGCTAACGCGGCACTAGACGAAGCGATGGCAGATGCTCAAGCCTCAGGTGATGCTGAGATGATAAGAGAAATTACCAATCTCCGCCAATCTGGAGACCTTAATTTTGATAAAATTGCTGGGGTATTGAAAGAGGGTGGACCAGAAGCAATGGCTTTGCAAATGTTCCAAGAAACGGGTGGTGCCACTGAATCAATCAAGCTTGAAGAGGCTATGCTTCAACAAATTAGCAAGATGAGCTTGGAAACCGCGAAACAAACCCAAATTCACCTAAAGCAATTAATAGAACAGAAAAAGCAACTAGAAATTAATAGAGCTATACAAGCTGCTGGTGGCGCAGACGCTTTCTCAGACAGAAAGAAAGAGCGCGAACAGACAAGAACCATCCAAAGAGCGGCCACAAGATTTACCGTAACTAGTGACCCAATAAGAAAAGGTAGGGCAGCGGGAGATTTAGCTAAGGCTGTTCAAGATGCCGTGGGTGGAGGCATGGGCGCAGCAGGAAAGAAAATGCAAGATTTTGCAATCAAAGGTAACCAACTAAGAATAGAACGATTCGCTGAAAGAAATATAGCCAGCCTTCAAAGAAAAAAGGGCAGAGAGAGAACCGTGGAAGGAAAAGTCGCTATACAAGGCATGATTAGCGAAATGCAAGGATTAAGGGGCCGAGCCAAGACAGTTGCAACCCACCAAATGGAAGCCAAGCTGAAACTTGAGAATATGCCAAACAACATTGAGCAATCAATGAAGTTCTTATCGGCAATTAATAGAAGGTTGCAACAAGGTATAAATGTAATCGGTCAAGACATGGAGAACGAGTTCGATCCATTAAACGATAACTTCAGTACCGAAATCCGAAATCAAACAACCCAACTTTTGTCTCGTCTCGACGTATTAAATCAAGCTATCAGAGATCAAAAAGGAGAATCTGAAGCCCTGCAACAACTCGAACAAAAAAGAACGGCTGCCGCTGAGTTGGTTATCATGGCTGAACAAAAAGGAACGTTTGTGGACGACACAATTGCTGATCCCGCTGATCGCGCAGCCGACGCTGCCGCTAAAAAAGCTGCCGCCTTAGCCGCCATTGAAACTGGTGATGCTGCATCACTTGATACGATGATGGCCAACATGGTTGATAAAATGGACAGAAAGAACGTAAGCCTTACGCCGGATGAATTCAAATCAATTGAGTCCGCGCTTAGAACAGGCAGGTTTGGAGAATCGAGAGCGGTAGAAGTTGCAAAAAGCCGAACGGACGCAACCAAGGTAACGGTTAAAGTTCCAGAGCTAACCCGAGAAATATCTGAACTCACAGCTAAAATTGAGCAAGCTAACGCTGAAGGAAGACACGCTGATGCTGAGACGCTGAGAGGACAACGCAAAGACCTTAGATTTCAAAGAGGGCAAGCAGCCGGACAATTGGATTTAAGACAGCAATCCCTAATAAGAAAAAAAGATCATAATGAAAATACCATAGCTTTACAATCAGGTTACGAACTATCTGAAGGTAGGAATATAGGTCTGGAAGATCAACAAATGGAGATGCCGGATAGCAGTGGTGTCAATTGGCAAGCGGCTGGCATGTTCGGTGGCGGCCTTGTAGGCGGCGGATTACTGCTGAACGCAATACTTAAACGCAACATGGCTAAGGTGAATGAAACCTTAGCAAAAGGCGTGTCAGCATCTGTAGCTGAAGGAGTGAATAAAGCTCTAGGTAGAGAAACAGGCGAAAAGGCTTTGGAAAAGACGGGTGGAAAGTTGGGTGGAGAGGCTGCTGAAGCTACAGCTAAGGAGGCTTTGGAAAAGACGGGTGGAAAGTTGGGTGGAGAGGCTGCTGAAGCTACAGCTAAGGGATTGTCTAAAACAAAAATTGGTTTGATAGTCGCGGCAGTCGGTGGCCTTATCTGGGGCGGAAAGAAATTACATGATGCAAGTACCCAAAAAGTAACTCCCCAAAAAGTAACTCCCGCTGAAGCTGACGGGGCACCCGAAGGAGTTGCAGCGGGTGATACAGCCGCCGCAACAACTGGAGATATATCAGTGGGTGATGCTTCATTGGATGTAGCTGCGGCAAACATCATGACTAGCAACGCTAACGTGATTATAAATGGTGCCAATGTGGCAGGACTTGAAGGAATTGATGCTAGTGGGCCTCTACAAGCAAAATTTAGTGGTGGGTTAACGCCGCCAATGTCGCCTCCAAAAGTTGACCCCGAGACAGGCTTACCTGTCCCTCTTGCTGGAGGTGGAGGTTTCAATGTTAAACAGCAAATGGAAATGATGGGCTTTACCAAAGGTAAGGACGAAAAACAAAAAGAAAATATTAAAGACTTACTTGATAGCGACGAACTTTTTAAGGGATTGGAACACCAAGATTTTGGCGTGGTAGACGCTATCAACATAGGATTTAGCGCACTTACTGGTGGGGCGGGGGCCGCATACGGTACAGTAGGTAGGGCTGGCTTTCTCGGCACAAAAGCCTTAAAGGACGGAGCTCGCGGTATGCAAGGACTCAAGGCGGGATTCGAGGCTTCAAAAAGCTATACGAAAGCCGCTGTGGGGGCGGGAGTTCTCGGAGTTATCGGATTCCAGGGATCTGAAGGGCACATGGAACGAATGCGAAATCTCTCGCAGAGAAGACAAGAGCTTGGCCCCGTACAAGGTGGATTCGGTAGAGCCATGAGCGCAATATTTACCGGATCGACAGACACAAAGAGGAGCATGGGCACAGCAGGTTTAACAGGAGCAGCAGTAGGTGCTGGTATTGGAACTATGCTTCTGCCAGGGTGGGGAACCTTAATAGGGGCCGTTGTTGGTGGGATAGCCGGAGTAACAACTGAGCACACCAAACAAAAAGCTTTCGCTGCCAGAGGCGCACAGGAAAAAATGGGGATGTATTCAGCAATGATATCCAAAGGTGGTCTGAGTACAGGAGATCGAATCATTGCTAGTCTCTTGAGAGACATCTTAAAGGTTAATATCGCCATGGCGGGTAAAAAAGGCATGACAGCCATAACGGAAGTAACCAAAGCTGAAAAACTCGCAAAAGAAGAGTTTGAACTACGGATTGATGCAGCAAAAGAAAAAGCAAAGAACACCAAGACTGAAAAGACTTCGAAAGAAAAAATGGCCGACATTCGGACAGGGAAAGTTGGCCCCAAAACTGAGGAAGGTGGAATTCAAGCTAAAACAGTAAAGCTGGAACCTGGTGGAAAAGTAAATTTGAACCCTATTGGGAAAGCGATGCCAGTACACGTCGTTAACATAAGCGAAATGGGCGTAGCTGGCACTCCGAGAGGCATGATAGCTGGCATGACTGGCGGAGTGGGTGGCGGCATGAACAGGCAAGCTATGGCACGCATAAATCAAGCATGGGATAATATGTCTCCAGCCCAAAGGCAGCAAGTTCAATATCAAATGCGCCAAATGGGAGGAGCTCCACCCGCTGGAGGAGCATTCGGTCAGGGAAATCGAACCTCGCCCCAGCAACAGCAAGCAGAAAGACAACGAATGGTTCTGCGTAACGAGACGCTCGCTAAAACCGAGTTCATGACAAGCGCAGATAGAGAAGAAGAAAGAGAAAAAATAATAGGAAGAAGAAAAGAAAGATTTACCGAAGCACAAAGAATTGAAACTGCAATCAAAGCTGTTGATGAGAGCAAGATAAAAGAAGGCCAATCAAAAGAGGATTTCGAGGCAGAGAAAAAAGAAAAAAAGAAAAAACTAATAGAAGAAAGAAGACTCCTTGGTGCCACTGGCCTAACTACAGAACAAAGAGATCAGTTTACAAAAGACAGGGAAGAACTTCAGCAACTAAAAACCAAAGAAGAAACAGAAACACTCACAGATAAGGAGAAGGTCCAGAAGCAAAACCTTGAAAAACGAATAAAAGACACTCAAGCTAGGACCGGAAAAATAGGCCAACAAGGCTACACGGCACAAGAAAGAGAAATGGGAGCAGCCCTCTCTTTGGGTGATCGTGGAGTAAAAGAAGTCATGAGCGCGGAACAGCTTGCTGGTCAATTGGGAAGAGAAGGCGAAGAGGAGGCAGTAAGGAGCGAGTATATAGCCAGCATAGACGAAGAGATTAATGAACTCAAGTCCGCGTCCGAAAATGAGAAGGAAAGTTTGCGGTCAAAAGCGTTTGGTATGCAAGTTGAATGGGGCGATATCATGGCTATTGAAGATGAGGATGAGAAGAAGTCAGCAATGCAAAGCTGGAATAATAGAATGACAAAATTGCAAAAAGACGCTGAAAAATCCGGCTTCGACATGGATGAAGAAGCTATAAAACAATTTGGAGCAGACAATCGATTAATTCAAGAACGTAAAGAGACTTATAGGTCTCAAATTGTTGGAGAAGACAAAGCGTATTCATCCATGAAACAACTACGGGAACTGGCTGACGAAGGAGACCAGCAAGCCATAGCCCAATTAGGATATTATGAGTCAATAGGTGAAAAAGAAGGCAAAAGAGGAAGGGCACCCGTTGGGGTATACAGAGAAGACGGAACAAGGGTATACCGAAAAGATGTAGACGATTTCGAAGACGTAGGGGTAAAGGGTGAAGGTGATACTGAAACCGAAAGACGTCGTCAAGCTCATATACGACAACTGGAAGAAGATAAGGGCAAAGCTGAGAGAGGCGAAGGCATCACCATAAGAGAAGGCTTCCAAGACGTAGCTCCAGAAAAAGTCCTTAGCCAAGAGGAAAGAACAGAGGCTCTAAAGACAACCGAGGGTCTCAAAATCAAAATTCAACAAAGAGCAGAAAAATTCAAAGAGCTTAAGGCTAGAGAGCAGCAAATAAGAATGCAAATGGCGGGGGGGCAAATAGATGAAGCTACCGGACAACAAGCTATGGGCCAAGTACGCGCAGAAATGAAATCAGAATTCGTCGGAATGAATGTTGCTAAAAATCAATTCTATACTGAAGAAGAAGCTAAGGAATTTAAAGAATCGCAAAAAGCGTTAGGTTCAGCGCATACAGAATTTGCAATGGGTCCAGACGGCAGAATGAGAGCCGTAACTCCAGAGCAAAAAGCCGAAATGGATAAAAAAGAAAAAGAAGGAATGAATCCAGCGCAAATGGTTGGATTGATGGCGAAGGTGGCCGGAGGAATGGGAATGGGTATGGCAAAAGATGTACAGCCAGTATTCGTTACCAACTGGCCGGGTAAAGTACAATTCAAACCCGGTAAGGGGATATCTCTCAGGGCCGGAAGTGGACGATTAATTCGTAGAAGAGGCATGGGTGGTTACGATGTTGGCGGAGGTTATGATGCTGGAATCGGCGGGGCTGGAGGAAGTAATCAAGCCTTCCCGATGGGAGGAGCAGGTGCCGCAGGTCAAGCGGGTGCAGCAGCGGGAACCAAAGGCGGAGATGCTGGTGAGTTAAGAACGGAAGCGAGAGGACATGGTAAAGACGGAAGCAGTTTAGTCTCATCCATTAACAAAGAAACTGGCAAAGGTGAGAAAACAATAAATGGCAAAGTAGTAGCAACAACTACTGATGGCGGCAAGACTTGGAAAAAAGTAGGGACTGATGAAGATTACAAGCCAGACGATCAGACCCGCAAAGGATTCAAGCGAATAGACAAACAAATGGGAAGAAAAATGGGTGACGGGGGTGACGGGAGAAAACCATCTACACGTACAGTTGATCCTAACACAGGCTTGCCCGTAGGAGGAAGGCCACCCGTACTTGATGCCAAAGGCTTGCCCACAGAAGGAATATTGAAAGTGGAAATCACCAATTGGCCGGACTCGATCAAGAATTGGCCGAACGTACCACCCACCCCCTTTGCACCCCCCACCACAACACCTGCACCGACAGAAACCGCATCCGTAGAAACAGACGAAACAGACGCACTGCCCGGCCGTTTCCCACCTGTAACCAAAGATAAAGATTGGGGAAGTACCCCCGAAACAGGAGTCGAGCCTAATCCCGCATCAAGAATAACGATGGGGCAAAGTTCCTCAGTCAACGTTATGAATTGGCCGGACTCGATCAAGAATACCAAGGCTCCTTTCGCCGGACCCGAATCAAACACGGTCACAGAACTTAATGAAGCAGGGGAACAAGCTGTTACCAAGGAAAAACAAGCCGCTACCGAAGGTGACAAGAGCAAGGATAACGAAAGCTTGCTTGCCGTACTTAAGAAGATCAATAAAGCCTTAGATGATAAAGAAAAGGAAAAAGGAACAGCTAACAAACAAGGCGGCGATACGACCGAAATCACAGGAACGTTAGACCTCATCAATAAGGGAGAAATACATTTGAAAGTTCAATCTGACGGAAGCGTGAGCCAAACAGAGGCGCGTAAAGCTTCCGACCAAGTTTTGGCGCAAGTAGCGGGAGAATACAGTAAACTTAGGGACTTAGTAAATAAAACAGTAAATGAAGCTGGAATCGGTAATGGGGGAGATAATATAGGAGCGGTGTAATTAATAAAAGGGACAAGGTAAATGGCAATAGGTAATGAAGTACTTGATGGGTTATTGGGGTATTCTTTAAAAAGGGAATACTTTGGGGAAGCCTTTAACTACAGGAATGTGGAGACTATCACTTATGAAACTTACATTACTGATTTGGAGAATGCTGTGCCCGGCAACGAAACCCTTAGTCTCTTTGTTAAAAATCAAATAGCAGCAAAATTAGCTGTAGACAAAGCAGACATAGAAGTAAAATCAATTGAACTTCCCAACTCTCCCGACCCAAAAGAAGAATTGATTCGCGTAGGTAAATATAAGGTTACCGTAGAAGTTAGGAAGCGTATACCTGACGACGTGTTATGGGAAGGATACTGCCTTGACGCACCCGATGGAACTTGTTTCAACGCGGCCTTTAACGATGATCAAGACGGCTGCGAGACAGACACGAGTCAATGTGGCAACTTGGGTGTGGGGCTTGGCCCATTCGACAATGTGATTGACTGTGAAGCTGCTGCTGGAACTTGGACCCCGAACCTTTGGACTCCCGCGCCACAAGGCAACGCTGGAGCTTGCACGACAGCAGGGGGAACTTGGAAAAACGGACAACACACCGAGCTTGATCCAGCCACAGCGGGCGCGTGGCCAACCAATTACGCCAAACTCGAAGAAATTTTTCAGACATACGCAAAATGGATTAATTCGTTAACTGAAAGTGTAACCATAGATGAAGATGAGAATCATATTAAAACTCTAACTCATACCGTGGATGTAGAAGCTCGTACGGTTGATATAAATGACAGCACCATGAGAGAATTCGTAGCTGATTCTCGTGATCACAAAAAAACTAGACAGGCCGGACTTACTCCGATATTACCTCAGTGGGTAGCTGCTAACATTGCCGATCTACTTTTTGACTCAATGGACTACGCAGCCCTCGGACAAATCGTATTCGTAGATCAATTTAAACTTTTTAACGCACCGCAGCCCGACATAGGGATGGTCCCGATGGGTAATAGTCGTTTTTCGGAGTCTCATGATTGGCTTACTAATAAATTTAATTTTACTAGGAAGCAAAAAATATTAACAGATATAGACCTCGCTAAGACTTACTCTACAAAAATAAAACACAGTATCGATTATGCCGAAAACGGAATAGTTACAATAACTGAAAATTTAGAAATGCATAGTCACTATGCTTGTCATGATGACTCAATTGCTGACTGGATACAAAACGAAAGAAACGAAGCCGTTAACAGATGCGAAAATACATTACAATTTTACGCTTCGAAAGCTGCTGGTTTTGCTTTACCTGCGGCGGGAGCGGGATTACTTACTCCTCAATATCTCAATTTTCTTGATCCTGCAATTGATACAGAAAACCGTCTACCAATAAGCTCAACTGTTGCTATTGATGAGGCAAACAATTCCGCAACGATAACCACCGCATTTACAAATGCGCCTAAGCTTATTAATGATTGGGGAGGATTTTATACAGTCGAAAATACGATAACCTTAGATGTGGACGAAAGAAACGTCTCTACTATAGATTACAATTTAACTTTTAAACTTTTTGACCCCAAAAAGTTGAACATTGATCAAAGGCTAGACTCCAAATATAACCTAAGCATAATAGATGAATTAATATATTATGATGAGCTTGTTCCTGGTATGTCTGCGGTTGGTCACGCTCCCGCTGTTACTTGGCCGATCTACTTCCCATTTGAAGAGAATATTTGGGGGTTTGCCGCAGATGGAGATCACGACGGTATAGCTAGAGTTCACTCAGAAATTTTTACTTCGTATTTCAGATATCGTGGCGAAGGATCAGTAACTTTTATACACCCTGATCAAGCCACTTGGAGCACAAACCAAACGTGGACTGAATTATCTAAAACGATATCAGCATCAACTCACGGCAAAGAGTTCTCTCTAAAGAAAAAGTGGACGAATGATCCGGTCTACGTAAAAAGCTTACCGGGGTGTATAGATTGTTTCAAAAAAGTTGAATCAAAAATAACAGATACTTGGCCTAAAAACGTATTCACCGAACACGTTATCGTAGACAGAGAAACTGGACCACAGGGGAACCCAGAAAAAAGCAGCGCACTATCTTTCGGTTACAGTACTGAATTAGGGAAGAGAGTCGTAGCCCTTTCAGCTATAATACCAAGGAAAAGATGGAATGTATTGCAGCATAGTTTTAATAAAATAGAAGAAGAAGGCGGACCATATGTTCCAATCGACGAACTAAAAGCTCTAGCGAGAGAAGCAAAACGCCAACTATTGAGTGTATTTACTCATACAAGGTTAGCAGCGGGCCATAGGTTCGTTGGGCACCTATCTAATTTATCATACGTATTTGACTCAACTAATAATGTTACTTTAACCGCAGAAATGACCTATGGATACAAACAGCAATCACCCAGATTCACGAGAAATCTAAGCTATAGAGAGTAAAAATGTCTACGCATGTTTATTATAATGGAATAGAGCTTCCTGGAACACCTTTCGTTTCCAGAAGTGAAACCCCTATAGACTATGGAGACAGATGGGGGATGAACGAGTCTATCACTTTAAACGGGACACTTACTGAATACGATAGCAAGACCATACAACAAGTAGCTGATACAAGAACAATAAATGTACATTGGAATCTTTTGAATAACGGTGAAGCGCACTCACTCAGCAATCCAGGCGGATCGGATGTTTCGAAAGCTTTTTTGCAAGCTTTACTTGACGCAGCAAATACTGAACTTATAGCCAACAATGTTAAATTTGAATTAGCTTGGGATCAGAACGACTATTCAAGTGTGACAGTAGCGAATGGGATAGATTATGCAGGTGTAGAACGAACAGTTCATTCAATTCTTCCCGGAACTAATCAGGCAAAACTTTTTAATATGTGGTTTGTTCCTGCTCATGGTGGTGCATCTATGGGTTTTTTCCCAGACGCAAATTCAAATGGCCCCAATCCTGATCCCTTTGATGGCGTAATATTAAATTCATCTCACATTTATCAGACACGAGGAGCAAATATTGACCCTGCAACTCTTGTTCACGAAATAGGTCATTATCTGGGGCTATTTCATACATTTCAACCAGACCAGTTTGCAGACACACCTCCTCATACGAGTACGTGGGACGATTGCGCTAATCCTCCGTTGTCTGACGACGGGGTGAACCTTGTGCCCATTAACAACTACATGAACTATTCCTGGTGCTCAGATGAGTTTACAACGGAACAAATAGATCACATGAATGCAGTATTAGATACCATGAGGTCAGAACTAGTGGCCGATGCAAAGGCTGGTGGAGCGCACGTCAAAACAGAGAATTGGCAAGCTTTTGTTGATATTTTTAAGGTCAATTTTCAGGAATTTAAAGTCGTAGATAATGGGGCGGACTATTTAACATATCCATCAGTAATGATCGAAAGCATCGATTTCCCTGAAGATAAATGGTCAGAAAATGGACTTATTAAGTATTCTGTAAAACTAAAGGCTTATGACATTTTAGATTCGAGGGCGGGGGGCTACAACGTCATCGAGCCTTCAGATTCAAGTACGTTTACTGAAAACGACGATGGAACAGTTTCTCTCGTTCGTAAAACGTCAGCAAAGGGAATTAAAACTATAGACACCAATGCGTATGATAACGCTGTAAATTTTGTACAACGTATTCACGCCATAACTAGCTCGCCCCCAACGTATCCAGAATTCATTAAAAGCGCGAATAGCGCAGTCCTAATTAATAGCTCAGAAGCTTCAGATAGATTAGCTGGAACTTTTTCTGTTACAAAAAATTACAAATATGAAAATAAAGCGTTCGGTAGACCAAGGTTAAACGTGACAAAGGTGCCAGTAGTCACGACTCATAAGTTAGACCTTAACGAATCCATCACAAACGATTACAACTCCATAAAATATGAACTTAGATACCAAGGGAGCAACGGGTACGAGGATGAGGCGCAAAGAAATTTCGAATTAGACCATGTTAGGCAAACCATGTTGGATGACTTAGAGGTTTCTCAGTCTGACCAACGGTATATTTCAGATACGTTAAACGTTCCAGAAGCATTAATTTTTAGAACATCTTTCACTTTGGAAGATGACCCCGCGTCAACTTCACTTACATATAAAGCCTCATATGTCACGGGAATTAAAGACGTAGATATGATTGCAGGATATTTTGACAACAAGGTTTCCGTCACAACGGACGGTTTAACTGACATATCAATTTGGAGCATTGATGGAGAATTTAAGACTTGGGGAACTTTGCCAGAAAAAAGAGCGGCTCTTCAAAATTTTAAAAATACAGTTGGAAAAGAAGTGGGAATGTGGGAACCGTATTTGACCAAAGAAATACTCACAAGCGAATTAGAAGCAGAATATCTGTACCCTAACGCTTGGGGGCGACATGGGGAATGCTCTGTAGCTATCCCAAAGGGCATAATGCATAGTGCTGGAGAATGCGCTGCCGCCGGAGGAGTTTGGACTACCTACGATTATGATTGGGATAATAAAGCAGGAGCAGCTTCTCTCGCTAATCCAAATAGATTCTATATAACATCAATAAAAGTTAACGAAAATACAGGCTTAGGGACTCTTTCTTTGTCCGCAACCTTTTCAGACGAAGACAGGGTTCATCACTCTTGGGCTCCAGACCCCATAAATCACCAATTAAGCTCGGCTTACCCTCACAAACAAGAGGATACCGAAGATTGGCAGGGTACTCGTTATTGGCACTCAGCCAGTACACGTACTTATTGGAATGCTTCGCCTATAAAATACAACGTTCAAGTAACCGAAAGTATAGACACTTACAAAATAATCCCCTCCGCTAACGTCGAAGGTCTTTTCGCGCTTCAAAATTTGAATTGCAAAACTAAAGCTAAAGCCAAAATCAGCATTAATGGAACATTAACAGCTAGATCAAGTCACCAACAGACAGACAATGACGCGGGAGAACATTCCCTTTTATATAATTTACAAAATGAAACGCTAAGAGCCGTAGAATATCAACTCTTTTCTGACCACAAGAATGCGTGGCGCACCGATGAAGATAGTGATTTTACATCTATCTTTACAATGTCTCGAAGTAAAGAGTTCACTTACGACCCTAGTGACCAAAACAAGGGTGTTAGAAATTGGCAAAAAGAAGTATATGATGAAGTAGCCTTTGAAATTTTTGATGTAAATATGTCAGTTAAATTAAGAGACCCAGGTTATAAGTTTGGATGGTAAATATGTCAGTTAAATTTTCAGATTATTTAGATTGCTTAAGACTGGTCTCCGAAGAGACCGGAAACGTAAAGTCGTTTTTAGGGTTTAACAGCGGAGAGAATGACTACATTTATAATCAAGTATACAGCGTAGCTGATCATTTTGTTGGCTCTAATCTCGATATTGATAAACTTTTTGGACTGTCAGTAGGAAAAACTAATTGGCCCATTACTGGAGAAGGATATTTCGCTGGAGAAGACGTGGTTAGAGTTGGTTTTCTTCTCCCGTTTTCTGGTTGGTCAATGGTTATGGACATTAGCCCAGATTTCTGCAATTACAGGGATGAAAATAACGTATCTAGAGTTCTGATGTCTACCATGGAAACTGTAGATTCTCCTTCCGGTTTTCACGTCGGCATCAATCAATCAAATAGATTATACATCCAATATAATAACAGTAACCAACAAGCCCAAATACAAACTTTGTCTGATGAAGTTAATGCAAATTCAGTCGTAGCAGTAACACAAGGCAGAAACAATGTATCTATTTATTATAACGATCTTCACTCAGCTTCAATTCATTCTTTGAACTTGCCCAAAAGCGAACTTAATGACTCAAACGCTTTATTTATCGGTGGATTTAACTGTAATGAAAATACGGAATATACCGGATACGAAGGTCACATACGTAACCTAGCCTTGGTAAGCGGAGACTTTGGTGGAGGGAATGTAAAAAATCAATGTGACTGCATGTTTTCTGAAGGCATTAACACGACAACGACAACGGTAACTGAATCAACACCCTATGTAACAGGCAAAATCGAAACTCCAATTTATACCACGGGGATAACGGGTTATGTAACTGCCACTGGCTACTTCACAAAAGCAACTGGGCTTTCCCAAGGAGAAGAAAGTATCAGTGGGTGCAATTGCGTATTCGTCGGTGGAACTCCCGCTTCTACGGGTGTAGGAACTTTCCCATTAGAATATCAATCTGGAGTAACAGGACTAATACAGATTGGGACAAAAATTGCTCTGCTAACTGGTTCAGGTTTTACGACTGGATACAACATCATAACAAGTGGTATAGACTACGATAAAGAAAAACAAAAGCTATATAGTAGATATTTTTTAAACTTTCGAGACGGGCTAATTAGCGGGGAAAAAATAGAAATACATACATTTGATGATTTACGTTCCGACATAGGGCTGATACCAGGTTCAGGACTATCTCTACAGGGGAATCAAGTCAGACTATATTATCATGGAGCTTTTAATCAAGCCTCTGGAGATAAATCGTACCCTACGGGCCTCACCTCTCATGAGTTTGATTACTTTGTTCACCCAACAGGTGGAGAGTTTTTCCTTAGCGGATTTCAAACTGGAGACTCTTACATAACTTACGATTTAATTGATGCGAGATCAATATGCATTGATTTTAGTGGCCTTTGGGAGGAAAACAGATTCAACGCGGCAGTTGGTGCTGGTCAAACGTGGTATCCTGATAGCCCCCAATTTTTAGAAACAGGAAACAACACCATCACAATTACTGGAATATCGGGAGAAAATGGATTTGCCTCAATTCACGATAGGGATGTATATATAAATGGACAAAAGTTGGTATTCGGAGTGGACCACGGTTATATAACTGGTATTCATACGGGGGATTATTGTTCCGATAGCCAATATTCCATCCAAACAGATTGCGAAGATGCTGGAACTTGCTCTGATACTCAATATACCACTAAAGCAACTTGCGAAGGAGCAACCCCCGCTGGGACTTGGACAAGCGAAACTTGGACAGAGTTTACTGGCGATGCTTTAGTATTATTCGGAGAAGGGCTACCCGGATGGGGTCACCAGACAACCAGCATAGTCAATAACCTTAATGTTCCGCAAGACGTTTTTACCGCCGAAGTGTGTTTCGTGCCTCAAAATACTGGAGAAAAACCCTCGATAATTAAAGAGATTATCCAAAATTGCACTATCGCCCCTTTCTGTAGTAACAATCAACACTTAACCGAGGTAGCCTGTTTCGAAACTGACGGTAGCTGTAGCAATACTAATTACTCCACGAAAACGACCTGCCTAGAATACGATGGTTCCTGTAGCAATACTAACTATAACAACAAATCAAATTGCGAAAACGCTAACGCAACTTGGACACCCACCAATACTTGGACGCCCACCAACACTTGGAACAACACATATGGAACTGAATCTGCTTGCGTAACCGCAGGTGGAGCTTGGGCTCCAATTGATGGTATATCAGACCCAATTTCTGGATTTTCTGAGCTAGTTTGGCTTAATGGTCTTAGGCAACAAAAAGAGCTCGATTATAGAAGGGGGCTTGAATGCAGCCTCACTAATTCCTTCAGTATTTTTGAAGAAACGCCCCTTATATTTTATAATAATGATACGAATTCTTTAAATATTGAGTGATTATGGCTGACTTCATCCAAAACATACAGGGCATATTAATTACACCAAGCCCCGCACTAAAGGCAAGCGGGTTGCTTAAGCACGCTAATTGGGTAAAGGGATACGCTTTTGGCGGGTGGATATTTAATAGCTCTTTAAAGCTTGGATTCAGCAAAGAACCTACCGAGCTAACCCTTAATATCGTATTAGAGGCTTCCTCAGATGAAATTTACAATAAGTCTGGCGCAGCTTTCGATATAAAACCTGAAATCTTAGAGAAAAGTCTTACCGCTAACGGCGGAGTAGACTACTTAGGTGAAGAAAAAACTGGTTATTACTTTACGATTGATATGCATGGGTTGGGGCTAAAAAGGATGTTTCTTTACGATTATGAAATTTCTATAGAGGCTAATCAAAAGACTTTAGCTGTGACATTTAAAGACTATTCTTTAGTTTTAAATAAAATTTATATCGGACTCATTAAGAGACAAGGCCCAGCGAAAGGAAGAACCGCCGGACTTCCAACTTTTCCCTTAAAAAACTCTGACGAAATAAAACTTAGCATGACAGGAGTAGAGATGGAAGCTTACTGTCCAAATTGTTATTTGTTAGGCGGGGAGGGTTTAGGCCCGTGGGGCTCTAAGTTAAGTAGTTTTTTTAATAAAGAAAAAGGAATTGTAGTTAGATCACTCGCCTTGGGGTCATTCGCCGTCAAGTACGGCGATAACGTAGACGAAATCAAAAAAGGTGTCGCGGATTTATCTTCTTTAAGATATTACGACCCTAAAAATCCAGATATTGTTACAGACAAAGCTTGCTACAACTCTGCTATCCCTTGGGTTGATTGTTTGGGGCTTTACCCTATGCCTAATCCCCTAATAAACGGGATACCGTTTGGCGCACATTGGCACCCGCTAAGACGTTTAGCTAACGCGGGGTTAATAGGAGGTTGGGAGCCTTCAAATCACCACTTTTGCAGAGGCGGTGATCCAGATTCCGGCATTACCGGAGACCAAGACCTTTGCGAAAAAGATCACTGTTCAGGGGCTGTCGCGGGGAATTCTATTGATTGTGCAAACGATGGCGGAACTTGGTATGCCGCAGGGACATGGGAAAATATGAGGAATTTATTTCCAAAAGAATTTTGGCGTGATCTTAGACAAAGAGTTAACGCTGGCGGACCCGCATCACGCCACCCGACAGGCTTTACAATTGATGGTGGATATCTAATGTTGGGAACGGAAGAGTTTACTGACAAAGCTTGCAGTGATTTACCTAATATAAGCTACAACTTCACTGAACTTCTTTATAGCTTAAAGTTTCATGGGCTGTCTATAAACACTACTACCGACGTCGGCTCTAATGGCATTTCAAGAAACGTTGATAAAAACCCTAAATTTAGACAAACCTACATCGGAACGTTACGCGAAGTATTAGAGCAGTGGTGTGGAGCATTCTCTTTAGATTTTTATTGGGATAATGAAGCCGAAAGAATTAGTTTCGTTGATCTTGAGCAGGGGGCAGACCTTAGCCAAATACAAGATATAGCAGACCCCACTACAGTCGCAGGTTCAGAATTCGCAGCAACAGATGACGGCAAAACCGTAATTATATCTTATAAAGAGTCAAGCTCCTTAGCAAATACCCACGTTCAACGAGTTATAACAAGTAACGTGAAACCGTTCGAAAAAAGAGAAAAGAGCAAAGACGTACAGAGATACACTCCGTATTTGCCAATGCACCCCTTAGATTTCACCGTTCCAAATACTTCAATGACTAATTATCATACGGTGTATGGGGAACTTTTTACGGAACAAAGATTCGCAAACATAATACCTTGGACTTCAGCTTTGAGGCCATACGTTCACCAAGATACGGGTCCAAGAATGTGGGCTGAACCAGCTATACCTATTTGGCACGAAGCAAGAAAAAGGATTTGGTATACCCAAAGGCAACTGTGGGACATAGATTACTCTATCGCTCTTTCGAAATTCAATAGGTCACTTAGAGACATATATGTTGGCCAAAGAGTTGTAGAAAATTGTATGTCTTCACGAAGGGGAATAATTTATGACGCTGACGGAAATGTAGATGGTCATGGAGGTGGACCTTGGAATGCTGAAATTAGCAAAGACTTCGAAGCAAACTGTATGGCTCTTGGTTTCTGGCCAATTTCCGAAGTGGTAGACCCAGTTATCAAGACTGACGTAATGACGGAATTTATGCAAGCAGGAGGCGATAACGATGTCCAAGACATTAATTTAGATCAAAGATTTTATAAGATTTTTATCGGTTACTATACAAACGAAGAACACGAAGACGTTGTTTCTTGGGAACAAAGGTGTGCGGATTCGATGTATAAGCACGGGGCAGCTATACAGGGAACCTTGCCTGGGTATCCGTTTTTTCCAAGAGAATTTTACGGATTCAAAGATGGCGAAGCTGGATTTGACCAACTACGAGGTTTAACTATACCTAAATTAGAGCATTCTTTTTCTCCTTCTGCGGGAGCGTACGCTCAATGCACGACATGCCTAGAGACGTTTGACGCCCCCTTTAATGGGGTATTAATTAGGTCGGGTAACTTTTTACCAACAGGTTTACTGTTTGCTGATTTGGATAACCCATGGGGAACTAACGTAGAAGATTTTGAAATACACTTCAATGAAGTCTTCATGGATAACGCATGTACCAAATACAACAACTCACTAAATATTAGAGAAGACATGGAGGACATGTACCCTTACAAAACACAAAGTTGGGACTTAGACGCTTTTGTACCTAAATTTTTTGATGATCTTAGCGAAGCTTGGGTCGCTTTAGAGGAAGACTTTGAAGACCTATACGCAAACGGAAGGTTAATTGATGAAATTTCCATCGCTGGAGTTGACATCAACAGCAAATTCAGAAGGACATGCAAAAAAATGCATGTAATGATTGTGGCAGATGTTACAAAGCACGAAAACATATATTTTCACCCACGTAGCACTAACGGGTTTATAAACAAAATGTCAAAACTTGAAAGGATGAAGTGGGAGGTCCAAGAGGGGTTTAGAAAAGCGAAAGAGGAATATTTCGATAGATGTGATTATGATATTAATTTTGAATTTTGTGAAGACGCGATAGCAAAACAAGAAGGTAACACTACCATTTACGGTCACACATTTGGAATAGATACGACAAGAAGTTGCGCCATTAGCCCTACGGGAGTCTACAAAGAAGGGTTTGATCGCAATCTTATTGGCGGATTCCCTGTGCTTCACCCTGTGTTTGGCCCATTTATTCATCCCGGAGACGTCAATTCAAGAGCTTTAAACATAAGATTAGTAAGAAATCCGAATCGAAATGTTAAGTATCCCCCTACTGATGATTTGGGTTTTTATTATCTAGCGGACCTAGAGGAAGACTTAGACAGATTACCAACTGCGGTCTTTGATTACAATCTTGTTTATCCAATAAATAATTTTAAAATGTACGCGCCATACGGCTGGTATCCCGGTACCGAACCAATGACGCAACCAATAGCATTTGGCATGGGCGTTATTCAAAGCCCGCTTTTCTTAGGCGGTTTAGGTAGCCCAGTCAACCCTGGGAATTTTCAATGTTACAGCGGCATTTGGAACGCTAAAATTTCAATTGAAGAAAGAAGGCCAGAGTTAGTAGAAATTTATGGAGAGCCCATATCCCTAAATAGAAACGGTAATCCAACTTCCAGCATAAAGATTATCAATAATACTGTTGACCCAGATATGGAATCCATGATTGATCCACACAATAACGCATTTATTACAAGAATATTTGACGCTGACGGATCAGAACTAAAAACCGTTGAAGACTATCATGATTACGTATCTCGTGGCGCAATCGCTGGAGCAAGAGGCTTGGATGATTATAGCGTGATTAAGCCAACGAAGCAAATTACCATGAAATTAGCTGGTTCAGTAAATGAATTTCCAAAATTTAAACTGCTTGCTCACCCAAGATTTGGTTTGACTAGCTATTCGGTCTCTCTGGGGGCGGACGGATTAAATTCAGACTTATCATTTGCAACCAGACCTCCAGCACCACCAGAAATGGAGTCTATTCTCAACAAGATTGGGCCAAGGATTATGTAATATGGTTTTTCAGGGAGAAAACTTCGCCTTAACGCCGAAAACAAGCCAATTAGGTTTTGTATTTGACGGACTCTCCTTGTCTAACGGTAATGGTACAGCGGAGATTGGGTTTTCGGGAGAAGGAAAGACGTCAAGCTTCTTTTTTTCTGGAAGGAAATTGATGGACCTAAACGGAAACTACGTTTATTCATACGAGCCGAACTCTTCCATCGGAATTTCTGGAGATATTAAAGGAAATGTTTATAGATATTTTATAGATGACTCTCCTATTGGGGATGGGCTTACTCAGCCTAATTCCTTTACTATAGAAAAATTCTTCGCTAAGACTACGGATTGCTCTCTTACAACAAATGTAGTTTTAAGTTGCCCCAAAATAGATTATAAAATAAGTTTTGCCTCTTCCTTTGTCGCTGGCAAACTTCTTAGCGGGAAAATAGAAAACAACTCAGCAATTGATTTTAAAATTCTAGGTAGCTACTTTTCAAAAACTCAATCATCCCCAAGTCTTAGTGGGCTTGTTACGGGAGATGTATCAGCGCATTCAGCACTAGATTTCACTCTTGAAGACATCTCAGAGAGTTTCTCAAGTAATACTCTGAATTCTATACTTAACCTAAGAACAACAATTGGGACAATAACGGTAGCTGTAGATTCAGAGAGGCTTTCTGGATCAGCAGGTACGCTAACTAATTTTGATAGTTGGAAAAACGTAGACCCAATAATTGCTCCGTATTTTTCTGGAAGTGGAAACGCTGCAAAATTTCATTGGCTACAGTACGAAGAACAAAAAGAGAGTTACTCTTTGTCTTATGAATCTTACGATGAAAGGGGAGTTTTTAAAGAGAAGCCTTTAAAGGTTACCTTGGAAAATGTTTCTCCAGAAAGCGGAGTTTACTATACGGGAGTGTACGTTGATTCGTTTTTTACGTATTTTAGTGGCCACGATTACTGTATAACTGGCCAAGAATGCTCTAATACTCAATACACTACTCAAGCGACCTGCGAAGCCGCTGGAAGTTGTGATGCGGGAGGACACACCACTGAAGCGGCCTGTGAAGGTGCTGGTCAAACTTGGACATTTGAGACTTGGGACGATCTCGTTAGGCCAATATGGCAATGTTCAGGGAAGTACCCAGGAAGCGGAAGGTATTCTGAGTTACCGACTATAAGGTTTTTAGATTACAGTAAAATCACGGGTGCGACCTTTAATACGAATAATCTACTAACTAAAGATTCACCAGAAAAAATACCAATTTTATTTTCAGGATATACGGGCGAATTTGGAACGGGTGCGTCAGGATATTTTTTAACTGAGGCTTTCCAAATAGATATAAAAAACTATTTACCACAAAATCATACCGACAATACTCCAGACGGAAGCAACACTATTGACTGGAGAAGGGTAACAGGTGTTGAAATTACAAGCCAAGGAACTGGTTATACAAAAATGCCACTGATGTTTATGGCGACAGGAACAGGCGACGATTCCAGCAACGATTCAACGTGGGACAATACTTTAATAGGAGGAACTGGGTATGATGTTGGCAAAAGGAGGTCTCCTTATGTTTTTGAGGGCTTTGAGGCTCAAGCGTTAGGGGAGTACACAACCGACTCTTTAACGGGCTTGTCTTTTTTCGAAAAGGATGGAAACGATTATTTATTCAGTGGTGTACTAATTACCAACCCAGGGTCAGGTTATGATCCCGATATTTACAAGCCAGAAGTTAGGCTCATCCGTCACGTAAATGACTCTTTTGGAACGGGAACGGGAGATAATGCGTCTGGAGAATTCTTGTTTAACAAGAGCGGTCATTTTTATGAATTTGATAAGCACTGGGACATAACAACAGGTGTAAACCTTAGTGGAGGTGGCCTAAGATTTGGCGAAAACAACATGTTTATTGATGGGGAAAAATACAGCGGAAGCATGACCTTGCCCGATAGTGAAAGATCGTTTTTTATTGATGTCCATTTTAAAAACTCCAGCATAGATGAACCAATGGTTAGTAAACTTTATATAGAGGGGGAGAACGCTTTTACCTCAACGTATTTAATAACAGGCCAGAACATTTTTTCACAAAACACTGGCTTGGGCTACTATGTGCCCACGCCCCTCTTCGATGGGCAAAACTTTTTCAACACAAATTATTTTGGGAGCTAAAAATGTCAAGCAGTTTTAAAAATACCGATCCAAAAGTTCAGAAGCTCAACCTAAAGGAGAGAGAAAAAACTAACAAAAATGAAAATGATCGCAAAGACAAAGACCAGACGTTTAGCCTGAAGGTTGTTGCAAACCCAGGTGACCCTGGAACAACGGAGGACACTCACTTTGATATATTAAGTAGGTTTGTTATTTGTGAAAAAGAGTCAGCTAACAGGGTAGTTACGAATGATAAATTTGGAAAAGTTTTTTATTTAGTTAAAAGACCGGAGCATTTATGGATTAGTTGTGAGGGAGCCCCAGATACAAAAGCTAACGATTACCAAGGCACAAGAAGAAAGGACTACTCTGGAAATATTAGCGTTGGCAGAGCGGGCTTTTATAGTATTAATACTATCCCCAAAATAAATAGGCCATATACCGTTGGCGAAATACTTACTTGCCGTAAGCTCGTTCAGCACGAAACCCCACATGAGACCGATTTTTTTGTTTCAGCTTTTGGTTATGATACCTATGGTGAATTTGACAAATTATATGGGGGAGTTGGACACAAGGGAAATAAAGATAAAATTGCGATTGCTCCGACAGACGAAGCAAAATATTCTGACGGTTTTTGGTCAGATTATGGCCCACCGAGCAGCGTGAAAGTAGTAGATGGAGTAATTTACAACTCTCTGACCCAAAAAGAAATAAAAAGAAATACGGCTGATGATCTCTGGAAGCAGTTAAAGCCTTTATATCCTGCTGACAGCAGCTATTTGGCCCCCAAAGCAATTGGAACCTGTAGCATAATAAACCCTCACACTAAAAAAATTATTTTTCATGAGATGGAGTGTAGGAACTTCGGTGGATTTTGGACTCCGCCAAACCCTAGTAGAACGATGAATGATCCAGCCGTTGGGGAACATCACTACTGGATGATTTTGCATTACTATTTATATCATTACGCTCTAGGAATTTGTAATCCAGATAACGCGAGCACCGTTGATCGTTTGAGAAGTGGTACTCAGAAATACCAAGGGAATGGTGTCGATCCAGATGGAGTAGCTTACCCAGACCTAATGGCTCGACAAGGGGGGTTCTTAGGTCAAAACATCCTTAAGACTTGTGTGGTAATGGAAGATACAAATACAGACAACAAACAAAGACTTACGTTAGACGAATGTATGCCACTAGTCATAGCTAGTCCAAACCAATTTCCAACACCCAAAACTAGACAAGCTGGTGCAATTTTATATCAGCCAAGTTATTCGGTTGTAGCCGATCAACAAAACCTTAATCCATAAAAATTAAATAAAATGAAATTACCAGATAAAGACTTAGTTCACAAAATGTGTGAAGACCCGCGTTGCCAATGTGGGTGCGATGAGGAAATCTTAAAAAGGGCAGAGCAAGACCCCAGCTATTGGCCAAAAATGGTTGAAGCTCGGGAAATAATTGCCAAACGCGCACAAGAAATCAGAAGACAAAGAGAATCAAGATCAAGGCGTCCTTAAGGAACCTTCTTAATTCTTTCTATTAACTCAAAGACTTTTACCTTGGGTATGTCTGAGATAGTAGAAATGTCCGTAGCTCCGTCGTAGTCTTCATCTTCTAGTCTTTTTTTCACGTTTGCTAGGGTCACTTTTTTTTCTCTCATCGCTGATTCCAAAAGCGAATGAGGGCCAACAGCCGCTTGATGCTGCTCAGGGTAAGTTTGGTTTGCTTTGTTTTCTGGAAGCTCTTCTTGGGAAACGATATTAATTTTAAGAAAGTTTCTGACGCACCTTACAAAAGCTCGATTTTCAGCGATAGGGCCAAGGAAGTTTTTTGCAAAACTTTTGGTGTTGTTAGGCGAAGCATCTCCTATCGCTGAAAAAGTGATAACATGCCCTTCTGTTTCATAGTTGGGAACCCAATCGATAGAGCAAGTAGCTACGACGTATTCTGGACTGGGGCATTTTACCGCATACTTTACAGAAGTATACCCCCTAATTTGGGCGAGCTCTTTAATGCCACCGAGGAGAATGATAAGTTGGCTGTCTGGAAGTAAGGTTACGTCAGTTTCTTGAGTCTTGTTTCTGTCTGGGACAAGATATTGAGCTTTGACCATCGCTCTCCAATCGATTGCTCCGTCTTCGTTAAAGACGTAATCAGCCCCACTAATCAATCCATCGGCACCCCTTTTAATGAATTGGCTTTTTATTTTTTTGGTCGCCATGAAGAAATTATAGCAAGACCTTTTAGCTAGTCAAGCATTTTAACTATATGAAAGTGGTCTAAATCATCAAAAAATCTCTCAGAGCACTCTACAGCCTCAAAATTACCCATGGAAGGCGTACCCTTTTGATACTTGGGAAAACTTGAAAAGGTCTGCCGCTCAGACATTATAACCTTATTTGATTTATAAAATAAATTATCTAACTTTTCAAGCTTCGCCACCAACTCTTCCTCTGGTTCTTCTATGTGGTTGATTCTTGCCACATCATAATAATTTATTTTTTTATCACTTATTTTTTCGTCTGAAAGCCGAGAGACCAGCATGACATTAATGCCCAATTTACGAGCGTGACTTATAAATTTAGGGTTATCGTGCTCCTCAATTTGGTAAATTAAGTGAGCTATATTGGGGCGATATCTTTCTAATATTTTGAGATTAATAGGCTTATCCGTTACGATACCACACTTAGAAATTTGCAATTGCTTGATAAGATTTTCTTCATTAAAATGGTAATCCATTCTGTATTCAAGCGGTTTATCATTTCCTTCTACAAAATGCACAGATTTAGGAGAAAATACCAAGAAGGGCTCTTCGTGATACCTTTCTCCAATGTGTATCGTCTCGTATGGCTTTTTAAAATTTAAATCAAGTAAGTCACAGACCGCTTTCGCGACTTCCTCGGGCTTTATATTGTTTATTGTTCTGGGGCTCTCATCAAATGAATAGCTTGGCCTCTTCGTTCCCCTAGGAGAAACAATTATTTTACATTTTTCAGGATCAGACCAATAGGGACCAGAGTTTTCTGGTAACATGTTGGAATATAATCCAACGATTTTTTTATCTAGGGCGGAGGCCATATGGATAGCAAAACTATCAATACCTAGGTGAAGACTTGCATTTTTTATAATATAATTAGCCTGTTTCAGAGTGGTGGTGCCTGAAAGATTGATTACTTTTTTTAGAGGCTTATCCTCTTTTGATCCAATCTGTAATATTTTTAAATTGTTCCTCTCCAAAATTGGGTGGATTAAATCAATTACTTGCTGCCAACTTTGGTATTGCCTAGACGGAAACTTAGCTTCTCTTTGGATCGTGATATATTCAGAATCAGTTGGTATCGGAAAATAGTGTTCGTACATATAAGGCTTATCGATTTTAACCCCACAAGACAAAGCGTATGATTCTAATTGGTGCATTTTAATTTTTTAATTCGTAAGCGATTTTATCTTTACCGTTATGTAGGTAATTTAACATCCTCTGCGTTCCTAAGTGAGCTAAAAACGCTATCTCAAAATAGCCGTCATGTTCCCCAGAGCCCTCTAGCCACAACAAGTTGTCCATTTGGGGTGTGTAAGGTATTATTTTATAAATGAAAGGGTTACCTTCTAGTATCTCAAAGTACTGCGGTTGAGTTGCGACATATAAATTGTAGTTTGGATAGGTTTCTTTTATTGATTTAAATAAGCTTGTAGAATTATAAACGTCACCAATGCTTTCTGGCATCACATAAAGAACCCTTTTGCCTTTGTCGTCTTTGCCTAAGATGTCAGCAAAATCTACTTTTTGATTTTTTTGGTTATCTTTTACGGCTGTTTGACGGAAAAAGTTTTCAATATTTCTCCTATCGGTCCCTTTATCTATTTCCGCCATCCAGTATTTAAACCCTTCATCTTGATTATCAACGTCTCTCATCTTCAGAATTTTATGGTACATTTCAAGAATCCACTCTTCATCGCTTAAATTTGAGGGGGGCTGATAGTGGGGGTCTTTTTCTTCTTCTTTTTGCGAAAAGTCATAATCAGTAAAGGGCGATTCATCGATGAACTTTTCAAATAAAGGCCCAATCACATTAATAGAATAATTATTTATGGTCCACTCCCTAGCTTTTTCTCCCTCTTTTTTTCTTTGATTAGGGTCCATCTCCACGACCTTTTGAAGCTGTTTTGATATAGACTCTGGACAGGTAGAAGCTTTGATAAATTCTGTTCCTGGTTCTCTGTACTCAGCCCAATCTAAAGCTAATGATTTAGCTTCGGGTACACACATATCTTCTCCGCAACTGTAGTTGGTAACGAGGGTGATTAATTCTGTTAGTTTAGCCTCCTGTATTGGGATTTCTTGACCACCTGATGTGAATGGGTGAGCGTAAACGTCCATTAAATTATAAACTTGATTGAGTTGAGGCTCATCCACTCCCACTTGTGGACTCGTTGTCACTTGAGATTTTTTAGCTGAACAAATTTTGCAATCAATGTCCTGCTTTGTAAAAGGCTTAACTTCGTAATTTAAACAAGCCTTACATACGTAGGTGGTTAGTATTTCTTTTTTGTTAACTCCATGTTCATCAGCTAATCTATGGATATTCCAGCCTTCACCAAAGTGGGTATGAAAAAGTAAAAATGTTTTTTTGTTAGGGTTTTTTTCTTTGAATTTTTTGTACCCCTGCAAAAGATTTGGTACGGATTTTCTAAGCTGATTTCTAAAAACAAAGCCGATTACGAAAGCGTCTTGTGGTATTCCGTGTTTTTTTCTTAGGTTTTTCCTTTCGGAATCTTTTAATCGATAGAACTCTTTTTCATGAACGACCCCAGAAACCTGTTTGACATGCTTGTGACCAAGCTTATGTAAAGCTTTGACTGCAAAATTACTCCATATCCAATAGTTTTTTATTTTTCTAGCCTTCTCTACTGCGGTAGGAAGAATTGGGAGAGAATCCAAAGTCGTCCAGATAACAGAGGTGATTTTATTCCACCATTTTTTCCCTATTGCGAAGTCTACGCCCCAGATATCTTGAGTTGCCATATAAATATCTGGCTTCTCTTCTTGAATAACTCTATCTATGTAGTGAGACCCGTAACTGGCCAATCTCGCTACGTTTGGGTCTTTTTGAAGCTCTTGCATTTCTTGCTGGCTGTCAGGTAAACACCCAACAGATTTCCAAGGAGTCCGCTTCAGTTCGGGATTAGAATAATTTAGACCAACTACGTAATGGACTAAGTCGTACTTGCCCGTTCTGTACAGGTATTCAAGCAAGATTTTTGCATTACGCCCGAAGCCAGTCTTTGCCAAACAGTAATCAGTTTGGAAAAGTATTTTTTTCTTTTTCATTTAAAACACGATGTCATCTATATCAACTGGAGATGCTGCTTTTTCCTCTTTGGGGGCGGCGGTTTTTTGATATTTCTGAGTTTTGGAGTTATCTTTACTTTTAATCTCCGCAACCTTATCAGAGAATAGGGTATCAATCATAAATAGCAAGCACTGACGGAGAGCGATAGATTCTCCAAAGTTTAGAGCTATACTAAAAGATACCTTTTCTGAGGGGTCATCTTTTGGCTCTTTCGTTGCCATAAAGATATGTCCTAATTGGTTACCTTCCTTCATATAGGGGGCGAATTTCATTCTGGTAATATGTTCCGCCTGTGGACTGTTGTGATATCCTTCAAATTCTCTACAATTCTCTAAACAGTCTAATATTCCACCAACTTCATTTAAATTTAATTTAATTTTAACGTTTTTTTGTGGATTATCTTTATTTTTTCGAAAAGAACCAGTTCTGCTTTTAGCATCCCAAGAGGCTTGACGTATGATAGACGCAAAGAATGCTTTATTTTGCGGGCTATACCAAAACGAGCAAGCAGCCCCCATATTTTTAGCATTAGGCTTATAAAACTGTATCATAATAGGTGTAATTATACAGGGGTAGAAGGAAAAGTCAAGGGAAAAGATGCAGGTACCAGAGTTCATACAGAATTATCGCACAAAGCTCCCCCCCGAATTCTTGGGGGCTCTTACGGCCACCTATCTTAGAATATATCCCAAAGGAGGCGGCACCTATCAGTGGTCAAGTAGGGAAACTTACCAGTTAAATGACGTAATTGAGTATAAAGGAAATTATTTCAAATCTGACACGAGAGGCAACCTTGGCTCCCCACCTGATGGGACAATGCCTAACATGCTAAATTGGAGCCAGCTAAATATCAAATCTGTTCCCCTTGGTTACGCTCGCGACGACAGTGTAGATAATTACTGGACGGGAGCTTTGGTAACTCGGATAGCTGGCGAAGGCACCTTCCCTCTCATATACCAAGGTTACGTTGCTGCTGATAATGATCGTGGCCCTGACGCTTTTCATCAATACAATAAAAAAGAAGGAAAATTACAAAGCTTTTATCAATCCCCCCACATGGCCATAGCAAGCACCAAGGGTCGAGGAGAAGCTGTAACTTTTGAATACACTTATTCATTGCCTATTTTTGAGCTTTGCCACGGGACAAGGCCCATAGAAAATCAAGGAATATCCGGTAATTATAATTTTTATAATGCATTTTATGCGCCGGGGTATTACCAACCTCCCTACGGAGAGAATCCGACACTAACAATAGAAGGGGGCGATGAGGGACTTGAGGGGCAGATGGCGGAATTGTCCATGTTAGCTGGAGAATTACCCGGAGGTTATGGGTCGTGTTGCAAAAAAATGTCCATTGAGGAAAAACGCGCCTATTGGGGTATCAGAACGACTTTCCCAACTACTGGCCCATTGGTGTCGCAAGACACGAAGAGAGGGGAAGTCCACCCCATTCATGCACCTTCAGAGGAATGCCCTCCAGAATTTGAACCGTCCGTTTACTTTGTTGAAACGACTTATGGTTGGCACCCAGGCTCAGTGTACGCTCGTTTAGCGGGAAATTTTTATAATGACAACCCATTTCCTTCGGCGGTAGATATGGATGGGCACGCGCAAGCCCATGTTTATAGGACTCAGACTTGTTATACGGGTGGACAAGGGTTATACCAAGGTTGGTTTTTGGATGACGCAGGAACTTTTTTGAACCAAAGAGGAAATAACGCTTACCCTAGGCTAACCTATCCAATTGCGGGCATTACCGAAACTAAATTAAGAGGAAAAATTTGCAACGCTAGAGCGTTAGAAACAAATACAGCAGTGTCAGCTTGCTCTTCTTGCACGAATATTCAATTGGGGGCTGCGACTGGACCTGGAGCAGCATTTAATGATCAAGCTAACTTCCTCGGTTATAGTGATTCTGTCTATTGGCATTTCATATTTAGATATAATCACGAAGAGTTCTTTAACCAAACGGAAAACACCTCAAGTAATCTTGTAACTTCATTTGTTGGAATGGAAGGCAAGGGTGCTTCGATGGCGACCCAAAATCATTATTGGACATACAGGCAGTGCCCAAATACTATCGATTATCTCCCTTGGTCTTCAGCAACCCCAATACACGCTTGCCCAAATGAATATTTTGATGTTCCTTATTATGCTGCAATAGGCAAGTTCGGTTTTTACGGGGCTAGATTTTTAAATAAATGCGGAAGAACCTCCGCTGATCTTTCTGGTTCAACCAATGACGGTGTGGATGATTTAGCGTATCATTTTTACTACTATAGGAGACTTGACGAATTTAAAAACTTCCCACCAAACAACGCTGTTGACGGGGGCAATTGGACATCTAGAAATGCTGCGAAAATACTAAGGGTAGAAAAACAATTTGATAGTGGTCCTTCATTCGAGGCTCGAAATAAAGCTAAAACTCAATATCTCAAATATAAAATTATTAAAATTGATGAGGAATGTTATGTTTTAAATGCTGATTCTGACCCCCAAGAGGAACGTGACGCCTTAAATAATGCGTGGGATATAGAAATAGGCTCTACCGCTGGCAGCACCAACGCCTCTTCTACTTGCTGGGGAGATAGCAGTCTACCACAAGAAGACTGCCACTCCTACTGTACTCCAACGAATGATATTCACGGTAACGAAATTACCGCTGAGTGGAATTGCGAAGGTTTTGGTGGCGGTAGATGTTACGTAAAGGGGGTCGAGCAACCTGGGGTAACTCAGTTTTGGTGCAATGTTAGAAAGGAGCAGTGGGTGGCAGGACAATGGAATGTGCGTAAATGGCAGCTTTCGTGTGATAATCAACCAAATCAAATTTCATCACCTAATCCAGGGGTACCTCTCGCTGGAGGTGTTATACCAGTAGCTGGCGACATTCCAAGAGATTGGCCTTTGAATATTTCCGACTGTAATTGTTGTGATGGCGTCGGGAATGAAATTCCTCCAGGAAGCGTCAACAACACAACTGCCGCTTATATTGAACCTCCCGTTTTAAACTCTTCCTGCTCTGAAGACGACTACAGAACCCTTCTGAAAGTAGCTAAAAGCGAACAAAGAGCAAGCGAGTGGTTTGCTGGAAATATAGGCTTCTTTATCTGGGCTAATTGGCCCCTAATAGTCGCATCTAACGAATGGAAAAAAGACCTTGTTGGAGACGGATCAGAAGGATTTAAAAGAGCGTTAAGCAGATTAAAGGACGACTTTGATTATCATCTTGGCGGAACAAAAGAGCACTTTTTAAAAAGCGTAGAAGTTGGAACTTGTTGGTCACTAGCAAGCAATCAAATGCTTCCTCAATACACAGATGAAGTAACCTGCAAAGCGAATCTAGGAAAATGGAAGAATAGCGATCTTATTTTGTTCAAAGGCGGAGGAGGCCCAGATGAGCTATTTCAAAGTGGACCGTTAACCTACTCAATAGACTCAGATAGAAGCGATATTTTATTCACAAATGAAAGATATGAAAGATTCACGCGAGAACTGCAAGATGACAGAAGAAATAACGTCTTTTGCAATGGCGAAAAAGCTATCAACGCTTGGAATCATATATTGAAAAACTTTTGTTCTTATGTGGTAGAAGTACCAGGGAAGGCTGATGAAGATTTTTACAGAAGGCTCATCGAAAGCAGAGAAAGAAGGCTACTTACCAGATACGTAGAAAACCACAACAGAGGTATGGCTACTGATCTATTCCCACTAAGCCAAATAACTTTTGCGGTAGACCATATGACTGGCTATTTAAATGACAATCATTGGGGGCGAGCTACGGTTGATAGCGCACAAACTGTCGATGATATGCCGGAAGTAGAACGAAGATACTTCCAAGGTGTTTACGCTTCTAAGGATTTAGTAACAGGTATACAAGACATTGTGCAACTTCAAGCAGGAGCAAATCACTTTTTCTATGGGGGCATGTACAATAATGTAAATTGTGGCGGGGATTTGCCACGTAAATCCTACAACATTAGCGCAAGCATAATAGGAAAGATTAAAGACGCTGCAATAAAAAGGTCTCCATGGAGGCTTCAAGGAATGGGTGGCGTAGGTAAACTTGATCCTAATTTTTCCTGCTTTACTCCGATTTTCACCCAACAACCATTGGATGCTGTATGTAAAATTGGGCAATCCCCGACGTTCCGGTGCGACGTTGTAGATTACCACACAATACCAGAGGATAAAGTCGGTAAGGGATATCCAGAAATTGACTTTTGGGTAAACAATTTAAAATTAGTAGACCCCGATGGGCAAAGTCTTTACCCAATAGACATGCAGTGGTATAGAATTCACAAAAGTAAGTTAGATACAAATGATCCTGCTCTTACTAACGTAAGCTCCCCATTAGATGACGCGATAGGTGGCAACAAAGCAATGTTGTCTGTTTTAGAGTACGCAGAACCAGCTTCCTTAGAGGGGAATTGGGCTTGCATAGAAGGAAGGGGAGGGAGAGGAACCAAAGATTGTACCCTGTTTCACCCTTACGAAAGTGTTGCTGAAAGTCATGTAGACGAATACCAAGGTAATGAAGCTCAATTCTTAAAAAACGCTGGGAATCCTAACACCTGCAAATGGCCCAACACGCCCAAAATTAATCAAGATGCGATGTTAACAGCGGGAACGATTGCTCAAGGTGATGCGGAGTGGCCCCCAGAAGCTTATTGTAATTACCGTCCAGAAGAAATCGGCTTACACGGAACCTTTACTCATTGCGCGAATAACGCCTCCCCTTGCGCTGGAGGTAACCCTGACGTTACCACTTTGTGGGTCAGTGGCTCTGTAAACCTAGAAGAAACGCATAACGGAGCGAATAATCAAACTAGCTCTTACGTTTTAACAAAGGGGAACGTGGTAAACGGTAACACCACGTACACCGTTGGTTATGGAACATTTGGATATAAGCTAGATTGCGAAGGAATCGTATACCAAAACCCAAAAAATGGAGGTTGGTTCGAATCGATATCTTGCGACGGGTTAAAACCAGGAGCCGATATGGATTCTTACACGGTAAAAACAGGACGCAATACTGCATCAATGATATTTCAAAAAGGCGCGAAAGGGTACGGTAGTGATGACCCTGATGAAGAATATTACTATTTTGCGCTTGCCTCTGGAAGGTTTGGAATGAGGAGGAGTGAGTATGCGAATTTAGAAACGGAAAACTGGTTACGAATGGATGTGTCAGTTAGAAACGGTTCCCCCGCTGAAGGGACACTTGGCCTTGGGATATCCGTAAATCCTTGGTTTGGAAAAAAAGACTTCACGTCTGTATCTTTTGTGCCTGGACTTTTTGGAGCGGGAGAACAACTCGGCGCAAATATGAAGTGGCAAGGGATACCAGGGGCAGCAGGAAATAAGGTTATGCCGTTTGCTGGCATTACAAGAGACCCAAACGCTGCTTGGGAAAATACTTGGAGAACGTACATGAACCTATCCAACAACTGCGAATCATTCGCTCCAGTTGGAATGGAAAACTTTAGAGGTACAACTAGAACTTATCAACCCCCTGTGCAAACAGACATTCGGGGTACGCGAGCAGATCAAGCATCTTATTTCGAATACGGGTTACTATACCCTTTCGGGCTAATGTTGGACGCGAACCAAAAAGGATCGCAATCAGTAGGGGATTTAATTTACGGATATCAACATTTACCTAAGTGTAAAAATTACGAAATGTACCCTGGGAACAAGGGTCCAAGATTAAGCCTCACGTTTAATGGGTCCGCCATTAGACATTTTAGTGTTCGTGATCCTGCTGTATTGTGTGATCATAATCCACCCGGTCTAAAACCAAGGCAGCTTTTTCATCATGGAGAATTTTACCCTTGGCCAGAGACAGACTCTTATCGGGATTATCCAGAACTTATGATTGGTTATTGGGGCATGGGAACAGCTTGGCAATTTTCAAATCTTTTAGGAAAAATACCAAGATTTGGCAAAGCAGGATATCATGAAACCAAAGGTCTCGGTCAAGGCAAGATATTTAAATACGAAGCTGCCGACACAGATGATGTCTACTATTGGGGAGGGGAAAGAAGCGGGACAAGAGAGCGAAATTTTAAGGATGCTCAACGATTAATTGGAGGAACTACGCTTGCTGGTAGCAATTGTGGCTGGTGCGGCCATGGAGAACCAATTCCGGGGAGCGAAATAAACGCACGCTCTGGTTCCGCTGGAAGATTCATGCTTTATTTTGTAGAGAATCACCAAAGGGTTTGGTTAGCTTGTAACGGGAAAGGCACGAAGAGAACAGCGAACCACAGCTACATTGCTCCAGGTTTAAGGAGGGGCTCATCAGCTATCCAATTTTTTTGGGGGGGAAAACCTTACAATACTTACTTAAAAAGAGAGCCAATGTATGGTCCTTATGCTTTTGAATGGAAAACGATGAACCACAACAGGGATAGAAACGGGAACGGACTATCTGAAGCTTTCTATTCCGCTGGTCACAATAGACAAATTCACCTTTATGATCCTCCCGCTATTTACGGTCTTTATTTAAAGCAACAAGGCAAAAAAATTAGTGCAAAAGTTAAATGGATGAAGGACACCCGCAAAAAAGCTTTTGGTGCTGGTTACAATACTAAAGGTTTACGATTTGGCAGACACGGCATGAAAACTGGATGTGGCACAATCAGACTACATTGCGTAGATGACCGTAGAGAAGAACCAGGTAGCCCCCTAGTAAGCCACCCCCTTACCCACGGAGACCCAAGATGTACGTATTATTATTACGGAAAAAACTTAGGGGTTGATCCTGGAAAAAATTACGGCTGTGACAATTTGCAGTTAATGGCGGGTCTTTGTTTCGACCCGTGCCTAAGCATGAAATACAATTACGGGTTTTTCCCAGGAGGAAAATTGCTGGCACTATCAAACTATGTAAAATTTAAAAGAACTTTAGTTAAAGAAGCTCAACCGAGCATAGGATTTGATAAATATATAATTCAAATATCAGCAGATCACAGATACAAAGACGAAACTATATCCTACACAGCGCATCCTGGGATGGGTCCAAAACCAGTTAGGGGAGGGTACCGTAGAATAATGAGGGGTCCATGGGCTACTCCATATAAATTAGTAAGGGAGTCTATACTTGCAGATTTAAAGGGAAATAACCTAACAAAATACAAGAAATTCGACCATCAAAAACGACTAGCTATAGGTACTCAGTGTAAAATGCCAGCGTGGTACTCTAGGGCGGATTACAGTATAGAAAAACGAAGTAACACTTATATAAATAAAAAATACGCAGAATACTTAGGTACAGAAGTTAGCCCCTGCACTTCTCGGGGGGCAGACCATTGCAATTATCTAACCGCGACCTGCCATTTAGGCATGGATAGCATAGTTGTGGGTCAACAAGATGTTTTTGCTCATTGGGGGGCCGCGCTCGCTGGAAAATTTGAAGATAGTAAAGAGTTTAACGCGACCCAAGAACTAGCGAATGCAGTTATGGAAGGCTTGGCAGAAGCTGGGAAAGCTGCCCTCTCGGCTGCCACAATAGCGGGAGGAGCAGCAGCTTTAATATGTTTCCCCGTGGGGGTAGGTTGGAAGATTGGCATCGTTGTTGGCGGCGTAGTTACAAGGTGGGTCATTGTAGATGGGCCTAAGGCCACTAACCAAGAAGCATGGTTTGTAGTGAGAGATATGCTTGGGGGGGCGGTCTTACATGATCGAGTGCAAATGAAAGCTTGCGTAAATAAATGCTGGAAAGACACCAAGCCCCCCGCACCTGACAGTACCCCAGATTGGCAGACGTTAAGTGAACGGGAAGCAGCAAAAAGATCACAAGAAGCGTCTAGAATTATGATGGAATGTGGTATAAACTGTACTATAGCAGATGCATATGAAGCTGCTGGTGGTAATAATCCATTAGGAGGCTTAGAGTAGAATAACATCCGTTATCCTGAATAAAAAATGTCAAAGCCGACAAAATATAATAGTGAATTTTATCGAACTTCACCAGAGAAAACTTTCATAAGAGTTACGGGGAAATCTTCTTCTTTTGTTATTTGTTATTTTGTAAAGAATATTCCAAATCCTGATTTTGCTCCAAGGCTGGAAACAGCATTAGCGGCAATTTTAGGCATGGCGTCAGATTCAGCAGGAGCCACAGCAGGAAGTACCGTTCAGGACATTCTTGGTAGGGGCGGTTACAAAACTGTAAAAAGTGAAAGTATGGCTGGCGAATCAGTAGTGAGCGACTCGGGTGAAGACAATATAGAAAAATTACAAGCCGCCGAAGGATTTGATAGCGAATCTAAGTTTCACCAATATGTTGAATACGCTAAACCAAAGGTGGTTATAAGTTCGGGCAGTTCAGAACTTAAGACTGATATTGCTGCGTGTGCCGTAGCATTAGGTTTATCGATGGGAATGGAGGGGATGAAAAGCGGTTTTGAGGTTTTCTTTTTATACCAAAGAATGCTTGGGTATTTCGCTTTTAAACACAGGATATCAGTAGAAATGACTTTTGGAGACATGGTCGCGCTTACTGAATTAAGTTATGAAGACGTCCTAAAAGAAGTTAAAGTCGAACAATCTTCAGAAGGAACCGTGGAGACGATAATGACGTCTTTTGGTTTTGAAGATTTAACTGACATCTTTTCCGATGGACACCTTGATCCCCAAGTAATGAAAGATAGCGAGCTTCAAGCCTACAAACTTGAAGCAGAATTTGTTTATTCAGACCTTAGCTGGAAAGATGAGCGTTATTGCGAAGACGTGTCCGTTCCAGTGTTGAATGACGACGATAAGATAACTGGGTACAAAAATATCGGACCAATAGATTATCCATGCATAGATGAATCCTACAATATCGCTCCAGTTACCGGAAGCATGTTGAGTAGGGTAACCGTAGAAGCTCCCCCAGTGTACGGACAGTATTCCTCAAAAGCTATAGAGTACATAGAGCAAAGGTTAAGAGAAAATTACCCAATCGGAGCACTTTACGGCGATAACTGGGACTTTGATAACGCTGAATCATATAAGCACGCAGACGGTACATGGCTGACTGCTTGGTATGAGGGCTCAAATTTAATGCATACGGTTACCGATGGCTCTCACTTTGAAGCTTACTCCTATGTGAACGATCACGAAACAACAGACGGGAGACCTTGGAGAGATGCTTATAGACATGGGTGTTGTTACAACTCGCAAGGAAATTACCTGTATGGAATGTGTGGGTACGGAGTAGAAGGAAAGAATTACTGCCTAACGTGGGCATCACAATGCGCTGGTTTTACCATAACAAGCAAAGAAGATTGTGAAAATGTTGGTGGGTATTGGGCTGCGGGAGCAAGCCATGCACACAATGAAGGTCCGGGAAGTGAAGAGCATGGCCATTGCGATTTTACAACCGAAGCAAAATGTCAGAATGGCGGGGGAACTTGGAGTCCTTATTCTTGGCAGTGGGCTGACCAATACGAAATACAAGCTCCACTTGCGTTTCCGGTGGGGGTAGAGCGAGATATGAGCTTAAGGCATCACATCCTTAAAGAGGATATAGGTTCTGCGGCTTATTGGTGGGATGATACGACAGTAATAGAAAGAACTGGGTTTGCTATAGCTCCCATAGAATTTCATCCAGCGAGGCTTTACGGACAATATAAAGATCATAAAGTTAACCCAATTATAAATTTCACGAGCGTCGGAAGAAGAGCTTTCGCCGCTACCGTTCCCACAGCGGGAGTCATAAAAGGTACGGTTGGCCCCCCTCAACCCGCGTATCTAAGATACGCTGAAGTCGCCAAGGGTGGTTGGGCTAATGATTTCGAAGGAGGTCCATTTGCTCACGCACAAATCGTATCAGACAACAAAACAAATAGGCAAAGTGCATCGCTCACAATTACTCCGGGGTGGATGTGGAAATTTATAAATAATCCTACCCTTCCTCCTTACCACACGATGGAAACGGGAGGGTGGAATATTCCAATGTCCCGAAAATATACTAACCCTGGATTTTCTGAGGCCATCAATGGAGAAATGGACCTTATATTTGAATCAGACCCAATTTCAAATAACTACGATGAAACTTATCTTTATGAACCAGGGCTAGATAACTTAGGCCAACTTACAGGAAATAACGTACACCCCAATATACACAATAGCGCATATGAAAAAACAATCCACCCAACCGAAGGGCGTCATAATCAAAAATTAACAGCTAATAGATTCTTCGGGATGGGAGATTGCTCTCAAGATTATGAGATTTCAGGCTGGAATAGAGAAAACGCTGGACATAAATGGACCTTTTATTCCGTTCCCACTGGAAACATTGATCCAGATAGATTATATAAAACGAACTCGGATACAAGTTACACGATTAATCAAAGTGCGCCTTTGTCTGACGTATTGGCTGTTAGCGGAGCCGAAATTTTATATTCAGAAACTATTCTTGGGGTCTCAGGCCCAAGTTATTGGGATGAATTTATAACTGGCTACATATATACCGGAGAAGAACACGCAGGAGAAATTGTTTCATGCATGTCCGAATGGACGGGGTATTCAACAACCTCAAGTAAGACTTTAAATTATTGGTGGGTAGACCCAAATCCTCCGTCTTATTTTCCATTTAGTGGAATTGAAAATGGTTGGCACACCAGCCGTTCTTTAGCTTCTATTCCAAATTTATCTAGATGTAGAGCACTCTTTGGAACGACTACCACGACAACCGCCGCCCCGACAACAACTGCCGCTCCAACGACGACAACAACGTGTGATCCGATGGACCCAGAGTGTGGCGGGGGAGGAGCAGGTGGAAGCACAACAACCACCACCTCCGAAGACCCCATGATGGCCATGTGCGATAACCCGATAAAAGTCCAATGTCCATTTGATTGCATGGCGGGCCAAGAAGGCGACGAGCTTGAGTTTTGTAATTATACACAATGCATTAATGGCATGTGTAGTGATGGTTCTTATGATAATGGAATCACGCCAGAAGAGTGGGGGTGGGCTCCGCTCTACGGTAAACAAAGGGGAGAAAATCCACCAAGGTATTGGCGAGGCCCATTCGCAAGCACTCGTTACAAGTTCATGTACCCTCACGCCTCAGGAGCTTTCGCAAAATATTACGAGTCAGAACTGAAAGACCCAGAGTATGCGAGTTTGATATCTGGATTCCCGACGAAGATTAAATTTTCTGTCAAAATAGAAGAGTATATTTCTAAAGATATTTGTTCTGGCGGCTACATTAGTGAGCGTGGAGAAATCGTTATGACTCATGGAGTCAAAAACGAAGAAGGGAAATACCAACCTGTTCATCAAAAAGAGCACGCTGGAATGTCTTGGGGCAATTTAATAGATGAAAACTTTTCGCCACAATCTGAAACGGCAGAGTTCGATAATAACAATGACCCCTCCAGCAATAACACGGTTATTGAGGATAGCACGCAAACAAGAAATCATTCTTTTTATGATAATGAAGTAAGCTTTTGTGCGGGAAACAAAATAGGGACACCAGACATTGTTCAATACATCGGTGATGGTCCAAAGAGGGCGACGATGGCGTTTGGAGGTTATCATCGTTTCACGGGCTATATATTTGATATCGAGGCAACGTATGCCAAGCCCTCATTTGTCTTAGAAAAATACGGGCTAGATTATTCTTCTATTATTGAAGCTCTATCTGTTCAAAACGAAGGCGCATACAATTGTAATATTTTTTGGGATGGCGAAATGTTGGATACATATGACCCAATTTATTTTGACCCCATGGTCAGCGATGATGGAACTACTGGCATTTGGACCAAAAACAGATATCACCCAACGGAAGCAAAGTCCTTTACTGGGTCAATGTATAATGAGCATAACATCTATGGAGATCATTGGATGGGATTAAGGTCCGGCTGTCTTATTGCAGTAACTGGGAATTATGACTTTAAGGGAACTGGTTTTGAACCTTTAGACCCCCAGATGGCTCAATGCGAAGACAATCTTCTGTCGGAAAAAGAGATGTACCTAGAGGAAGCGTGCACTAATCTTGAGGGCGAATTAGGTATACACCCCGGTGTCGATCCCTATCCACAATTCGCAGAAGATAAAGTATTTTTATTTAATCTTTCTGATACTGGAATACATATGCATTTTAGAAGGCCAGTTTATTTAGACGGATTTGAGATGGCTGACGGGATGGAGATGGCAATGTATGATTTTGGTCCGCCAAATGGTTACGGAGGAGGAGATATGGGATTGGGCGGTTGCCCTATATACTCAATACCTCATTCGATTTCAATTACTGGAACAGGCCCAATCGGAAATAAAAAAATTGAATTATTTGCAAAGGATAACGATCTCGAACTTGAATTTCACAAAGAAGTAATACGTAACGAAGGATTTCTTTTTGATGCTGCTTCGACTGGAGAATGGAGTTGCATCGCCAACGGAGATGGTGGTTATGATTATGAAAAAATCACCGGACACGGAAGAATGTTAGCAAGAGGATGGGCTGCTACAGGGTGCGTTGGAATGGACCCTTTTGGGGGTGATATGTCAACAACAACGACTACCACAACCTGTGAACCTGGTGATACTGAATGTGAAGAGGGTACTATTCCAGCTACGTATGTTAAGGTTTCTGGATGGAGAGAAATTTCAACAATAAAAGTTACATTAAAAGATTTCCAACCATACTATGAGACCCCAGGTGAACTACCTAACGATTCAGAATTTAAGTTTGTACAAAGCGGAAACTGCTCGTTAACGGGATACTTGTCTTACCAGAATCAAGAGGAGGCATCAATATTTACTGAGGGTATAGTTCTGAAAGATGTTAGTGATGACCCATGGTTTGACCTTATAGACTACCCTCACTACGCATCCGACGTTCTTAAAAGGGGAGATATCGTGATGCCCAACGATGACAAACACCCCGTACATTCGGCTCCGTCTAAAATGCTCACAAGATGGAACGTTAGCACCATCGAAGGATCAACGGTGAGTGGCGGCCACATGTTAGCGATTAAAAGCGAGGCTCCTGAAAATTATAATAAATACTTATGGCCCACAATTAGCGATGCTTTTCATTATAATGGGGGGCATATGTCTTGGGAAAGCAAACCAAAAGACGACGGTTATACGTATACCAATACCTACTTAATGATCTGTGGAGAAGCTGGACAACCAATGGACGTTGGTGAAAACAGCGACCACATAACAAAACGTTACTTAATTACCCAACATTGGGCTATTTATGATTCTTTAACTGTTGACCCAATGATAAACCCAAGATACAAGCTAAAACTTGACAAGCCTGTTGGCAACATTGGTGACACGATAATGCCAAAGGGGGGATACGTGGTTCCAGAAGGCACCACTTGTTGGGATATTAAGCAGGGGCTAGTCACCGGAGATAAACAAGGAGAAGAGGGCTATAAGGAAGACAGTCTTTGATGTCTATATTCTTAGCTTTTTATTTATTTCAGAGAAGCGGGTATAAATTTTATTTGTTTGGATCGTAATCGAATTGGCAAACACAGTGTTGTCTTCCTGCTTTTGTCCTTTGACAACGACTATATTTTTTTCTTTAGGTAACTCGTTAGCGTTACGTTCTTGGCATTCTTCAATTCTACCTCCAAACATCATTATTTTTACATTGGCAGATTCGTCTCCAACATCAGCAACAAAATAGCGGTTACCCTTTTTGGACATCCTCGTTGAAGGTTTACCGCTTATTGTCCCAACAAAATGGACCGTATCCCTTTGCTCTCTGCTGTTCACGTTTCTAATGGACTCTAAGTCCGGTAAGGTATCAATGAAAATATCTCTCAAGGTTTTTCCGTAGGTGTATCCCAGCAAATGATTTTCGTAATACCAATTAGCAAAACTTTCCGAGAACCTATTGAGCTCAAAAATCTCTTTGTAGGGTAGGGATTTCTTTTTTATTGTTCCTAACCTTGATTCTTTAATTAAAGGCTTACCTCTCTCATTATTTTGAGAGCAAACATATTTTAACGCTTTTACTAAATCATGATCATGCTTGGCTGAAGCTTCCATGCAGAACTTTTTTTCCCTTTTTGTTAAGACGTTCCATAGTTGAGCTTCATATACGATTTTTGTTCTAGATTGAATGAACCCTTGAAAAGCTCCAGCTTGAATCAAAGCGCACAAAATACCAATAGTAAGCCCAGCCTCGCTGGCCGCTTCGAACACTTCAAATTTGGTAGAGGTATCTTTTTTGAATTTGTTTAGCTTTTCTATCGACTTATCGGAAATCCCTTTAATAGAAAGCAAGCCAAACCGAATGTCGTCGCCTTCAACGGTGAAGTCCATTCTAGATTTTGTAATATGAGGAGCCAAGAGACGAGTATCGAACGCCGACATTTCTTTTTGAATTTTTGAAATTTCGTTTATCGGGTCTGGCTCGTGCCTAGTCATCCTTAGCAAACTCAAGAAAAACTGCTGTGGATATTTAAACTTGAGGTAAATTGTGGTGGCCGCTAAGGCAGCGTAAGAAATAGAATGAGATTTATTGAATGAATAGTTTGCTGAATCCTCAAGAATTTTCCAAAGAACTTTACCGACGTCAGGGTCAAGGCCGCTCTCTTTAACTTTGCTTTTAATTTTCTTTTTCCATTTTCTAACTTCGGCTCTTTTCTTCTTACCAACTATACGACGCAATAGCTCCGCTTCGTCAAGGGTGAAGCCGATTTTGTTCGCCATTTTCATTAGTTGTTCTTGATATAACGCAACTCCCCCAGTCTCTTTTAAGATGTCGTCAAAGAAGGGGTGGCTTGGCTCATAAATTCCATTGTTTGCGTAATCAGCGTATTGATCTACGTAAGCTAATGCTCCTGGTCGAGCTAAGGCTAGTACTGCGCTCAATTCTTCGAGCGTTTTAGGTTTAACTTTTCTGCATACTTTAAAGTTGGTGTCCGCTTCAATTTGAAATAGTCCATGTGGAGTCCTTAGGTCTTGAAGCTTTTCATATATAAAACTGTCATTCAGATCGATATCTTGAACCTCAACTTTTACATTTTTGCAAACATCATCAATGACTGAAACGGAACGTAAACCGAGCAGATCAAGCTTTACGTTTGAAACAGATGTCCAATTCATATCGTAAGACGATACTGAAACTTTATCTGATGATTTTTCGGAGACTTTAGTGAGCTCGGTTGGGCAACTCTCCATCATATTTTCATATGATAAAGCTAAGGCAGAGGGGTGTACTCCTTTGTTTTTTATGAGACCCTTAATCTTCAAGGCGATTTCGTAAGAGAGCTTGTTTTCGTCACACCATTCCTTGAATTCGTCCACCTCATTATAAGCTTCTTCAATGTCTTTAACTTTGCCAAAAACTTTTGGAATCATTGAGGAAACTAAATTCATCTCTTGCTCGTTTTTCTTTCCTACAATTTTGCCACACTCTTTAATGCACAGCTTGCCGCTAAGAGTATTGAAGGTGAGAATTTTAGAAGTCTTACCTTTGAACTTTTCTTCTAAATATTTTATGACATTTAATCGATTATAATAGCATATATCAAGATCGACATCACACATTAAGGAACCGTCGAGGTATGTCACCCCATCAACAATGCGCTTCTTAGCTCGAACCTTGGAAACAAACCTCTCAAAATAAAGTCCGTACTCGATGGGGTCAACCTTTGTTACCCCTATTAAAAACAGAATTAAACTGCCAGCAGCACTGCCTCGCCCAAGGCCCGTAGGAATATCGTTTTTCTTGCAATAATTAATAACGTCCCAGACCAGCAATACATAATCCACGAAGCCTAAGTCTGCAAGAGTATCAATTTCATACTTAGCTCTTTCGACATAGCGGTTATATAAGGGGTTATTTTTATTTATTTTTAAATTTTTAAATCCTAAGTTAGCTAATGAACGAAGAAAATCATAATTACTAATATCTTCACTAACGTGAATCTCCCTTTTGTACTCATTTTCAATTTTAAAACTGGGTAAACGCACCCCGTAAAGAGGTAGATTTATCCCTTCAAAATGAGACTTAAAATCTATATTTCTATCTGCCATTTTATCTTGTTCCAAACTTTCAAATTTAACTCCAAATCAACTATGGCATCGTGCAGTTTGCTGTAGTCATGATCAATCCCATACTCCTTCCCAAGGGCCGTCAGATTCGTTCTAACGCCTTTTTTACGCATATTAGTCATACGGTACTGGTACTCAATTAAAGAGCCCTCTTCTTCCTTGTGGGGGATGCCAATTTTGATACCTCTCGCAAGAGAGTTAGTATCAAGAATCTTGGGCATCAAATGCCTATAATCTAAGTTGTTTACCTTATAAAAGTCTTTAATTAGATACAGATCAAACCCGAGCATGTTGTGAGCTACTATCCAGTCAGCGTTATCTAGCCAATCTCTTATTGTAGGGAAAGCTTGCTCTGGGGGGATGCCTATATCGTCCATTTTCTTCTGACTATAACGTGTGATTCTGGCGGCTTCTTCTCCTATCTCTAGGTCTGTGTCCCATTTGATGTAAAAGTCTTTTTCCGCTACCTTTTTGCCAGAGACGGCTTTAATCATTGCGATTTGCCAAGGGAGATTGTATGAGTTATTTAAGCATAGGTTAAACGTCTCACAGTCTATGAAAACGTAAGTTTTAGATTTATCAAACCTAAGTAGATGCTCACGCATAAGCACCCCCAGTTCTCTTAGCTGTACTTGTCCGTAAAAAGCTTTTTAAAATCTTTCTGAAGGTCTGAGATAACAAAGATGGCGTGGCGGGAGTATTCTTTGTCAACTTGTGGGCTACTAGACTTAAGTCGTTCTTGATGCCTTTTTTTTTCTTTAAAAAGCGTATCTTGAACCTCTTTGTACGTAAAGACTCCCACATATTATATTACACCTCTAAAGTTATAATTGGATTTAATTTTTCATGAGGAAATCGATAGCAAGCTCTCCCCTTGAACTTAGGAAAGTTAGAGCCATCCTCCCAGAACTCTTTCTTTTTAGCGTCTTTACCCAAAACCCAGCCAGAAATTTCCATCTCTGGATAGTTGTGAGATTTCACTAGAACAAAAACTTGATTATCTTTATCCTTCGGGTGGACTAAAAGATTACCGTCTTTGTAATCGGTACTCCTAACTTGAATGTTGTCTCCAACATCAGCCATTATGGACGTATAGTCTTCCTTGAAGTCTGCCCAATCCTGTTTCAGAGCTAAGGCTACAGACAGTTCCGCTCTTGCTCCTTGTATGTGAATTTTTTTTCCGTCACCTTTGAAGCCGTAGGCGTCTTTTTTATTTATAGATTCGTTATACTCTTGCCTCTTGCTTCCAATTTGGTTCGCGTATTTCTGCTGTTCTTTTGTCAAAGTTATTATATTGTCTTTTTTGTTTTTAGGAACGGCAGTTTTCTTTTCAGGTTTTTTGTTAATGACTTCTAGATTCATTTGCTTCGCCCAACTCTCGAAGCAAAATTCATCACTACACATATGGTCTATGTTGGGTTTTTCTAACGTAGACCTGTTGTTAACACACCTAAACGTAAGATAAGATAAAAAGTCTTCTTTATTTTCGTAGTAAATACTTTTGGTTTCTTGAGTTTTGTGTCCAGTATCCTTAACGTAATTCATTATCCTATTTTTAATAAGGTAATCAAATGGAACCCCATTATCTTCAATGAAATGGGTAGGTTCTGTATACGAAAGATCGGGCACGCAATTAGCAGACTCTAAACAGTTTCGATGAAGATAGGAATCATAAAAGGGAACACAAAGAAGTAGATCGTCGTTATCCCAAAATTGCTTTAGAACTTTAAAGTCAATGTTGGGGGTATAGTAAAAACCTTCTTTTGAGGCAAGCGTCCAAATCTTTATGAGGCGTTTATATCCCTCTGTGTTTTTCGCAAAGATTATATATTTACATCTATCTCTAACTGCTTCTTCGTTTTTTTCTTCTATGCTACATAGGAAGTTGAGTCTTAAACCAAAGTTTAATTTAATTTTGTTTTCTTTGGAGTTAACGTAAGCCTCCAGAAACCCGCTCATAGAGTCTTCAACCAAAAAAAATTCCTTAATTTTATTTTTAATTAAAATATCGAAGATCGACCTAGGGGAACTGTCTCCATTTTCAGACGGAGCATTTAACGTTAGTATTGATCTGCCAATACTGTAATGCGATTTAAATAGCGGTATGCAATCGCTCATCAAGGGAGATTGTAAGGGAGTCTTAGGCTTTGTCAAGAAAAAGAGTCCAATATGTCTTTGCTTTTGTGTTTTGGGCACCCTTCGTATTCGTTCTTTTCCACAGTTTCTCCATTCTTTGGGGAGAAGGTGTTCTCAAAGCTTGTTTTTAAAATTTTCCCATTTTTATTTTTTAAAACGTAATAGGAGAAAGAGAATTTATATGGACAATGCCACATAAGGTTACCATCCTTTTTTAATTGACCAGGGTATTTGGCAAACCCACACATTAATTTGCCGCTAAACCCTACTTTGGGTATAGGCTTATCGGCAGCGAAATTAGACTTGGCGTCGTTTTCATCAAATTCGCAAATTCTTTTGTAGGTTTCCTCTAGGTAATACTCAAACCCCTTTAGCGTGTCATCACTAAACTCAAGTTTTTGAATTGGCTTTCTAGGAAACCGAAGAAAAATGAATTCGATAACAGGCTTTAGTTTGGGCCAAGTTTTCTTGGCTACCAAGCTATATATCATGGCTTGAATATTGCAGTCGAGCTCTTCTCCTTTAAATTTCGCTTTGCTTGACTTGTAATCGCTGATTAAAATTTTATTTTCCTTTTTAAACTTAGCAGCTTTATCTATAAACCCGAAGATTCTGTAGCGAGGTTCTTCGTTCGTTATATCGAATTCAAATTCTGGGTCTAAGAGCTCTGCTCCTTCTACGAAAAAGTCGTTGCGTAAACCCACCACAATCATTTCGTTTACTAAATCGTAATTTTCAGTATCAAGAATTCCAGAAGACTTTAGGTGCTTCCTCACCAACCTGTCTACAGACTTAGACGCTTCTATAGTTTTATTTGCGGAAATAGAACTGTGATGCTTTTTATGCTTTGGGTTTAATAGGAGTTCGAAAACCAAATGGCAAATGGTACCCCTTAATGCTCCTGAGTTTGTGGTATCTGGGAGTTTTAGTCCGTACTTACACCAATACAGCCAAGAACAAGACTCAAGAGTCTTCATCCTAGATGCAGATAAATATACCTCTTTGGACATATTATTTATTTATAGTTGAATGCCATTGGTTTATCTCGCTAACGTTCATGTCTCCAAAGTCATTCTTAAACGGTAGGGATACTTTCACTTGTTCAGAATCGAAATGTTTCAGCAACTGTTTCTTAGCTTCTTCGGCGGCTCTATTGCCCGCGTTGTTTTCGAAATCATTATTAAATGAAATAAAAATTTGCTGAACATCCATCCTCAATAAAACCAATGTGACAGCTTTGCTTACCGTTAACCCAAAGGTCACCATTGAATTATAAATCCCAGCATTCCATAGCGCAAGTGTATCGCCCACACTTTCAACTAAGATGATGCTTTTGTTTTTAAATATGTGCTTCTTGTTGTGTTTTAGTGGGAAGCACCAACCCGATGTTCCTCCAACGTGTTTCCATTTTGGTATTTTGGAATTCGCAGGTATATCTTTAAGATAACGACCAGTGAAACCGACCACTTCGTCTAGAGAGTTGAATATTGGGAAGACATACCTGTTTGCCATTTGCCCTGATTCAGCCACCCCTCCTTCGAAAATCTTTGAGACTTCGGGATTTATGCCCCTCCCTTCCCAATACGAATGGTCCTTTTTTAGTTTGAGAAGTATCTCTTTAGGGTATTTTTTGGGCATTTTAAGTTTGGGTTTTTCTTTTTTAACTATTGGGCCACTTCTCCCAGCCTTTAACTTCAGCCACTCTTTCGTTTCTGTAATGTCTCCCTGCTTAAGAGATAAGCGAATCAACTCTTCGAATTTGCCCCCCCGCTTCTCTTTGAAGTCATACCAAACTCCCGACTCTTTATCTATCGATAGGACATTACTGCTATCAGAATCTCGATAGAGGGGCTTCGTGCGGTAATTTTTGCCTTGATCTAATAGATCGTAACCAATTTCCGTAAGTATATCTTTTACTGAACTATACATTAAAGCAGTTCTCCGTCTCGATTGTTAACGTCGTCTGGCCTAACCATACCTAACTCTTGTTCGGCTATGTCACGCAGGGTACCTCTCTCTTCCACGTTAAAATTTTCGATGTTGAAGTTTAAGAAATTTTCATAAAATTTTTCTCTGCCATTGGGGTCTGTTCGTCTTACTAAGTCTTGATGACCAGCCGCGTCTTGTCCTTGATATCGAGTTTTAAAAGGTACAAGCATATGGGTTCCAAAGCGTTCTCCGTCCCAAGCTATTTCCTCACGAGTTTTTCTTGTCAAGAAAGCGGTAAAGTCAGCAAACCATTGAATTCTATCTGATAAAGCTATCACTCCTGAGTCAACTGGGTCTCCGACTCTTCTGCCTTCACCACTACGGTTAGATTGTACCGCTGTTACGATTGGGCAATCTAATTCTGAAGCAAGCTTTTTTAATTTATTAACTTTTTCGCCAATAGCTTGGTACTCCATCCAAGATTTATCTACGCCTTCGCCAGTAAGCTTAAGATAGTCCAAAGCGATAATGCACCTGCCATTTCTGCCTACGTGAGCCAATTTCCAACGTCGAATAAGTGAGCAGACTTCGTCAATGTGTTTATCTGCGATAAAATGATGGTCTATCTTGCCTGTCTCTAGATACTCCTTGACCTTTTTGAACCCTTCGTTGGTTTTTTTTGCTAATTCTGGATTTTTTCTCCAATTACCTGTTTCCAAATGCCACATGGGCACCTGACTCATCGAAGAAAACATTCTAAATTCGATATCTTCGCTCGCCATTTCCGTATCTAACACTAAAGCTTTCGTGTTGTTTATCTCGCAAGCTTTAAATAACAAATCGTTGATTAACGTGGTTTTGCCGTTTCCTGGTCGAGCGATAAATACATAAAGACATTTTGGACGCAGTCCACCATAAAGCCTGTTGAAGTCAGGATAAGGTACTTGAAATCCGATTTCCTCTTGCACCTTATTGCCTCGTTCTTCAATTTTTTCGATAATTCCATCCAACAAAGGTTTAGGTCTATCTTCTTCCGAGTAATAACTAGATACCTTATCTCCATAAATAGCGTCAACCTCAGATATAACTGACGAAATATCTTTATCTAAGGAATCTAGTACGTGCCGTTTGATTTGACCCGCCGTCCTATCTAAGTCTCGCCTTACCCTTAATGAAACTAGCTCTTTAGCTGCTTCTATCGTTGCCTTCGCAGAAATTTGAGTAAAGGATATGCTATCGACATAATCAAAAATGTTAATGTCGTCTTTAAAAGATATCCCCAAATTCTTTATCTTTTGAGATAAAATAACTTTATCAATTTTTTCATTTTTTATTAGTATGTCTCTTACACAACAGTAGATGGTGCTGTGTACGTCTGAATAAAAATCCTTGTCAGACACGAACGCTTCAATGTCCGCAAAAACCTCCGAATTATTAATTAAACCTCCTAAAACGTGCTTCTCTATGTTATACGAATGTAACGCCATTATAATTTTACTCCAAATTTATCCTCAATGAATTCATAACTTATTAAGGGTACTTCTTTTTCTTCTATTTCTATTAGTTCAAAGTCGTTTACTCTCAACCACTCTAGCTTTTTATGATCCCTCTTAAGGGAACGTAAATAATTTATTCGAGTCTTGTGGAAAAACTTACTAAAAGAAGTGTGCTGTCTTCCGTTCACTTCTATTGCGATTTTTTTTGTAGCATTCAAAATGTCCACTTTTAGTCTCGTGCCGTACACTGGGAATTCCTCGTAAACAATATGGTTTTCCCAGTACTCTTTTAAAAATTGTTTTGTTTTAAATTGTATTTTTGATCTAGATTTTTTATCCCAATTTATTAGGTATCTGCTTACATTTTTATTTACCAACCTACCTGTTACGCTATACAGTCTCATAGTAGTTGTTTGAATTTCTTTACTAAGAACTGGGTTACTTCCTCGTTCTCCTCTAAGTAGTTAATTAGGTTATTTAACCCTTGGTGTTTCGCTTTGAACTCTATATCTCCAGCGTCATCGATTAGTTCTTTGTCGAACTCAAACCATCCAGCGTTCTTTTTATGAAGAAATTCAAATTGAAGACAAAGATTCATAACTTCGTGCTCTGTCCATATCGCTCCTCCTTTCGTCCCGTATTTAATTGGCACGTCTATCACTTGGCCAGTTTTTTCGTTGCGGGTTTTTGTAAACCTAAAAACGCATTGATGCCCAAGCCTTTTTCCCTTTTTATCTATTGATGCTCCGCTGGGGTTCTCCCAAATATAAAGATCAGTCCAGAGAGGTTTAATTTCAGCAATAAGGGAACTATAAAAATTAAGAGCTTTGCCTCCAGACTGAGTAGTTCCAGAGCCCGTGCCCATTCCCATGTTCATTTTGTATCGAGTTTGAGAAAGAATAAACATCGCATGTCCATTTTTTGATAGAGGCAAGCTCGTTACTTTGCCTACGTGAGAAAAAATTACGGCTGACCCAGCGACCTTCTGTCCTTCTTCGAATTTTTTACCAAGGTCTGCTTTTTTTATCAGCGCGTCTGTAGAGTCAATAACAAACAAGTATCGATACTGCTCCTTGTCTTCCCCTTTCCCGTTTTCACTAATGAGCTCTTTAACCATTCCCATCGCTGTTTCTAGAATATTCGAATCAAAGCAGCACCATTTATTTTCGCTAGTGTCAACCCCAGAACGCTCTATCAATTCATCAGTAAGTCTTCCTTCCGCGTTAATGTAAAACACAAAGCCATTCGGAATACTCTCTTGAAATATCTTTGCGGCGTTGAGGGCGAAGCTGGTTTTGCCGCTCTCAGGTTCACCGGAAATCCTGAAAAACCCAGGCCTGATTCCTCCATCTAGAAAAAGGTCAAGTTGTAAGCTTCCCGTGCTGCAAACCCAACTTACTTTTTCTAAGTGATTGTAGTGGTCACCCTTGAATCTTTTATCTTCGAGTAGTGAACTAATTCTTTTTTTGCTCATTTAGAAAATCCATTAATGTTTTTTTTCTTTTCGTTATCTCTTTGTTTTTGCCAATTTTTTTTGACAACTCGTAAGTCTTATTCTTTTTTGGCTTATAGCTGATTTTCTTACGCTGAATGATCAAGGCGTACTTCCCTTCGGGGGAGCAAAACCAAGCTAGAGAATTTAACGGAAAACCAAGGTCTACTTGATTCCAAAAATACACATTAGGGTATGAATTAAAAATTTTTTTTGCTATTTTAATTTCCCTAGCCCACACTCTGGGAGTCAACTCCTTATCCTCCTTCAAAAATCTCTGTACCATAAAATGGTAGAATCCCTTTGGGGCTGTGCCTTTCTCTTTCATTCATGAGGTATGATACTCTCTATTTGAAAGAGAGTCAAGGATTTTTCAAATCATATTTAACCATCTTCTGAACGAGTTCTTTAAAATTTGTTTTAGGTTTCCATTTTAATTCCTTTCTAATTGGGGAAGAATCGCCAATTAAAAGCTCGACTTCTGCTGGTCTATAGAATTCTGGGTTGACCTTCACCAAGGCGAGCTTTTCATTGTGCCAAGCGTGAACAAAGGTCGTATTTTCATTTTTGCCGACCCACTTACCGTCTATCTTAAGGCAGAGGAAGGCTTCTTCCACGAACTCTCTAATCGAATGAGTTTCTCCGCTGGCGAGAACATAATCTTTCGGCGTTTTTCGGTTTAGCATTAACCATACTCCTCGAACAAAATCTTCACTATCGCTCCAGTCTCTTTTTGCGTCAAGATTCCCAAGTTCTATTGGGTCAAATTTGGGGATTCCCCCATTACGCTTTCTCCATTTATCTACATCCCTCATTTCGTGATAAATTCGAGAGGCTCCCTTTGAAATTTTTCTAGTAACAAATTCTTCGCCTCTCCTCACTCCTTCGTGATTGAAAAGGACTCCGTGAACAGCATATATATTGTAACTTTCTCTATATACTTTTACTGCGTGTCGAGCAGCACATTTTGAAGCTCCATAGGGGCTTCTAGGTTTAAGTGGGTGAAGAATATCTTGCGGGCTGTAATCAACGTCTCCAAATTCTTCACTGCTTCCAGCACTATAGAATCTGCAATTAGGTTTGTGAGTTTTGATTGCCTCTAGACATCTTATAACTCCTAAGGCGTTGGTGTCAAAAACCTGTAGGGGCATGTTCCAACTGCACCCGACAAAAGAATTCGCACCAAAATTCACAAGGTAAGAAGGCTTGATTTTTTTTATGAGATTAGATATGCAAACTTCATCCGTTAAATCTCCATCAACAAGTTCGAAGCGAGAATTCTTGAGTGCTTCTTTTATGTTGCTGAAATTTGGAGTAGCAGAACGCCTCATCATGCCGTAAACTTTGTACCCCTTGCTTAAAAGGTAATCCGACATGTTCGATCCGTCTTGACCAAGGGCTCCAGTGATTATGACTTTTTTTCTTGAGGGCATTGACTCATCCTTTCTAAAGCGTCGGTGGTTGAGTATCCATCTATATAGTCGAAAATCATCACCTCACAAAGGTCACCTCCAACCACGTCTTCTTCCTTATAGTCTCCACCCTTAACTATTATGTCAGGTCTAATTCTTCTTATTAATTCGTAAGGAGTATCTTCTTCAAAAATGTGAACGTTATCTACGAATTTGAGGCTTTTTAAAACAAACTGTCTATCCACTTGGTGGTTGAACGGTCTATCTTCTCCCTTTAGTTTTTTGATGCTTTCGTCAGAGTTTATCCCAACAATTACTTCTCCACCAATAACAGGGACAGCGAGCCTGTGGCAATAAAGCAATAATTCTACGTGAGCTCTATGCAGCACGTCGAAACAGCCATTAGTGAATACTTTCATAAAATTTAACAAGACGACATTAACGACCTGTTTACAAAAATATAATCAGTATCAAGAGCGTCAGAGTCATGTGGCCTCACATATACTTTCGAAAAGCCCCTACTATCAAACCACTCTTCCACTTCATTAGCGAGAGGTTGGTCTTTGTAATATTGACGCAACTCTACTTCGGTATGGATAACTTTTACATTTTTCAAAAAGCTGCCCAGTCCCTCCATCGCTAAAAGTTCGGCCCCCTGTAGGTCCATCCATATTAAGTCAACTTTTGGTATAGAGTTTTCCTTCATCCAGTCATCTAACCTAACGCATTCTACTTCAACCTCAGTTGTGGTTTGATATTTAGATTCTTTCTCTTCTCCAAATTGAAATACAGAGGAAGCTCCTGGGTTATAGTCTTCATTATCTGGGCCAACAACATTAAATTTAGTTTTGCCAGAGTAATTTAAAACCGCTTTTTCGACAATTTCTATATTGAGGTTACCCAACGTAAGCTCGTGAGCTAATGGTAACGTAACGGAATTACATTCAAAAGCGTAAATTTTTGCATTTTGGTAATGGTGGGAAATAGCTAACGATTCTACTCCATCACGAGAACCTAAATCAAAAATCACCTCTACGTCTTCATCCCTTAAGAGAGACCTTGATATAGAAATGAATTTTTCTGTTAGATAAAGTCCGCCAGCCAAGTTATGAAAGTTAGGGTCACGCTTCATGGCTTAATTAAATTTTTGTATTTATCTTTTTCCTCTACAAAATGATCTGGAAAGTAATCTTCGATATCTATTTTTCTAGAGTTTGCGGAGTCATCAATTTCTAAACGCCAGCCTTTAGCTTGGTCAAATTTAGATAGGGATGCTCTCTTATCCCAAATTTTTTGCGGGTTCCACATTTTAAATGTTTCATAGAAGCACGCAATAGAATTGTGTGAAAGTTTATCTATTTGATTGTTGCCTTCTATAACGTCGAAAGATTTCATGTTAAAAAAGTTAGAGAAGGTAAGATTGGTAAAAGAGGCAGCGCGGGCACCTCTCGTAAATTCTGACAATGCCGCAAGCTCTGACAAGTTGGGAATTTCATTAACATCTGAGAAGATAACCAAGTCACCAGAAGTTAGCCCTAGGTTTTGCAGGGGGCTCGTTAGGTTATCCCAGTTCCAACCGTCGTTTTGTTCTGTTATCACTGAGACTTTATCGTGTTGAAGGTTGTTATTATCAAAGTCAAAAACCAAAAACTTATCAACGTAAGGGTTTAGGATGCCCAGTCTTACGTTTAATAATTCTAGGTTATTTTCTAAATTGCAACAGTCTACTATCATGCGAGGACGCTTCTTTCTTTATTAATGGTCCACTTTCTTCTCACCATTTCCATATCAAAATCATTGATAAAAGGATACAGGGAAAATGCTTTGTTTTCCATGATTTTAAAAGCCAAATTAGTTATAGCTTTACTGTCGTGATGCAGGGGGAAACATTGTTCTGGGAAAAAACTCCACCTTATCTGATGAAATGGAGCACACCAATTTGGCCTATCATAGAAAGTGCCAAACAAAATAGCTGGTATACCAAAAGAGTACCCAATGAATCTAAAGCCAGAGTCTATCCCCAAGAAGAGGGAGGCGTCTTTAATTTCATTTATTATGTGCTCGATTTCCCCCACCACTATTTCTACATTATCGTTTTTTCTTAGCTCTTCGTATTCATCTAACAATTCGGGGGTCGAGATAATTTTACATTTATACTCTGCGCTAAGTGCATCTATTATCTTTTTTACGTACCAAGACTCCAAGTAGTGGCTTTTGTTTTTTTCTCCAGAGCGAGATGTGTGGAGTTGGAATATTATATATGGGTCTTTATTTTTATTTTTTTTAATTATCGGTGCGGGAAAAAATCTAAAATACCGATACCAATCAAAATCGTAATCTAGCCATTTGAGAGAGTCGATATGGAGATCGTAAAACTTTTCATAAGATTCCATTTCATTTACCCAGTCATCAGGAATATTCTCTAGAGCACCAAAGCCTACGTCTTCCCCGAACTGACAATTGATCCAAAACTCTTCGTATTTTTTACTAGGAATTACCTTAATTTCGTCATAGAGATGAGGGTAGAGAATATCTAAGCATTCCTTCTGGAAAAAGTTGCCAGAAGTGTCGGAGTACGCTGTAATTACCGCTTCGGGGTACTCTTCTTGTATGGCTGGGATAAATCTAGTAGCGCATAAGTGGTCTCCTAGTCCACCTTCTAGTCTAACGCTTATCCTCATACACCATTGAAATTAGTAATTACAACTTCTTCTCCCAACTCTACTATTTGCTCTTTCTTTGCTCTCCTCTTGTCGTTGGCCTCTTTTTCAGAAGATTCTTCGTAAGTAAGAAGAAGTTTTATATTTTTAAATCTTGAAAACCTAAATTCCTTAAGCTTCAGGTAGGTATTGTGGATTGTCCATTTTTCAGGAAAATCAAAAACATGCTTGTCTTCACCGTTCTCTACTATATTGATCCTTCTTACTTTTAACCCTTCTGCTCCGCTCTTTTTCGCTTCCCCTAAAAGAGAGTTGATTTTTTGATATCCAGCATCATTAGTTTTCATCTGTATATCTTCTGGGCCTACAAACCTCACACATCTTAAGTAGGTATGTCCGTCTTTAGTGGACTTGTCTACCCCTAAACCTAAAACGTCTGTAACGCCGAATATCGCGCCCTGCTCAGAAAGAAAATACCCGTAGAAGGTACATATTTCCTCGCCTTTTTTAATATCTCTAGTGGAAACAAATACGAAGGTTTTTTCTTTGGCTTGCCACCCCGCGTTGTTGTCTGTGTTTGAAGAGTTGTATATTGGACCAAAGCCTAAAGGGATTACGCTAAAGTGAATGTCTTGATGTGGGGGGTGCCATTTGAAATAGTATTTTTCTGGCGTTTTAAACCCAAACATGGTCAAGATATCTTCGTTATGTTTTTCGCGATCACAGACCCAGTCTGGTCCATTGTCATCTTTGCCTCTTAATGCTTGATAAATTTTGCCCCCCAGAAGAGTATAGCGGGGCCAAAGAATAAATGGTATTTCCTCTAGAATTTCACCCTTTTTAATGTCAGCGGTAGCGAAAACGCCAAAGCCCTCAATAGATGATGACCGTACTTCTAGTTTGTTGTAGCAATTTTTTAACCCATCTGTTGAGGTCTTTTTGTCAGTCTCAACAGCGGCTAAAATTTGTCGAACGTCCTCCCCTTGAGCTACCATTGATTTGGCGGAGTGGTCATCAACTTGACCATCAGATGGAGATGCTTCCACCGCTTCCGCTTCCTCCTGAGTGGGGGTGTTTTTTTCCTGTTCGTTTTTCATAGCGTTTCTTTTCTTTTTCTTTGATCGGGTCATTTCCGTTGACTCTTTTTCTCTTCTCACTAAGTTCTGCGGATAAGTTCCACATGTCACCTAGTGAGTAATTTTTTTCTGCCGTTTTTCTTACAAATTCAGATTCTGACGTATCAGCACTAATTAAATTATCAGTAACTGCGGCGTTTGGGCTAGTAAAAACTCTCACCCATTCAACTCCCGCCTTATCAACAAAAGTGTGAGGGTCTTGCATTCTCTGAACAACCTCGATTATCTCGTCGGTTTTGGGGTGTTGAAATAGATACGTTGGCATTACTCTTTAGCATCGCTTTCCGTCTCGTTGGGTGGAGTAAATTCAAAAAGTTCCTCGCACTTGTCTTTAGCAAAAATAAAGACGTTAACGTCTTCTTCTTTTGAGGTTTTGGCGAAGAAGGAATCCTTGAAACCCCTACTAGTCATATATTCGGTTAGTGAGGTCATTTTTTCTTCTCCACCTTTGATTTCTCCGCAGACATATTCACACTTATCAATGTGAGTTGAAGATTTGAGTATGTCTACTTCGGCATAACCAATATTAATTTTTAATAAAGTAATTTTTGTTTCGCTCGTCGCCTCAATCAAGGTGTCTAGCGTTACAAAGGAATTTAAGTCAAAAAGTTCCGCTGAAGAATCAAAGCCCACCCTACTAAAAAAGAAAAAGTTATTTTCAAATTTTGGATAAGCTAATTTAGCGAGCTTATTTTCTGTGTAAACTCCGAGTTTTAGATTCTCCACCTTTTCTGTGAAAGAGTCTGTGTTCTTTAGTAGGACGCGATAATTTTCTATGAAGGGTTCAACGTTGTAAATTTTTTTGGCACCCCTCATGGCGCACAATATAGAAAAATACCCACAGTGAGCACCGACATCTACTACTACCGACTCCTCTTCTTCGAAGTTTTTTATCCTGTAATAGTTGGAGTAAAAGATTTTATCTAACGTGTATTGGTCGTCAGAAAAAGACCTAATGATTATTTCTGGAGTCATAATGTTGATAGTATGTTTTTAAGCAGTTTCTCTTTTGAAAAAGATTTTTGGAGCTTAAGACCTTCTTTATTGGTGGGCGAGTCTTTGTGCCTTTCAATAGCTTTTTCGCAAGCAGATATGAAATCATCCTCACTAAAATCGAAAATTTGCCCTTGGTTGTGGTTATTCCCCTTTTGAAAAAATAAACCGTCCGCAGAATCTAATTTTCCAGAGGGATCAACAAGTACGCAGTTTTTATCGTTAGCCCACCCTTTGTATCCGTGAGCATTCATTATCACTCCGTGCTTACCCATTGCAACCGTATGAAACTCAGGAAGCCCCCACCCTTCTCCACCTGACATTCCTACTACGATGTCTCCAGAATTTAAAAAATCATTGTAGACTTGGTTTTCGCCCATGAAGCTTACAAAATTAATATTAAAGTACTGCTTCCCCTCTAGAGCTTGATGAATGAACCCATTGTTTTGGTCCGCTTGCAGGAACGGATTGTAAAGAGCGCAGTTTAAAAAATAGTTTTTATTGTTACCGAACTTTTTGGCCCAAGACCTTAGGACTTTTTCGTGCCTTTTCCTTTTCTCAAGTTTACCTACTAAGGTGAACGTTATTCTTTCGTCGTCAAAGTACTTCTTGTCCGTCTTTTTGAAGTTAAAATCATCAAAAGCTAACGGCATAAACCCGCAGTCAACGCCAGAGCTTTTAAATATATCGCAGGTGTATTGGGAGGAGAAAAAAGTTTTATTATTTTTTGCGACGTTTAATTCTATTTTAGTGGGAGAATCTAGCTCGTAAAAAGATAAGAGGGACTGCTCGCAGGAAAAGGACTCCATGGAGCCAACCAAGTGCCACAGTTTAAAACATGGGTCTGATTTCTTATGGCTTTCTAAAGCGTCATCGACCTTCTTTTTAAGCCAAAGCTCGAAAAGGTCATCTTTAGGCTGAGAAGATAAATCTACTTGCCCACCATAAGGGAATACTTTTACTTCAGGTAAAGAGTTACCCTCCGCTAAAGACTGCTTGTAAAGAGTCCTTAGCAGAAGGGTAGATATTTGCCCGAAAGATACCGTGTTAACGGGTATGTTAAGAGCTATAGTGCTCATATATTTTTAGATTAACTCTTCCTCGACCTCTTCAACTACGGCGGTTGAAACTGGCTTGCTGTTTGAGGCGGAGCCATCTTGTTGTCGGGGTTCTGATTTGTAGACTCGGAAGTCGGGGTGGGTATCTTTCTTTTTGTGTTTATTGCTAAAGATGACAAGGTTTTGCTTGGTTTCCACTCCCATTTCGTCTTGAAGAGTGACGTGGCCAGAAAAATACTTCTGGTTTGAACTTTGCCTTAGCCACAAAGCTCCACACTCGCGTTTTTGCCATTCGTTTTCTTGAGGTTTTGTATCTGATTCGTTCATAGGCGGATAGTATATTCTGTTCTTGTTTCGTGTCAACTGTTTTATCTAATTTTTTTTCCCACCTGATTCTTTATTAGAGTAAGCCCTTTTTTGTGGAGATTAATCGCGGTCTGAATACTTACTCCAATTTCGTCAGATATGCATTTCCACGTTCTTTCCTTTTTGCTTACGTAGAAGTACCTCATTTTAAAAATTTTTTTAATTCTTTTGTCTCTCAGCCTTCCCAAGCAGCTAAATATAATGTTAGATTCTTCTGTAAACACCTCTACCGTAGGGGCTTGTTGGTTTTCTTCAACATACCTGTGAAGTTCGTCAGTTTCAGAGTTGAAAATGTACCTTTTTGAGTTTATGTAGTTTAGGCATGTAAATTTTGCGTAATTACCCAGCCAAGTGGAAAACTTAGTTTTTCTATCAGGATCAAAGGAGAGAGCGCACTTTAGGAGTACGACGTTTTTCTCTTCGTAGACGTCTTCTGGTTGGATGCCTACGTTTTGTAGTGCGTTCTTGTATTTTTGGCAAATTTTATAAAATACATTTTCATATCTTTGGGATAGCTCTATAAAGCTTTCGTTACAGCCCTCCTCTTTCAGCTTTTTGGTAAGCTGAATATCTGTCGTCTTTTTTCTTGAGCCACTCAAGGAAGGTGTCTATATGGGTTCCTAAGAGAGCTTTATTTTCCTCTCTTGGCCATTCGATAACGTAATCGGCTTGGTTTTGTAATTTAGGGTTATTCCTCGCTTCTTCTTCGTTTGCGGGCATTACGTACTTTTTAAAATCAGCATTTAGCCTACAAACTACGTCGTATAGCGAGATATGAACAAGGCAACCCCCTAGTTCTTCCTTAAGCCAATACACCTCATCTTCAGGATAGTCGTCGTATCTTACATCTGTTATTATGACGATAGAATTAATCAAATTATTTTTATTATTTTTAATTTTTTTATTTAACGCCTCTATCCAGTGACGACCATTAGATTGACCTCTTTTAATTGTACCGTGGGTAACCAAAAGTGGCCTTATTAAGTCTTTTTCGGCTCTCGAACACGTAAGGGGGTGAATACCGTAATGGTCGCGACACCACTCAGTTACTTCTTTTTTGAGGTTGTCCGCTATAGAATATCGGACACAATTGACCTTTTTCGAGAGAAGGGAGAAGAACAGGTCTTTTCCTGCTCCGGCTACACCAGATAATCCTATGTACATCATACTTTGAATTTTCTTTTAGGCAAATAAGCACAATACCCCCTGACGTAGGGGGTATAGATACTTTGATTTTCTTTTGAGGGCCATAATCTTTATAGTGGTCAGCCACTCCACACACAACCAAATATCTTGGACTACCTCCCTTGCAACAGGGCGAGAAACTGTGCTTGAAAACTCGTTACAGTAGTTACCCACAACACGTCGGGGTCTTACGATAGGGGCTACCTATCAGTTTTTTTTCGAGAAAGTTTTTTTCTCGTACAGGAAATCTACTTTGGGTGTGGAGCCCTGTTTTGGATGCTTGATCCCTCCTGACTCTTAAAGTCTCACCAAAGTTTAACTCCATCTGATTTCTCTCAGCGAGATTAAGGGGGTTGGACCCTTTTAGATTGAGCATCATAGCGAGGATTTATTTTGCGTCAACTTTATTTTTCATCTTCCTCACCTATCGCTTCTCTGTATTTACCTTTATAGAAGTGTAAGATGTGAAGAAGGTTCATTACATCTTTACTACTTACATTTCTAGCGTCACACCAGTCCGTCTTATCCTCGATAAGCTCGCAAAACCCATTAATTTCGTCCATCATGAAACCAGCAAGATTGGGGTGAATTGAGATAGATTGCTCATTTGAATCTAGGGATTTTTTTAGTATGTATATGTCTTTGGGGGGAGATTCCTCCCACGAGTAATCTTTTTGAACGGTTAATATCTCCGACTTAACCCAGTCATCCAGAGCGGATTGGACGGAAGCCCTATCTCTAGAGGGCTGATCTGTGATCATAATGATGTCACGAAAGTTTTCATCCATCGTAAACGAGTCGTTTTCTTTAAAGTATTTCCATAGTTTTGAGTAGGATTCGAAAACAGTCATATGTTATAATATATTAAATTAAGAAAAATGCGAAGAAAATTGACTTAGTGTTGTATGCCTTGTAATATCATCGCTGATTATGAATGAGCGCATAAGCTGGTATGAATATGCAATGATTTTGGCGGAATCTGCCGCGAAGAGAAGCGAAGACCCCTACAAAAAGGTTGGAGCTTGCGCTTTAAATGGGGATAAAATGGTGGTGGGTTTGGGGTACAACGGCCTCGCTTCTGGTAAAAATGCACGAAAGTCTTTTTGGGAGGATAGAAATGAAAGAAGAAAATACATGATTCACGCAGAAGCGAACTGCCTTTCTTTATGTAAGCGGGGAGAAGTTGCTTTTTTGAGCGTGACATTGCTGCCGTGCTCCTATTGCGCTACGACGATTGCTGCCTACGGGGTAAAAGAAGTTTTGTACAAGGACGAATACGAACAGGACTCAAATGCTAAAAAAATATTTGAATTTTATGGTGTAAGTTTGCTAAAATATTCATGATTATGGAGACCTTTTACCCAGCGATAACAACGGTAGTCTTAATGTACATTTGGTTCGAAACGGAAGCTTTCGAAGAATACATGACCACTTTCAATTTGGGGTGGAGCATGTTTAGGCTGCGCGATTACAAAGAAGAAAAGAATAAGGTTCCGTCGTTAGACTATCATACTTATTTGCTTATGAATTATTCTGATTCGTTTTTCATTAAGTTAATTACCTGTCCGGTATGCTTGATTGTTTGGATCGCTCCATTGGTCAGCTTTTTGTATTGGAGGGAGCTTACTGTTCCCATTGTGTTTCAAGAAATTTTGTTCGCTTGGGCGTTGTTTTTTTCTCTTAAGGTGATCGTTAACAAATCTGATTCTTAATGGCTACCCCACTTACATTGCAAAAAATTCTTGATGAGATAGCCAAGAATAAAGAGGAGCTAAAGCATCACATTCCTGACGCAGAACCCGAACCTGAGGAGCAAGATCGAAGCATCGGTAAAGTTGAGGAGTTTTTTAACCAAGACGATTTAGAAAAAAGAAAAAAAGAATTGGAAGAGATAGAGGCTTATAAAGCTCAACGTATCTCTCATCAGGGGTCTTGGGCTACTTCTTCAGAACCTCAAGGGGAAGTTGATTCGAATACGGAAGCGTTAACTCAAGAAGCCACTCGTCAGCCAGACGACTCAATTTATCCAGAGTACACCTCTCTTGAAGACTTACCTCCAGAAGTAAAAGAAGAGCTTGAGGTAGAAAAAGAAAAGTATGAGATTAGAAGCGTTTTTGATTTAAAAGATTTTATTTTAATGTTCCAAAATAGGTTCGACGACAAACAGAAGGGAGCACTTGACTCTATAGTTACAGTGTGCAACACTATAGAAGTTGGCTGTAAGTGCAAGAAGGGCTCCAGACTTAGAACTGCGGAAGATTACTATGTTCAGTTTATTACCCAGAACCAACAGTCTGGCCTGATCGAAAAGTTCAAAGAGCTACTAAACACGAAAAGAATCAAATTTTATTCTAAAGACAAACTCTTTCTTGAAAAATGAAGACTAAAGAGAAATTAAGACAGACGTTAAGGCAACATTACCTTTTTGAAGACTTTCAAGTAGAAGACTTTTCTTTTGGTAAGACCATTAAAGAGTTAGATATTGATTCAATCTCCTTGGTGGAGCTTTTCTTGGTGATTGAAGAGGCTTTCGGCCTACATGGAGAGCTTTCTAGCAGGGTAGATTTAGAAGAAGCAAAAGAGGAAACCCTAGACGGCCTCATGGACTTACTGGTTATCGAGATAGATAAGGCTTTGCAAGATACGCAAGAATAAGCTTGTGCACAAAAAAAAGAACGCTTATGCGTTTTTTTCTTCCATCAGAGTAAGACTGCTGTAATATACCTAGCAATGGAAGAACCCATCCTCGCCAACAACCCAAACCGTTTTGTCATTTTTCCAATCAGACACTCTGATATCTGGGACTTCTACAAAAGGGCAGAAGCAAGCTTTTGGACAGCAGAAGAGGTCGATTTGTCTGACGATTTGGTCCATTATGAGAAGTTAACAAGTGGAGAGAGGCACTTTGTAAACAACGTGCTCGCTTTTTTTGCCGCTTCTGACGGCATAGTAAACGAAAATCTTGCTGAGAATTTTATCAGCGAGGTTCAGTATGCGGAAGCTAAGTTTTTTTATGGTTTTCAAATTATGATGGAGAATATCCATAGTGAAACGTACTCGTTATTGATAGACACCTACATTAAAGACCCCACGGAACAGCAAAAATACTTTAACGCAATAGATGAAATTCCCTGTGTGAAAAAGAAAGCTTCTTGGGCCTTGGAGTGGATTGAGTCTCCCAGTTTTGCGGAAAGACTAATTGCTTTTGCAGCAGTAGAAGGAATTTTTTTTAGTGGCAGTTTTTGTTCTATCTTTTGGCTGAAGAAGAGGGGGCTAATGCCCGGTTTTAGTTTCTCTAACGAACTCATTAGTAGGGATGAAGGGCTGCATTGTGACTTTGCCTGTCACCTACATAACAATCACGTAGTTAATAAAGTTTCGGAAGAAAGGATTAAAGAAATAATTTCTTCAGCACTAGACATTGAGAAAGAGTTTATTACTGATTCTTTACCTGTCGATTTGATTGGGATGAACTGTGACTTAATGAAGCAGTATCTTGAATTTGTAGCTGATAGACTTTTAATGGACCTAAGGTGCGAAAAAATATACAAAACTAAAAATCCCTTTGATTTTATGCAGAACATAGCACTACAAAACAAAACTAATTTTTTTGAGAAAAGGGTAGCCGAGTACGCCAAAGCGAGCGTGGGTACGCCAAAGCAGAATTTAACATTTGACGCGGAATTTTAAGCATGGAAGTTTTAAAACGAGACGGTAGTTCTGAGCCAGTAAAGCTTGACAAGATTACAGCTAGGATCAAAAAGCAAACGTATGATTTAAATCCAGATTACGTAGACTACATGGAAGTAGTTAAAAAGACCATATCTGGACTTCACGACGGGATCACCACCACAGAATTAGACAACCTCGCCGCTGAAACTGCGGCCAGCTTATCCTCTGTTCATCCTGATTACTCTTTGTTAGGCGCACGTATCGCTATCACGCGGCTTTATAAAAACCTTGTAAAGCCATTCTCAAAAAACGCAAAACAAATTTACGAAGCTGGCTTACTTTCTGAGGAAATGTATGAGATTATTAAGTCCAATGCTCGAAAAATAAACTCTATGATTGTGGGTGATAGAGATTTTAATATTGATTACTTTGGATTTAAAACCTTAGAAAGAAGCTATCTTCTAAAAGTAAACGGAGAGATCGCTGAGTGCCCACAATACCTATACATGAGGGTGGCGTTAGGAATTTGGGGGGATGATTTTGAAAACGTTCAGAAAACTTACGATTTGTTATCGGAAGGATATTTTACTCATGCGACCCCCACCTTATTTAACGCGGGAACTCCGAATTGTCAATTAGCTTCGTGTTTTTTAATTGCGAACAAGGGAGACAGTATTGATGGGTTATTTGACACCATTAAAGACGTAGCTAATATTTCTAAGTGGGCTGGAGGCATAGGTCTTCACGTCCATGATGTAAGAGCTAAGGGAAGTCTTATTTATGGGACGGGTGGGCAATCAGACGGGTTAGTTCCAATGATGCGAACTTATAATGAGATCGCTAGATGGATTAACCAAGGAGGAAAACGTAAGGGGTCTTTCGCTATCTATCTTGAACCTTGGCATTCTGACGTTTTTGAGTTTATAGAGCTAAGGAAAAACCATGGTAAAGAAGAGATGAGGGCGAGGGACTTGTTTCTTGCGTTGTGGATTCCTGATCTTTTTATGGAGAGAGTCAAAGCTGATAAAGAGTGGAGTCTTTTTTGCCCAAACGAAGCTCCTGACTTATCTAACGTTTTTGATGCTCCAAAAAGCAAAAAGTTTACGAAGCTATATTTAAAATACGAAGAAGAAGGAAGAGCTAGGAGAAAAGTTAAAGCAAGAGAGCTTTGGGCTGAAATCCTTAAAGCTCAAATCGAAACTGGCACTCCTTACATTCTCTATAAGGACGCAGCAAATAATAAATCTAACCAAAAAAATATTGGAGTAATAAAATCCAGTAATCTTTGCACGGAAATAATGGAGTATTCCGATAGCAAAGAGCAAGCGGTGTGTAACCTAGCAAGCATTGTCTTGAACAAATTTATAGATATACCAAGTGGGCAAGTTCGTTCCCAAAATAAATCCAAAAGAACATACAATTTTAAGAAGCTAGAAGAGACAGCATACCAAGTCGCCCTTAACCTAAATAGAGTTATCGATATTAACTTCTATCCGACGAAAGAAACTGAAAAATCTAATTTACGTCATCGGCCAATAGGAATTGGAGTGCAGGGCTTGGCTGACACATTCGCTTTGATGGGATATTCATTCGATTCACCAGAGGCGAGAGATTTAAACAGGGAAATGTTTGCGGCTATTTATCATGGAGCTATGTGGGCTTCAGTTCATTTAGCCAAGAAGGAGGGAGTCTACGACTCTTTCAAAGGTTCCCCCTTGTCAGAAGGTAAATTTCAGTTTGACCTTTGGGGAGTGAAACCTTCTGACGCTTGGGATTGGGAGACTTTGAGAAAAGCTTTATTAAAGCATGGATCAAGAAATTCTCTTTTAATTGCTCCGATGCCTACTGCTTCCACGGCTCAGATACTTGGAAACAATGAGTGCTTTGAGCCTTTCACTAGTAACCTTTACAAAAGGAATACCTTGGGGGGAGAATTTGTAGTTGTTAATAAACATCTTATCCAAGATTTAATTAATCTTAATCTTTGGGATGAGGAGATGAGACTGAAACTTTATGAAAATGACGGCTCAGTCAAAGAGATAACCAGAATCCCCGAGGAGGTTAGGAGTCTTTACAAGACCGTCTGGGAGATGTCTCAACGGACAATTATTGACATGGCGGTAGAGAGGGGAATTTATGTTTGTCAGTCTCAATCTATGAATTTATTTATGGCAGAGCCTAACGTAGGAATGCTGAATACCGCTCACTTTTACGGGTGGGAGAAAGGTCTTAAGACGGGGATGTATTATTTGCGTACTCAGCCAAAAGCTTTCGCCTTGAAAGGCTTAGGGCTAAGTTCTGAAGATGAAGACGGTTTAGCGTGCTCCATTAATGACCCTGAAAATTGTGAATCTTGCAGTTCCTGAGTGTAATATAGGGTACAGAAGGTAGATGAAAGAAACAGGTCTTAATACGAGACAACTCTATCTGAGGAAGAAACTGAATTTTACACTTCTTATTTTATTTATGTCATGTTGACGCAGTTCAGGCTAGAACTGAAAGCGTCACAAAGTCACCATTTTGTACTATTTTTTCAAATAACCTAAGAAACCTGCGTTTTTGAATTGGCATAGTTCTTGCAGTACCAAGCTATCATGAATACACTCTCAATACTGAATAGAATGAACAACGTAATGTCTCAACTCTCCGATCCCAACGAGTATTGGCGGAGTCACTCTGAAAGTTTGCCTGAACCTCTAAATAAGCTTGTGGAAGACAAAGATTATTTTAAATTAAAATTAAATCTTGCTGGAGCACCAAAGGAAAATGTTGATATATCCTTCGAAGACAACATGGTGACAGTTTTAGCTCAAGCGGAGGACGATATTGAGTATCACTATAAATGCCATATTCCTTCAAAAAAAATTGAGCCCGAAAAAGCTAAAGCTAAATATGAAAATGGAATTCTTGATTTACATATCCCCAAAGCGGAAAAGGCAAAGTCGATCTCTATAGAAATTGTTTAGCTCTCGTAGCTCAATTGGATAGAGCATCTGTCTTCTAAACAGAGGGTTCTGGGTTCAAGTCCCAGCGAGAGTACCACCTTAAAAAATTATGAATAAGGCTGCGAAAAGATACTTCAAAACGGATAGGGGAAAAAAAGCTTTAAAAAAAGCTAGGAAAGCTTACGATGCTAGAGACCCCGAAAGAAGGCGTAAGCAAAAGCGAGACTACATGAGAAGAAAAAGGGAAGAGAACCCTGACGCTTGGAAACATAAGACTTTACGACCAGTTGTCGTAAAACCAAAACCATGACAACAAAAGATACAAACGAAAACTGCGATATTCAAACGGAGACTTGCAGTACGACGAAAGAAAGCAAACTAACAACTGTTAAGACTGTTTATGCTAGGGCTGCGCTAGTCCTGCTGGCACTTAACTTTTGCCTTACTGGTTATGTGGTTTACAACATGAACCAAACTACACAGGCCCAAATTGACGGCATTACGGGAGCCACCGAAACAAGTCAGACAACTCAGCAAGCGACCACGCAAGCGAGCACGGCAACAGGTCAAGCCCCCCAAACTACTGACACTCAAACAGAGCAAGGCTCGACAGCCTCTCCTGTTATAACTAGAGACAAGTAGAATAAAAACCCCTTGATATAAAACTCAGGGCTGGCCCGCTTGTCGGGCCTTTTTTGCGAGCGTAGCTCAGAGGTAGAGCGGCACGTTTACACCGTGTTCGTCGGAGGTTCGATCCCTTCCGCTCGCACCACTTCGTAAGGGGTTCTTCTGTCGAGAATGAAGCCTTCTTCGTACAAATATCCTATAATTTTTCTTATTTCTAACTCCCCCAAGGAGCCATCTTTGTCGTGAATTAAAATCTTTTCCTTCATCCAGAATTCGGTTTCGAAATCTGGCTTGAATACGATAGGGCGTGAATTTACGACGAGTTTCACGTAAAGTATTACACTTTTTAAGTGTAATATGGAGTGCCTTCTTGTCGAGGGCGTTGTATTATGAAAACTAAAAAAACAAGAAAAAGTAAAAAAAACCGCTCAAAACCCTCCTTTTTAAGGAAGCACTGGAATATGCTTACGGGTTGGGGCGAAAAGTTACTGCATTGGCTTGAATGGAATACCCACACACTTTGGTCTTTGGGCCTTGTCGCCTTCGGTGCGGCTATGTTGTGGCCAGCAATGGCTCCTTGGAGTGTAATTGCTTACGCGGCCCTTGCGGTAGGTGGAGTTCGCTTACTGCTAGACTTGAGAGATAGATGGCTTTAAGCTTGTATCTGAATGTGGTGTGAGTTCGCACGCTCTTGTTGCGGCAAGGGAAGACTGAAGTAACTAATCAGCATTTAGAAACCTAAACCTCGCTTTTGCGGGGTTTTTTTATTTTAAAAGTCGCCATAATTGTAACCGAATAACTCAAAGTCTTTTTGGTAAATCTCTTCTACTTCACTTAAGTTGTTTTTGTGGTTGTAAAATTTATTGAGGTTATTTTTGGATTTTTTAATTTGCATTTCAGTATTGAAGGTTACGTTAAGTCTTAAGCCGTATTTGGATTTAAACTTTTCGGCATCCAGTATGTAGTTTTCGAATTTAATTAAGTTTTCTATAGCCACCTCGCCTTTATAAGTTAAATATTTATACTGAGGCAAATAAAAATATTTAGTTAAAGAAAGGTCTTCTTTTAGAATCTTTAAAAAACTTTTGAAGTTGCCCCACTTTTCGTGTCCGCCAAAATAGTTAAACAACGAAACAGTTCTATGATACGGGTTCCTTACTATGGACACGTTTGTAAGCTTCTCGTTTAGGGAGACCAGACTATGCTTTATCATCTCTTCGTACGTAGCGTGAGTAAGCATTATTTTTAGATTTTTATCCCACCCCATAATTTCTTCACGGTTAGCTCCGTAAGCTGCCGAACCACAGCGGGGTGGGTAATTGTGACCTTCGAATCCTAAAAGTTTTTCGAAATGAGTGCCTCCTGTTCTAGGTATATGAACGAAAAGTATTCCATCTTTTTTCACTTATGTAATTACACCCATTTGCACACCCAGTGGGGCATTTTCATTGCGCTCTCTCCTTTCCTTCTTTTTATTAGGGCTGGAGACAGGTGATCTTCTACTTCTTGGTTCGTTTTCCATGTTTGTAGGTGGGCGACATAGGGAAGATTGATTGGAATGGTGGCGACGATTACTGCGTCTTTATCTTTTCTTTGGATTATATTGTTTAAAAGCAGCTTTGGGTCTTCTAAATGCTCAAGAACTTCTATGCAAACGATTAGGTCGTAAAACCTCAGATTATTTGAATCTATAAATCTGTGCAGATCGTCATGATAAAATCTCCTTTGGGGGTAGGTTTTTTTTGCTCGATCTATGCGTACATTTGAATAGTCTACCCCAACATAGCCCTTGGAGGAGTCCAAAAGACCGCTTAACCTACCGTCTCCACAACCAAGATCAAGCACTGAGTGTACTTTGCTTATGTCCACGTTTAAATTACTAAAAAAATTTTCTAAAAAAGAAGCTCCCACTTTTCCCCCTATCGGTGAATAGTAGTAACCGTGCTTATCGTAGTGGGGGATCAAATTTCCTTCTTTTTGGTATTTTGTTTTCATTATTCGCTTTTGTCGTTGAAACTATAACCAAATAGCTCTATTTCTTTGTGGTATCGGTTTGCTATGATTTCTTTTGTTTTGTTTGAGTAGTATTTTTGATAGGGCTTTTTGTTTGTTCTAAAGTTCCCTTTCGCGTGCGGGAGCTTGACGGGATTAATTTTGAGTAGATCGCATAGTTTTGAGAAATCTTCATTGATGTGCTCAAATCTGATTAAAAAATCGGCACAGGATTCTTTATCGTTCGAAGTTGTTGTGTGCCAGCTATTCGGGGGCATTTTATACCATTCTAACAACGAGTGTATTTGTTTAAATTCAATGTACTCAGAAAAGGTATAAGTTTTTTTGCATTTATTAACATCCCAATACCAATAAGAAACCATCCTATCCCAAGGATTCCTGATGGGCAAAATTTTGTAGTATTCATTCCATATATTGATATTAATTTTTGAAATTATGCTTTCGGGTCGAAGGTGAGGCTGGAACTCCTTGTCGTTTTTGTGCGGGTGAGAGTAGTCTTCGGGCAAACCATCCTTGGTAATTGTAGTAATAACATCTTTTGGGCCGCAAACTGAGGCTAAAGAGACCTCCAAAGAGGTTCCTGCTGTTTTTGTCGATTTTAAAAATATAAACTTGTGCTTGTGAGAGATGATCATTTCAATTTAAATTATCCATCTTTTACTTTTCTTTTTTGTTCTCTTAAAAATCTTTTAGTAATTTTGAAGATGCTTTTGCACTCTTTACACTCCATAACCTCTTTGCATTTATGTTTTTCTTCACATGATTTTTCGTTATCGTATTTACATCTTACCTCCTCCACCACTACTCGTGATAGTGTGGCTTTCGGGTTCGCAAAACAATATGGACAGGCATAGTAATGCATGTAAAGTATTACACTTTTTTATAATTTCTTGCTTTTTTATCACAAAAGAGGTATCCTTTTTTTAGAGCTAAATGATTGTAGGAACAGGGACAGATGTAGTAAGCATACCTGAGGTAAAGAGGCTGAAGGATAAATATGGAAACAAATTCCTAAATAAAATCTTCACTCCTTCTGAGAAAAAGTACTGTGGGCAATACGACAATTCTAGTCAGCATTACGCTGCTCGCTTTGCCGCTAAGGAGGCCGTAGCTAAGTCTTTAGGCATCGGATTTGGTAAATGTCTGGACTGGAAAGATATCGTTGTGTACCAAAATGAATTAGGTAAACCTTTTGTTCGGTTCAGAAATTCAATAGGCAAGAAGGTCAAAGACAACGGGTACAAGTGTCACGTATCTTTAGCTCACAACCAAGATATGGCTTCGGCAATTTCTATTCTAGAGTGTTGCGGGTGATAAAAATTCTTACTGATTAACCTTATTTTTCGTGTAAATAAGGGTATGGATTACCAAATTCTCGTTAATATAGCTGTAGGTGTGGTTACGCTTATGGGGGGCTGGGTTTTTAAGATGATACTTGGGCACGTAAACGAAATCAAAGGCGAACATCACGACTTAATGAAGAGGCATCACGATGATGTTGACAAGATTAAGGAAAGGCACACCAGCCTTGCCCTTTCTCTTCCTGAAAAATACGTAAGCAAAGAGGATTTCAAGATGTTCTCTGAGCGTATGAATGATCGATTTGATCGACTAGAAGAAAAGATAGACAACCTTAAAAAAAGTTAATGTTTCTTAGGGACTTTATCTGACCAAGCAAGTTGGGTGTATTTTCGCATTTGATATATTTTGTTTGTATTGTCATGGGGTAATTATTTTCTGTGTCTATCCTTACTCCTTCGATTTTCCACTCCGGTACCACAATATCATCCACAAAATCGAACCACCCCTTTTTCTTTAAAAATTTCCAGTAATTGTCAATCATTTCCTTGTCAGACTCTAATACTACATCGTAATCTAAGTCTTTTTTAGCAATCATAGTTAGAAAACGAAAATACAACCCCTCGGAAGGAGGATCGCTACTTAGATCAGCCACTATAATTAAATTCATCTCTTAATTTAATTACACCCTTACGTTAGTTTTTTTAGAACTTTATTGCTGCCCCTTCTAGAATATTAAGGAAGCTATTCGTTATGAAAAACCTTGGAATTCTAGCCTTAAGCTTTGCCCTCACTTTTATTTCGTTTGGAGCAGAGAAGAAACAGACCACAGCAGAGCATCTCCAGAATGTCTCTGTTACAATCAGAGCGGAAGCTGCATTTTCCACAGGAGAGGGATCAGGGGTTATTTTCACCCGAAAAGACTCAAAGGGGAACTTGGTGAATTTTATTTGGACTGCTGCTCATGTCATAGATAACTTACGAACCGAGAGAAAAATACTAGTCAATGGCTCCCCTAAAACTTTAGTAGAATTTAAAGACCCAGTAGTTATCAAGGAGATTAGGCAGGACGGGAGAACCGTTGGACGACTTCAGATGGACGCAGAGGTGCTAAAGTATTCCGAAAGCGAAGACGGTCACGATCTCGCATTACTTCGTGTTCGTAAGCTTAATTTTGTAACTGATAGTGTGGTGTTTTATTTGGACAAAAGCATCCCCCCACTAGGCACGGACTTGCTGCATGTTGGGTCTCTTTTGGGTCAATTTGGAGCTAATAGTATGACGGATGGAATTTACTCCCAACACGGTAGAGTTATTAAAACTTTAAATAAGCACATATTTGATCAGACTACTTGCGTGGCTTTCCCAGGAAGCTCTGGGGGTGGAGTGTTTTTAAAACACGACGGAGAAACTAGGTACGTAGGTATGCTTGTCCGGGGAGCGGGAGAAGGGTTCAATCTTATTGTTCCGGTTCGTAGGATGGTTGACTATTGCGAAAAACATAAAATCATGTGGGCTTTAGATAAAAATATTAAAATGCCTAGCGAAGACGAACTAAAGAAAATTCCTGTAGAAAATACCCCGAAAGAGAAAGAGGAGGCTAAAGATGCGGAGAGGGAGGCCACTAAAAAATTATTCCCTTTTCAGCTTCGCATTATTCCTAAGCCTGTAATTATTTTGGAGTCGAGGGGGAAGCCAATAAACAAATAGACAAGTGGGCAGTGAGAAGGCGCAGTTGGCTAAGGCTGGCTGCGTCTTTTTTATTTTAGTTTTGAACTGCGACTACCTCTAGTTGAGCGGATAAAGTGTTAGCTTTTACACTTAAATTAGATAAACCCCCTCTAAATAGACATGATTCTCCAATGAGCAGCTTCATAACGTGCACTCCATCTGTCCAAGTAGCACTAGCACCAACGCAGTCCGCTTCGTTTTTGTGATTAACATTACTGCATGACCCCAATGTTCCAATAGTAACCCATCCAGCAGCAGTAGAGTTATCGGCGGGAGTTAGATGCTTTATTGAATAGTAGCCTTCGTCAGTGTAGGCTGTAATATCTAGTCCATGTATTAGAGCTTCTTCTGTGTCTCCAACGATTTGAGCGTGGTGGCTAACGCCAGCACCCGTCATTGAAACGTTAAAGAGTTTGGCGTCGTTTACCCTTATTCCTCCAGAAGTCGTGATGTTAGTGTTTAATTGTACCTTAATTTCGTCAGCCATTTTGTTTTAATCCTTTTTATATTCGGGCATCATGCCTCTAATTTCGTCTACGAGTTGGAGCTCCAAGCACTCATCTGCTGAAATCCACCAGTCTTTTCTATCCCAGTTTCTTTTAATTTTCAGTTTGGTAAGGCCCGATCTTAAAGTGAAAATATCTAAGATTCTCGCTTCGATCCTTCTTACAAATTTAACTTCATCTTCAATTTCAAAAGTCTTACCGTAAGCTCCAAAGGCTGCGCGGTGAATCATCATCCAACTTTGGTGCCCGATCCAGCGGGTATCTCCAGCCATCAACAAAATTCCAGCCATTGATGCCGCGTAGCCCAAGGAGCCTGTTGTGATGTGGTGTCCCTTGGCTCTTAGTCCTTGAATAAAATCAAATAATTCGAAGCCATCGATGATATTTCCTCCAGGAGAAGAGAAAACGATTTCGATGTTGCACCCTGGGCTTAGTCTTGACCATTCTGTGAGCTTTTTCATGCAGCTTTTTACGGAGCCCGCAGTAACTTCTCCATCAAATCTATAAAGGTGGTTCCTATCGTCTTCTGCCGCTTGACGATCATACTTAAGTCTTGCTTCGTGATACCTTAGCTCTGATTCATGTGCTTCATATTGAGCTTTTTGCGCTTCAGCTTTGGTCTTTAAGGCTTCGGCTGCTTTCAGTGCGGCCTCGGACTCTTTTAGCAAGATGTCAGCGGCTATTTCTTTTTTTGATCTAGTGTCTTTTACTTCGCTCATTTTAAATTTCCCCCTTTGAAATTGCCCACTTCCCCTTATCTACCTCTGGTGGCCTGGGTTTTTTGGGTGGCCAGTGACCTATACCTTTTAGATAATTTACTAAATCATTAATCAGCCTACTCTGGTCTCCTAAAGCTTCTTTAGCTGCCTCAATAGTAATTTCATATTTATTAACAAGTAGCACTTGATTCTTCATGACTTCGAGTTGGTCAAAAGCAAGCTCGCTAACGTCTTCGAGTTCAAACAGTAAAGCTGCCTTTTCATTTTGAAGCTTTAGTATTTCCTTCGTATGTCTTATGTCTTGAATGACGATAAAGCTAAACGATAGCAATAACGCAAGAAGCGTGTAATAAATAGTTATTTGATGTCTTTTTAGGGTGCTAAACAGTTTTTGTGAGGCGTTTTTTAGCTTGATCCATCGGGATTTCATCGTATTTATAATTACACCTAAAAAGGAAAAAACCCCGTCCGAAAAGACGGGGTCGTGAGTGTACGACTAATTAAAATTAATTAAAATTAATTTATTTTTTCTTAGTAGTCGTTTGTGCGGTTGTGGCGGTACCTACTTGAGCTTTAATGAAGGGCACTGTTACGCTCGCTTCTTCTGTGCTCGCTGAAGCTCCCACAATTGTGGACTCATTAGCTTTTGGGCCTAGAGTTACGGTACTCGTACAACCTGCTCCTAAGAGCGTCACTGCTGCTATAGCTGCTAGTTTTTTCATGTTATTATGTATACTTTCGCTGGTTCTTTGTCTCAGCGTAGAAGGATAATAGTCAAACCTTTTTTTATGTCAACGAAAAAAGTGTAATTATTAACATGAAAGTCTTCTTGAAAGGTCTGCACATAGACGTACTTCGAGATAAAGTTACCATCTACGATAAGGACGGAGACCTAACTAAACCTGAAGCTATTGTCCTGCTTAAGTATTTAAAATCTGAGGGTTTTTTATTAAGTGAACAGGTATTCTTGGAAATACTTGATGATCCAGAAGATAAAAGTATTTAATTTTGATTTTTTTAATTTTTAAAACTAAAATAAATAATGGCAAAAAAAATTCCAGTTATTGAGTTGGATATAATTGAGCCACGCATAACTAGAAAGAGGAAGCTTAAGTGCGAGGAGTGCGCGATGACTTACACGCGAAAGCACTACGGAATTTTGTACGAAGTAGAAAAGCTTAGTTATTTTAGGCTAAAAGAGCTTCCTAAGCGCATTGTTTGTCACCAATGCTTATATAGGCTTGCTGGAAAACTTAAGGAAGGGCTTGAAGTAAACAAGGTCATACTAAAAATCAATACAGAAAAAGACGAAATAGCCATAAGGTTTTAATGAAAAACAAAGAAAAATACTATGAAATTTTGTCCGACAAAAGGAAATATAGATATGGAATATTCCCTTTCACCAAGAGAGGCTTTGAGGAGGCTGAAAAATACATAAAAAAACTTGAGAAGGTTTATAAGGAAAAATTTTTCATAAGAGAAAAATGAAAAAAAAATCAGAAAAACTTCTGGGTCAAATCATTGAATTTGCAAAGGTGGTAGACGAGAAAGATGGGGATAAGGCTGTAAAAAACCATCGAGCAGAGAAGTCTGTTGGGGAAAGTTGGTTGGTTTTTCACCTAAGCTTACTAGATGAATTACTAAAAAAAGGGGAATAAATGATTACCGTTGGAGCAGTTCACGAATTAGACTTTATCGCTCGCTATCTTGAGGGTGAGCTTTCTTTCTCTATCGAAATCAAGGGTAAAAATTTATTGGGAAAAATAAACGATAACAAAATAAAATTAACTTACAAAGAGCGTAAAATTTGGGAAGAGGATATATACGGAGAAGCGAATTGGTTTGGTATCGAGTCTTGCGATAGGATACACAAGATAATTGAGTGTATAGATGGCGGAGATGAGTCTTGGCTTACTAAGTACGCTTGGACTCAGACAAACTCCATCGTTGAGCCTGTTCCGCTATCTAGCGCAATTGAAAAGTCAGATGTTTGATTATTTAAAATGCGAATACCCCTTAGTTATTCCTGAAGCCCTGAAGGAAGATGAGGGCTTTGATATCGAAAAGTTAGAGTTCCAAACTTGTTCGTTTCCCCCCTCATGTATGGATGAATACGAAATTACTGAAGATGGACAGTTATACAAATGGGAAATTGAGAGGCGTGTAGAAAAAAACGGGAAAGATAACCAGCTAGAATTACGAGAGATAAAAAAAGACCTAACCAAAGAAGATTATACCGGAGAGGTTACCTTCTCAAGTCTATACTTAGGCGAAAAAATTGATTACTTTATGGAGTATAAGGCTCTTTTTTGGAAGGGCGACCTGAAGGAACTCAATTTAGAGAACGTTGAGGAAGAGGACAGCAGCGTGAGGAAGAAGGCTCAAAAAAAATTAAACAATTACGTTTCGAACTTGGAGAAAAAAAAGAATAAGTGGTGGTTTCCTTTAACTAATGTTTTACGAAAAGTGGTTATGTTTATTAATTTTCTTATTCGCTGGGTTTTGGGGAAGCTTGTGCAGTTAACTTGGAAGGTTGACAGATGGATAAATTAAAAAAGGGGGGGAGTGAAACAGTTTAAACACAACCTAGACGAAGTCGCCGCAACCATAGAGGGTCTTGAGTACGATTTTTATGATCCCAAAAATGAGGAGGCAGCTTTGAATGTTATAGTTATTATGATGACTTGTCTTGACGAGCTTGAGGGGGTAGTAGAAAGAGATGATGCGTACAAAAAGCTTAGAAAAGACGAATAAGCAGTAAAAATACTTGACTATTTTTCGTAAAAAAAATATAATACTCTGGTGGTTGATAAAGTAAAAAAAATGAAATTTTTCCCCGACGCATCGGGGAACACATAGTGGACGATATATGAAAAAGGGATGGAAAGAGCAACGAAAGAGGGACTTATCGTCAATTCGAGGAGGCAAGCCAAGCGGCAAGAGGCTGTTCGAGATGAAGGACGATAGAAATCAGGGGCAAAAAAGTCTCAAAAAAGAACATGACAGAAGAGAAAGCGGAGGTAAAGGGGATGCTCCTCGCAACAATTCTTCCGAAGCGTGGCACAAAAACTACTCCCTAATAGACTGGGGCAAGAAGAGGAAAAAGAAAAGTAAAAGTGGTAAATTTACGAAAAAGTACAAATGAAGAAGAAAAAAAAGAAAAGTATGTTCGATGAGTCGGGGGGGCTTAAGAAGAAGATACACGCTGGAACCTTTAAAATAGCGGACGCGAAAGAGAATGAAGACGGCACGACAACCTACTCTTTTGAGTATGATGAAGATTTTATTTTATACTACAAGATGCAAACGGGCAGAAAAAGAGTGACGGAGAAAGGTATTAATAAATTTATTCTTAAGTTGCTAAAAGATCGAGAAGACGGTTCTTTAGATAAGGGACACTCCATAAGGAAACAAAAGTCTGCTCCTAAACGTAAATTTTATAAGGTCTACAAATAAATATGAACAGAAGAGATTTTATTAAAGCGTCGGTTCCAGCGGTAGCTTTACCAGCGATTGCAATAACCTGCAAATACGAAGACGACGAAAAAGGCCCAAAAAAAGAATCAAAGGAGAGACCTTTGGGGCACTGTAGCTGGCCTTATCGAGTCTACTGTTTTGAAAGGCAGCAGGGCGAATGGACATTTACCAAGAACATCAAGGGAAGTTTCTCTTACCAAAGAGAGTACATGACCTTTGAGGAGGATCAAGGGTGGCCTTATGCTGGCTGGATGGATGGCGGAGTTTTGCATTTTATGAATTTTCAAGACGCCACAGATTTTGTAGATATGCACGTTAGAACCAAAGATGATGTCAACCTCATAGATTCGATTTATGATATTTATTATGAAGGCCGTTACGATGAAGGCGAAGGTGGAGTTGAAATGCACGTCGCTCATTATTGGTTTAACGGAGATACGGGTACCCAGATACATTGGGAAGCTGATGGATTTAATATGAATTCAAACAAGATAGAGTATGCCTAATTACAAAAATATCAGATCAACCTGTTTTAAACGAATTTGGACAGAGGAAGAGGTCGAGCTCCTTAGGGAACATTGGAAATCTTATGACCAGCGTGAGCTTAAGGAAAAATTTTTTCCTGACAAAACGGTGAATCAAGTTCTTCAAAAGAAAATGCACTTGGGCCTAAAGGGCAGAAGGATATGGAGTGAAGAAGAAAGGGGGCTACTGTTAGAGCATGGAGCTAACTACAGCCACAGAGAGATGCGTAAAAGATTTTTGCCAAACAAAACCCCAAGACAAATAACCGATATGAGAAAATATTTTGGGATTAAAAGAAGGTGTACACCTACAAAGCAAAATTAGTTCGGGTAGTTGATGGGGATACTTTGGATGTTTTTGTTGACCTTGGCTTTAATGTTTGGATTAAAAGGCGTGTTAGGTTAGTCGGCATCGATGCTTACGAAACTAGGACCAGAAACAAAGAAGAAAAGAAAAAGGGTCTTGCGGCAAAAGCTCGATTGAAAGAAATCCTTGAGGATGAAGATAAGTTTAGTTTAATTTCCCATGGCGTTGGGAAGTATGGAAGATGCTTGGGTGAAATCCACATCACAGCAAAATATATCAAAAGCTCTAAATATCACGGTAAATCCATAAACGAAATGATGGTTAAGGAAGGACACGCGAAGGCAATATGAAACGTAAAGGATTCTACTCGCAAAAATCGATTCCAGAAGTTAAAGCCCCCAAGTTTGTAGAAAAGAGGTGGGGATCAGAGACTTGGTTCGCTAACACCCACATTCATGATTATTGTGGAAAGATATTAAAGATATCAAAGGGTAACTGTAGCTCGATGCATTATCATTTGGATAAGCACGAAACCTTTTACGTTTTAGAAGGGAAGCTCATAGTTCATTTGATTGATACGGCTTCTGGCGAAGAAGAGGTTCTTTACGTAAGAGAGGGGGAGACTTTGGAGATTCCCCAAGGTCAACCTCACCGCTTAAGTGGGGCAGACGGAGACGTAGTAATGATTGAGGTAAGCACTTTTCATAGGGATAATGATAGTTACAGGGTTCATATATGAACGTAAAGTTAATATCACTCACCCAACCACAAATAAGTACACCGGATCGCGCTTCTATGAGCGCAGAGGAAATAATTACTTATTGTGCGAGAGTTTCTAACCCCAAGAACCAAGCGAACACAAAGACTGCGCCAAAATTAATTAAGTTTCTTATCAAACACAAGCATTGGTCACCGTTTGAGCTTGCGAATATGTGTGTAGAAATAAAAACAAGCAGAGGAATTGCAGCGCAAATATTACGTCATAGAAGTTTTAGTTTTCAAGAGTTTAGCCAGAGATACAGTCAAGCTTTAGAGGTCGAGGGGTTAGAGCTTCGTTCCCCAGCGGAGAAGAATAGGCAAAGCAGTAGCGAAACATTAAACAAGGAACACGAAGCCTACAAGATTGCAAAGAGTTCCATGGAGTTAGCTATGGCCTCTTACAAACACTTGCTTGAGCTTGGGGTAGCTAAAGAGTGTGCGAGAGCTATATTACCCCTTAATACAGAGACGACCATGTACATGAATGGTACAGTTCGTAGTTGGATTCACTATATCAACTTAAGAACAGAAGAGAACACACAAAAGGAGCACAGGGACATAGCTAACGCTATAAAAAATATATTTATTAATCATTTTCCAAACACAAGCGAGGCTTTAGGCTGGAAGCTTCACGAGTGGACAAAAGAGGAGATAGAAGAAATGGGCTGGCAAGATTTTCAAAGTTTTCATCGAAAACCAAATGAATCAGCGCACGAATAATGACCCCTCGACATCACAAGGCGTACGCTAAAGCCGAAGAAGACTATCAAAAACAGATAGCTCAAGAAAGGTCTGAGAAGTGGCATATTCGACTAGGCAGAACAATCACATTGAGTGAAGCGAAAGGAAGCATGAAGTTTTTCGCATTAGCCCAAGAGGATGTTCCACTAATAATTAAATTGACTGAAAACCCTAAATACTTCACGTCTAGGTTGTTTACTGGAGCGGTAGATTTATTTGCTCACGATTGTATACATATAGTTTTGGGGAGGGGTTTGCTGGTTAAGGATGAGGCTTTTGTCATTGGGTATACGATGGGGTCAGCTAAAAAAATGAAAAGGTGGCGTAGAAATTTATTTATGTGGATTTGCAAGAACCTTTACCCAGAGGGGTACCGCTTTGGAGAAGAAGAAAGGTTTGTTTTTTATAATGGCGTAATGGCAGGTAGCAGATGCGAAGCGGACCTTACTAAAGTAGATTTTAAAGCGTTACTGGATCGCGACTTAGAGTTGACAGAAATAAGGCGTTTGCTAGGGATAGACAGTAATCTACTGAGGTGCTACTATTGCACAGAGAAAAAGCTTTTTAAAGACAGAGAAAGCCAAAGGCTAATATGATTGAAGTAAATTTTACCGGACTGGAGCTCTGGGCGTGTAGAGAATTGGCTCGCAAAATAAGAGAAAATAAAACGAAAGAACTTACTGACAACACTTGGGATGGAATAGGATTTGAAGAGAGGAACTATAAAGGGATCAAGGGGGCTTACGCTGTTTCTAAATTTTTAGACTGTGATTTTGATAGAGAGCTCTGGGCTGGTAAAGATAAGGGGTGGGATGTAGAGTATAACGATATTCCTTTGGAGGTGAAAAATCTTCAACTTTATTTAGCTTTTAACAGTCTAGGCCATTTCAAGTGCGATGTTGCCGTGTTGGTTAACCCTATAAAAAACAGGGAAAGCGTTAACTTAGTTGGATGGACAACCAAGCCGAACTTTGTCGAGAAGAACTTTAAGATGGACTTTGGTTACGGAAATAGGCTGTGCTTGAAACATGAGGATATGTTTTCTATGGAGAGGTTGAAAAGGATACGGAGAAAGGGACAAAATTAATATGAAATTTTTAGTAATAGGCGATAGCTGCACGGACGTATTCAATTACGGTGAGTGCGAAAGAATTTGCCCCGAAGCTCCTGTTCCTGTCTTTAATCCAGTAGAGGAGACTTCAAATGGAGGCATGGCTAAAAACGTACAAGCTAATGTCCTCGCTCTTGGTGTGGAGTGCGACATTGTTACTAATCGAAATCATATCACAAAATCAAGATACGTTGATTTGAAAACCAACCAAATGCTTCTTAGGGTTGACGAAAATGACCAGACCGTGGAGAAATTCAGTAAAGAGAAGGCTAACTTATCGCTTTACGACGCAGTAATAATCTCAGACTATAATAAAGGCTTTCTTACTAACCTAGATATCGCTTGGATTTGCAAGAATCACCCAAATGTTTTTGTTCATAGTAAGAAAAATTTCATTTTGCCTTTGGGGCGCGACATGAGGTTTTTCGTGATAAATCAGCAGGAGTATGAGAAAAGTAAAGAGCACTACAAAAAAGACAACGAGGAACTCGATAACGTTTGGGTGGACAAGTTGATAGTGACCCAAGGAGAAAAGGGCTGTCGGTACAGGAAAGAACTACACCCATCATTTAAAGCTAGGGAAGTTCAGGACTTATCTGGGGCGGGAGATACTTTTTTGGCAGCATTTGCCGTGAACATGATGTCATGCAAAAGTGCGTCTAGAGCTTTAGATTTTGCAAACAAATGCGCTTCTCAAGTCGTCGCAAAGCGGGGAGTTACGACTGTTTGAAAAAATACTACGAGACTCACGTATTAGGGTGGATGGGCGCATTGCTCGTTCTTCTGGGGTATTATCTTAATGCTAATGAGTTTATACAGTCTTGGCTTGTTTGGATAGTGGGCAATACTCTTATAGGAATTTATTGCTTCAATAAAGAGGCGTACCCTACAGCGGCCATGTCTTTCGCCTTGGTAATTTTAAATATTTACGGCTATTTTAATTGGCTTGACAAGTAATAATAAAGGTGTTATAGTTTTTTCTATGGCGGGGATACCTTACAAAAAAGAGAAAAATTCAGAGAAAAAAAGAGCAAAACTTCTCGAAAAGCTCGAAAAACTCGAAATTGGAGAGGGTAAGTACAAAAATACCCCAGATTGGGTAAGAAAAACAGAGTGGAAGTTAGATAGGTACAATCACCTAATGGAGTTCTTACGCACCCTTTTGGGGTTCTGCACGTTGGTCCTTCAGATCATAATTTTATTAAAATTATTTAATGTTATCTAGCGTTACTCAGCAAATGAAAGTAGTAAGGGGTAACGAAATAAAGATTTCCCCTACCAAGTGGAGGAGGCTCAATAAGTCCCATAGCAAAGAAGAGATTAAAAAAATAATTTCTGACGCTATTGAAGAAAATGATCTCCCTCTCCCCATGAGGAAGATAAAAAAGAGGGACGCTCTCGAAGGGTTCCGAAAGCTTTTATCCTTAAATACTTCTGAAGTTGTAACAAATGAATCTTGGTTTACTCGATACGACTATAAGTATCCCTTGGGCGATATTCTTTTTGGTTGTTCAACCGTGGGAAACAAAGCTTCAGATTATTATCAGCAATCTAATCGTTGGTTATGTGATAGCATCAATGCTCCAAGCCCCTATCGGACGTGGACAACCGAAAGGTTTAAGTTGACCCTTCTTAACGCGCTGTGGACTCTTAAATGTACAGAGGTAAACTCTAAAGTCTTACGCACCTGCATAGGGTTAAGAAAATATATAGCCAGCCAATTTAGACCTTCTACAGCAAAAGCAATTTACGACCACTTCGGAGCTAAGGACGTTTTAGATTTCAGTTCTGGTTGGGGGGATCGCCTTTGCGGTTTTTTAGCTAGTAACGCAAGGTCTTATGTGGGTATTGATCCTAATGAAAGACTATTCCCTCAGTACGATAAAATGATTGAGGACTTAGGTGCTGGTAATAAAAAGATTAAACTTATAAATAAATGTGCAGAGAATACCACCCTTGGCAGGAGAAAGTTTGATTTAGTTTTTACTTCTCCACCCTACTTTAATATTGAGAGGTATACCCAAGAAGACAACCAATCATTTAAAAAATACAGAAAAATAGAAAACTGGTTGGAGTCTTTCCTCTTTAAAGCAATAGACTTGTCGTGGAAGCATCTTAGACCAGATGGTTGCCTCGTTATCAATGTGAGTGATGTATATTCAAACCACACAATTAATAAAATTTGTGACCCAATGAATGATTATATTAAATCTTTGAAAGGTGCGGAATATGTTGGGTGCTACGGATACCAAATGAGAACCAGACCCAACAGTGGTGCGCTCAAAGGGAAAACTGGAAAATTTGCCGAACCAATGTGGATTTGGAAAAAACGGAATTTTTCCCCCAACTCAAAATAACTATATAGTGGACGATATACAATGAAACGTTCTAAATTATACGATCTCGGCCCTGATTGGGTGCAACAAAAAATGGACGAAGGCAATACCGCCTCCGCTATTGCTAGGGAATTAGGGATAGGAGTAACCACTACTTGTAGGTTTGTGCAAAAACACAATCTCAAACGTCCCATTTTAAAATTTGAAGATTCTGGTGCTACCGTAGGGTGGGTAAAAGAAAAACTTGAAGAAGGTCTTAATCCTTTGGAAATAGCCAAGCTAAAAGGGTTTGAATCAAAAACGCCAGTTTTAAGATTTGTATACGAGAACAACATAACTCTACCTGAGCCCAAGTGGCATCTTTTAGATAAACTAGCTTCAGTCGAAAAGATTAGGGAAAAATTCGAAGAAGGACACAGCCCAGCGGCTATCGCAGAGATATACAGTGTAAGTGAAAATACTGTTAGGCGTTATTTAGCGCACCACGGAATAGAAAGAGCAGGGGGCCGAGAAGGAAAGATGTACGAAATTGCATCTTCCCGAAAACAAGAAGAGCGAAGCGTTCGTGAATTTAACCCCCCTGTCGAATGGGTGGAAGAAAAACTTGAAGAAGGATGGTCGTTGTCAAAAATAGCGGAAGAGTGTCCTCTTGAGTGGGGCAACGGATACAGTAGACGGGCTGTTAAGAGGTTTATTATAAGACACGATATTGACTATGTTCCAAGAAAAAAACTCCAAGTCCAAGACTCCCCAGCATTTCTCAATGGTCATTACGGTAAATTAAATAAGAATGGAAGCCCCATATACAGTCCTCCCATAGATTGGATGGTAGAACAATTAAAAACTAAATCCTACAACGAAATCGCGCAAGAGGAAGGGGTTGTTCATAGCACCATTAGGGATTTTGTTGAAAGGTCTAATTTGGAGGCTTTTCGAGAAGTAAAGGGTCATCATCTCGGAAACACTAACACAAGGTGGTGGGATGAGCATGATATAATCAGCGGGACTTATTGGGGGAAATTAAAATCGGGCGCAAAAAAACGAAATATTAAATTCGAAATAACCCCAGATGAAGCATACCAGATTTATTTAAAACAAGATGGTAAATGCATTTACACGGGAACACCCATCTTTTTTGGTCCTCAACGTGGTAACGGTGTGGGGGATAACCCAGTTAAGGGAAACGGCTCAGAAAGACAAGTACAGACGGCTTCTTTAGATAGAGTAGTTAGCAGAATTAAAGTGTATCGTGCTGATAATTGTCAGTGGACTCATGCGACGGTAAATATCATGAAGAATAAATTATCCGAAGAAGCGTTTTTGTTTTGGATAGACGCTATTCATTCACATTCTATTAAAAAATGCGAATAGAGCCAGAAATAAAGTTAGACTATAAGGACGTTCTCATGTGCCCGAAACGTTCCACGTTGAATTCTCGCAAGGAAGTCGATTTGGTTCGCGAATTTACCTTTCCCAACGCTGGTGGAGAAGGCTCTGACCCCAAAGCGTATGGTTGGAAAGGCATACCGATTGTAGCCTCAAATATGGATACAGTTGGGACTTTCGAGATGGCGAAGGCTCTTGCTCAACGCCGTATGCTCACTTGCATCAGTAAGCATAACGATATAAAAAGATGGCTCCATAAATTAAATGGCTATGGAGTCTACAAAAGCTCAGAACAAAGGAAGGGTGGTGTTTGGAAGCATGACCGTCACTCCGATAATTGGCAAAATAGAATTTACGAACACATATCTCCCTCTATTGGAATCAAGTATGATCCGAAAAAAACAGACGATTTAGATTATCTGCAAAATATTACTTGGAATTTTTATCACACTAGGTTTGTATGTATTGACGCGGCTAATGGATATACGTCAAGATTTTGTGATTTTATAAAAAGAGTTAGAGAAGAGCATCCCGCTCTCATTATAATAGCTGGAAATGTCGTCACGGGAGAGATGACAGAACAATTGATTTTAAATGGAGCCGACATTGTTAAAGTGGGTATTGGTAGTGGGAGTGTTTGTACTACTCGCATTCAGACTGGTGTTGGATATCCACAACTCAGCACGGTCATTGAATGCGCCGATGCTGCTCACGGCCTTGGTGGGCATGTTATGGCTGATGGTGGCTGTTGCTGCCCTGGGGACATCGCAAAAGCCTTTTGTGCTGGTGCTGATTTTGTTATGTTGGGGGGGATGCTTGCTGGCCATACAGAGTGTGACGGGCAGGAAGAAATAGTTGACGGTGAAAAGTATAAAGTTTTCTATGGGATGAGTTCGGAGACAGCAATGAAGAAGCACAATGGTGGAGTTGCTGACTATCGCTCCTCAGAAGGGAAGACGATAAGAGTGAAACATCGCGGCCTCGTAAAACATACCATAGAGGATATTCTTGGCGGGTTACGTTCTGCTTGTACTTATATTGGGGCGCGGAGACTAAAAGACATGCCCAAGTGCGCTACGTTCATACGTGTTACGCAACAATCAAACGAGGTGTTTGGCAAAAATGTATAGGTGGTTTAGATTAACTGACTATGGTCGAGACCTAGCAGAGAAGGAGGCAGCGGAAATACCCTTGTTGAAAGACTCTTATAGGGAAGGCGGAGGTAGGCTTGTTGGAATTATCGGTGAACTTATAGCTGAAGCTGTCCTTTCGGGCAAAAGAGAAAACACTTACGATTGTGACGTTATTTATAATAATGAAACGAAAGTCGAAGTTAAAACAAAAGAATCAGATTATACCCCTCAATCTGATTGGAACTGCACAGTTTATGCGGCTAACGCTAGACAAAAGTGCGACGAGTACGCTTTCGTAAGGGTGAAGAAAGATTATTCTGGTGGGTGGTATTTAGGCAAAATTTCAAGACAGGAATTTTTGAAAAAAGCAGTTTTTGGCAAAAAGGGAGATTTAGACCCATACAGCAGTTTCCCATATCCGTGGCCAGCGGACTGTTATAATCTTCGTCTATCAGAATTAACTCTTGACATAGATCAAGGTTAGGCTATACTCTTTTATAGTTCCTCCTGATGCTGGAACTCTACCGTGGGTTGCACGGAAAGTCACGGCTGTCAGATACGATGGAGATTACTTGGTGGCTTGTCCACAAAAGGGTCGTTATCGGGGCAGCAAAATCCTCTAGGGGGTGGGAGAGATTAATCCTCCCTCTCACCCCCGCTTAAAAAAGGATTACGACAACTGAACATCAGAAGCCGAAAAGGGACTATGAAAAAAGAAGACAACCCCCAAACAATTGTCAAAGCCTTAAAGGCTCGAATTTACACTAACAAAGCTGGCTTTCACCAACTTGATAAATGTTTCGCAGCAAGGCGTAGATGTTGGAATTTTCAAGTAGCCTATCAGAAGGAAATGTGGGAAACCCGAAAGGAGCGAAAAGAGAAGTGGGTTGCGGAAGGTGGCGAAGAGATAGAAAAAAAACTCAAAGAAGATTTAGAAAAAAATCTTGCCTCGGGCGTTATCATAAAAGGCTCCCCAGAACATAAGGCTGCAAAAAAAGAAATCTCTGGAGTCGGCTTTTCTCTCATAAATATAGCGCAAGCGGATAAGGATTTTCGTAAACTTAGAAGGAGTAATGATGAAGATTACTCTTGGATGCAAGAAACTCCTAGCCGTCTTGTCGGAGACGTTTTTAAAAGGATGGATGTAGCCTATAGAGAGGCTTGGAAAAAGAGGCGGGTAAAGGGGTTTGTCACCGCGAAAAAACCAAACAAAGGGTTCCCTCGTTACGCTAAGTATGGAGATAATAATTATTTTGGGTGTGAAGCAAACCAAATAAAGTGGGATTGGGATACAAATAAACTTAAGCTGCCCAATTCCAAAGTATGGATTAAATTTAAGCTTCCCAACGGGCTTCCTGAGGGAAAACTTAAAACTTGCGTATTTACGCGAACAGCGACCATGAAGTACTACGTATACATAGTGGTAGATACTGGCGCACCAATCCCCCCGAAAAAGAAGTTTAACAAGTCGAACACGATTGGCCTTGATGTTGGGATTAGAAATTACGTTACTTTTTCTGATCCCGTTGAGATACGAAACTCTAAATTTTTAGAAAAATTCAATCTTAAACTTGAAAATGGTAAATTATCTCCTTACAAGACTGACCCAAGGCTTACTCGACGCAAATCGATTCGTCAAAGGCGGCTCAGTCGGAAAGTCTTCAAAAGTAAAAATTATCAAAAACAAAAAATAGCTTGTGCCAAAGTTGACGAAAAGATTGCGGAAAAGAGGAACGATTTTACTCACGAACTCAGTCGAGCTTTAGTTGAAACGCCTTACAACGCTATCGCTATTGAAGATTTAGATATCGTGAGCATGAAGCAAAAAAAAGCCCCCATCAAAGATAAAAGCGGTAAATATAAACGTAATGGTCAGGTTCAAAAACGTAAATTAAATAAACAAATCAACGATGTTGCTTGGGGGGCTTTATTTAGCCGTATCGAGTACAAAACCAACTTTGAAGGAAAAAGCCTCATTAAGGCTAACAGGTATGACCCAACTTCAAAAATGTGCAAATGCGGCTACATTAACAAAGGATTGAAGCTTTCCCAAAGAAAATGGGACTGCCCCAAGTGTGGCGTGAAAAATGATCGTGATGAATTAGCTGCCAAGAACGTGAAAACATTTGCGTTAAACAGTAAAAAGCCCTAGATTCTAGATTAAGTAATAAAATGACTCCACAAGAAAAAGAGTACGTTGGGCTGTCTGATGACCATGAGGTTACTAGGGGGCAAATAAGGCAGATTGAGGGAGAGTACGACTATCTGCTTGCTCAAATTAATGATTCTTACGCGCAAGATTTAGCAAAGGTTGCCAAAGGCGTACTGGATGATCCTAAGGCTCAAAAAATTATCCCTTCAGACCTTGCTAGTGGTTTAAATGACTCCATTAGAGAGGTAGAGGAAGATTTCGAATTGGACAGAGACCAACTCGTAAACCAAGCGAAGACGATGAACAGGGAGCTAAAAACTCTCCACTCTAATCAAGTAAAGAACTTCAAAGAAATGACTTTTCTTGTTCAAAATTATGAAATAGGAGATTTGGGGGAAGACGTTTTTTTAAAAGCTAAACTTGAGGATGCGGTAGAGGATTCTCAAGAATCTTATTTTGATATGATTAAGCTTTTGGACGTCCACTACGAAGCTTTAAATAATACGGAATGAGAAAATTAAGCTTCAAAATGATCAAGTGGCTTGACCTTAAATTCGCTGGCTTCAGCAATCCCGCTGAGTCATTAAACGCTTTCGCGAAAGAGTTTGATATGACATTTGATGAAGCTGATAAACTATTTAGGGTTTGGATGAACGTGGAAGACCACAGGAACTGGCATAATGATCTTGAGGGTGACGATGAGTGTGAGGAAGAGGGGGGCTCTTGGCATGAGTGATTTTTCTACTACCCTTTCTCGTCGGGAGTGGGACATGAGAAAAGCAGCCGAAGAGTGTAGCGAGCTTGCAACGATTTTATTGCAACAATTAAACAAGCCCCACAAGGACTTAGACGACGAGGTTATCGAAGAGCTTGGAGATGTATTTTTTAGGATTGAAAAGCTTAAAGGACATTACGATAATGACCAATTACAAAAAAGAATATTATACAAAATAACGAAAGAGGAAATGAAAGATGAAAGACGCAACTAGACAAGAAGCCGTTGAATTAATCAATAGCAAGCCGAACGTTTTGGTTGTATTTACCAGCGATAGATGCCCCGTTTGCCAGAAGTTTATCCCCGAAGTCTTGGGGGGTATCGAATCTGAAATGCCTCACTTAGAGATACTTAAGGTAAATTCAACCGCAGAGAAGCAAATGTTTGGCCCTGATGTTTTTCCCTCGGTTTATGCTTTTAAAGATGGAAATAGAATTGATTGGGTTAAAGGGTCTGCCCCAATTGACGTTGTAAGACAAAAGCTTTTAGAGCTTTTTCCTACAAAAGCCGAATGATATGAAGGGCGAATTTAAAAGAATAGTGATGGCAACTCTCCAAAGAGAATCCTCTAAGCAGCCAAATTTAGCGTCAGAAGCTTGTTGTGACGCTTTAGCAGAGAAAATAGAGGAGGATATAAAGGCAAAATTTCACATTTTTAGGATCAATAGGCTACTTACCGACGACGGAGGACATATCCCGCCAATCAAAAAAAATCAATAGAAAACGGGAATTCTCCGTCTACAATAGACAATGAAAACGTTTACGAAATGGTTTTTGCTGAACGCTGTCGTATTGACGGTGATTTTTTTTGCGGAACAGAAAGGCGCAATTTCGACAATAATTAAAAATGATATTTCGCATATCTCAATTTTGATTATGGCTCTGTACGTTGGTCTTTCAGCGTATGTGGGCAAATTATGCTATTTGGCTGATCGAGCGAGCGGGAACACAACCAAAGACATAGACGACAGAGGGAACTTGTCACGCCGCTCTGAAATAGGGTGGTTTGCGGCAGAGCACTTTTTCTCTTTAGGATTACTAGGTACAGTCTTTGGGTTGTGTGTAGCAACTGCCACAAATCTTAACGCAGAAGCTCAAGTGAGCGATATTGTAGCTGGACTTAAGACAGGGCTGAATACCGCATTTTACACTACAATTTGTGGAATAGCTTGCAGCCTTCCATTGCAGGTTCAACTAATGATTTTAAGATTTAAGCTAGAAGAAGATGATCAATAAAGGGTATAAAAAATTCTTTTCGTTTAGGCCATTCATTGATGTGCTTTTTTGTTGCCTGTTAATGTTGGTCGCAATCCTTTTCCTTTTAAAAGCGGAAGAAGAGGAGACAAAAATGCGCCCACCAAACACTTTATATGAAGTAATACTTACGTGGGACGGAAACAGCGAAGATGATTTAGACCTTTATGTTCAGGCTGCGTCAGGCCACATTGTCAGCTTCAATAATAGGGAGGGCGGAGAAGGAAGCCTTATCAGCTTGAATCATGATGCTCTTGGTAAATCAAGAAACAACAGTTTAGCGAAAGACGCGGAAGGTAAAGTCGTTGGGTTTAATGAGGAGATCGTGGCCTTTCGCGGGGCAACAGAAGGAGACAATATTGTCAATGTCCACGTTTACTCAAAGAAAGATGAGACCTCAACGCAAGCTACGATAACATTAATAAAAATAAAGCCATACAAAGAAATAGTATTAAAAAAGAGAATCTTTAACGCAACGGGCGATGAAAAGACGGCTTTTCGTTTTAGGACAGACAAGAACGGAGAGGTGGTAGAAGTTAACGAGCTACCAGCAAATTTACTTAATCCCCTAGGAGAGTAACTATGGAAAATGCGGTATCAGAATTGGCGGCAATAAAAATGACATTAGTTTGTATTGCTGTCTCCATGTGGGGCATAACTGTTTATTTGTTTTTAAAAGAGTTTATAAAAAAATGAAGATAAAAATAATAAGGGATATGGCCGCTGGGTACGACAGACGCGAACTTCTTCTAGAGGTGGACGATGAGTTGCTCGGTGTCTATATGGCAGAGATGGGCGTGGATGATTACGACCAAGACTCTTTTAACGAGTGGCTGGAAAGACTTATCCATTACTCTTCAGACGGAGAAGGTTGGAAAGCAGGAGAGGAATAATTATGGGAAAAGGAAGAGATAAACCAAAAAGGGAAAAGAAAAAACCCAAGAAAGAAAAAAAGAAGAAGGGTAAATAATTTCTTACTCAGGGTGTTGGGTGGAGGCCAACAGCTTCGAGGTAAAAGCTGTATAAACCCCTCGAATAATTATGAAAAAACTAGAGCGCATTAAAGATTTATTTTTGGTTGTTTTTTGGGGTACAGCCTACCTTTTAAAGGCTATGGTTGAGATACCTTATTTGTGGGTGAAATCACTATTTAGCAAAAAATGATTTATGTAGTTTATGGACAACCGGGGTCAGGCAAAACCACCTTAGGTAAGTTGTTAGCTGGTAATCAGCCTAATTATCTAGTAGCCCCAACCATTATTGACGGCGATGAGTTCAGGGGGATGTTTGCCAACAAAAATTACAGCAAACAAGGACGCGAGGAGAATATTAGAAATGCTAACGCTGTAGCCACTTATCTAAGTAAAAAAGGCAATGACGTAATCATAAGCTTAGTAAATCCTTACTTGCATCTTAGGAACGAACTGAAAGAGAATAACGCGGGCCGAGTAATAGAAATCTTATTAGAGTCTAGTCGAGAACTAAGAAGGGAATATCACGTAAAAGATTTTGAGTCAGGTAACCCAGACCACCTGCTTAATACGGACGGAGAAGTAAATCACACTTGGAATAAACTAAGAAAAATGTTAAAGTAATTTTGGGAATTGTGGCGGCAATATTTATGCTGGTTATTTCATATCTCCCGCTCTCGCAACCACATAAAACGAGAGCATTTTTTATGGAAAAAGAGAGCATAACTTTAAACGAAATACCTATAACGTTTACGAGGTCGGTAAACGGAGAATTAGGCAATAAAGTTGAATGTAAACCCAGTAGTATACATGGGGTCGGCTTGTTTGCTAAAGAGGACATCAGCGAAAATTTTGATATCCACCAAACTCACGTAATACACCCAGAGTATGGGGTTGTCAACATAAAGCCGAACAATTTATACAATCATTCTTCAGAATCGCCCAATTGCAAGGCTGTCAAATTTGATAATTTTTACCATCTATTCTCGTTAAGGGAGATAAAGGCGGGAGAAGAGTTGTTGGCTGACTACGGGCAACATAGAGAGCTTGAGCCGCCTAAGGAAGGATGGAAGTCTGCGGGTGAATATTATGTTGCTAGTGACACCTCCAGAAGTTACTGAGGCTTTACTTTGGATTAAGTGGACTTTAATTGTGATTGCGGTATTATTATTAATAAAATTAATTAAGGGGGATAAATGAATATAGCATTACCAATTTTATTATTAGTGTTTGTTAGCCTTGCTCAAGCAGACGACAACATTAAAAAAGGCAAAGAGCTTTTTATTAGCAAGAGTTGTTCTTTG